AAACGTATCTGAGAATGTGTCATTTAATAACAATTTGTTTGTAAATGGAAATACATCTATTAATGGTTTGCTAAACGTCTCAGAGAATGTTTCTTTGAATAACAATTTGTTTGTAAATAATAATGTTTCAATCAATGGACTATTAAATGTTTTAAACAATGTTTCTTTGAATAACAATTTGTTTGTAAATGGAAATACATCTATTAATGGATTGCTAAACGTCTCTGAGAATGTTTCTTTGAATAACAATTTGTTTGTAAATAATAATGTTTCAATCAATGGTATATTAAATGTATTAAGCAATGTTTCTTTAAATAGCAGTCTTTTTGTAAATAATAATGTTTCGATTAATGGTTTGCTAAACGTCTCTGAGAATGTTTCATTTAATAATAATCTTTTTGTAAAAGAGAATGTTTCAATCAATGGTTTGCTAAACGTATTAAGCAATGTGTCATTTAATAACAATTTGTTTGTAAAAGATAATGTTTCAATCAATGGTATATTAAATGTATTAAGCAATGTGTCATTTAATAACAATTTGTTTGTAAAAGATAATGTTTCAATTAATGGTATATTAAACGTATTAAGCAATGTTTCTTTAAATAGCAGTCTTTTTGTAGAAGGAAATACATCTATTAATGGATTGCTAAACGTCTCTGAGAATGTTTCTTTGAATAACAATTTGTTTGTAAATAATAATGTTTCAATCAATGGTCTATTAAATGTATTAAGCAATGTTTCTTTAAATAGCAGTCTTTTTGTAAATAATAATGTTTCAATTAATGGTCTATTAAATGTATTAAACAATGTGTCATTCAATAATAATCTTTTTGTAAATAACAATGTTTCAATTAATGGATTATTAAATGTATCAGAAAATGTTTCTTTGAATAACAATTTGTTTGTAAAAGATAATGTTTCAATAAATGGTCTATTAAATGTATTAAACAATGCGTCATTAAATAACAATTTGTTTGTAAAAGATAATGTTTCAATAAATGGTCTATTAAACGTATTAAACAATGTTTCATTGAATAACAATTTATTTGTAAATAACAATGTTTCAATCAATGGATTTTTAGAAGTTACAAATAACGCATCATTTCATAACACAATATTTGTAAATAATGGAGCAACTATAAACGGAACAACTATGTTAACCACAATAATTGTTGATACAATACGATGTGATAACATCGTGCCTAGAAATAGTTCTTATACATCTTTAAATAGTGTTGGTTCATTTACTCTTTCCAAAACAACAGAACCATTTAATTCAGCAAATTTTAATGCTCCAGTAAATATTTATGATGAATTAAACATTTCTAGTTTTGGAAAGATTGATTTTGTTGGGAACACAAACATATCAGGCACCACTTATTTAAAAGGAACAGTAAACGTATCAGGAGATTTACATATTTTAGCAGGAGACTTATATGTAAATAGTGGTAATGTATATAGTGTTGAACAAACAGATTTTTCATCAAATAACATGACGATAACAAATTATGGAAGTGGTATAGCATTAATAGTAAATCAAATATATAATCCAGACAATCATATATTGTCTTTAAGGGATGATAACATAGAAGTATTTATTGTTGAGGCAGAAGGTAACACAATAATACAAGGAAATATACAAATAGGACATAATATGACTAGTAAAGGAACATATACATTTGACGTAAGTGGCACATCCAATATGACAGGTAATTTACAGATTGGTTCTACAAATAATACGTTAACAAGTTTTGCTTTAGATGTTAGCGGTAATTCAAAAATGTTAGGTAGTTTACAGGTTGGTTTCAATACAATTGATACATTAACAAATTTTGCTTTAGATGTTAGTGGTAATTCAAAAATATCAGGGGATTTAACATTAACAGGAAATGTAATATCGTATTCGGACAGAAATCTTAAAACAAATATAACCAAACTGGATACGTGTTTAGACAAAATAAATAAAATAAATGGTTACAAATATGACCGTATAGATTTGGATAATAAAAAACATATTGGTTTAATAGCGCAAGAAGTAGAAGAAATGTTTCCTGAATTAGTTATAGAGACAAACAATATTAAAGGAATTAATTATCAAGGTTTTACCGCGGTTTTATTAGAATGTATAAAAGAATTAACGGAAAAAATAAAATATTTATAGATAGTATAATGTCCTACGTTAACAAAAACATGCAATCTAAAATAAATCACGCTGATGCTTGTGGTGGAGGAGGTATGAAAAAAGCTGGTTTAGTTTATGGAAGTGATTGGCCTAGAATCCCTCGAAACATATTATTAGCAAATACTCCTACCAATGTAGTATTTTCTGTTTATGGTCAAATGACGTGTAACTGCGGAACACCTGCTACTACGAATAAAAATCCTTCTCAACACGCTTATAGACACACTAGAACTTCCTTCAACTAAATTAGTGACATTTTATCAATTAACTTAAAGATTTATTTGTAAATTTATGTAAATGAATATAATCATTGATTTTAGGGAAAAAGATATTTTAACTCATTGTAATTCTCAATTAAATGGAAGAGATTTAATCATTTCAACCGAAAATCTATTATTGGGAGATATTAAAATTAATAAATCATTATTTGAAAGAAAATCAATTAATGATTTAGCAGCAAGTATAGTGGATGGTCGTTATAAAGAACAATCATTTCGCTTAGAGAAAGCGCTAGAAGAAGGTTATAAAGTTTTTTATTTTATTGAAGGAAATATGGATTTGTATACAGGAGCAATTAGTAAAAATACATTGGTTAGCACAATATATAGTTTAACACATAAAAATTTTCAGGTTTTATTAACTAAAAACAGTAAAGAAACCGCATATTTTATATTACAATTTGCTGAAAAAATGAAAAAGATTGATATTGAAATTAAAAAATCATATGAAAATACTGAAGGAATTGTCCAAACAAAAAAAAATAAAAATATTAATAGAGACAATATTAGTATTTTTATGTTATGTCAAATACCAGGCATAAGTACAACTACGGCAAATATCTTAATGGAAAAATATGGACATATATCAAAATTAATTATAGAAATAAATAAAAATCCTAATGAAATGGAACAGTTTGAATATGTAAAACAAACTGGAAATGAAACCCCTAACACTAAATCTAAAAAATTAAATAAAAATATTATTAAGAATTTAAATGATTATTTAGGTTTATGCTAACCCATTATCAATCGCATTTAATCTACCAATGTCTTGATTATCTTTATCATACGCAGGATATTGACCCATATTATAAGGAGGGTCATCTAAAGTAGCATCCAATGTACAAGACTTTTTTCTTATTACAGGTAAACTATGATTTATACCTCCAGTTGCTAAATCGGTAGCAAAACTTGGTTTAATTTCATACATTGATTCTCCTTGCGTATTAAAAACTTTTTCTAAATGAAGAATTGGACAATTTAATTTATTTGCTCGTTGCCAAGCAATATATTCTTCATAATCTTCTAAACTATCTAATTGTATAGGATTCACTCCAGGTATTTTAGCAAGTTTAGGATTATATAATAATATTTTCTCACCATCCTTAATCATTGTATTTGGACATTCCGCACTAATAAATGGTTCTGGTTCAATTAATGGTTTTGTCATAAAATAAATACCATATATAAACATAAAAATTATGAAAAATAATAAAAGTTTTTTATATATACTCCTTTTCATTTTTAATATACACATATATTATAAATATGACTAAGAAAACAGGTAAAACACGTAAGACTGGTAATAAAAAAAAGGTCAAGTTTAATTCTCGAGTAACAGTTCATAAAATAGAACCTTCAAATTCATCAGATTTTGAAGAACATATAAAAGGTATGAATGGAACAATATTATATCATCATCCTCAATGTATTCATTGTGTTATGTTACGTCCCAAATGGAACCAAATGATTCAAAAATTAAAACAACAAAATGTAAATTGTAGAATAATGGAAATTAATGCTGATGCTTTAAATAAAATTCATGGTCCATTAGGTAAAGTAGATGGTTTTCCTAAAATAATAAATGTAACCAATGGCATAGAAAAAGATGTGTTTAATGACACAAGAGAAGTTGAAAATATGTTACAGTTTGTATTAAAAAACTTGAAAGGAGAACACAATCTACCTTATGATTACAATTTAAATGAAAAAAATAGAATTGTAAAATTAAAAACAAAACAAAATATTCAAAATATGCGTAATAAACTTAATAACACATATAGACTTAAACATAAAATACATAAAGGAAAGACAGGAAAAAATAAAAAGAATAAAAAAAATAGAAAAACAAAATAGAAATAGAAAAACAAAATGAATTTAATGTCTTAATACTTTATTGGAATTATTAAAATTGATTTAAAATTATTAGTATAATTAATACGTAACAAAACCAAAATGCCTCTTCAATGTAAACTAATCGACTTTGTGATTAAGGAAAAAGATAATTTTCAAATACAAATGTTTGGTATTGATGAAAAAAGAAATACATATTCAGTAACAATTAATGATTTTAATCCATTTGTTTATATTAAAGTTGGTAATAAATGGACTAAAAATGATTGTGATGATTTTATAGAACATTTAAAAAGTCACCCTGATTTTGGTTATCAGGCGAAACAAAACATTGTTAAATATGAATTAATACAAAAGAAAACATTGTATGGTTTTGATGGAGGAAAATATTATAATTTCATTTTCATTTCTTGTAAAAATATGTTCTTCATACATAAATTAAAATCGCTGTATTATGATAAGGAAACTCAAAAAACAAATATGGGTTATTTATATAATTCAAATTATACTCAAATGTATGAATGTATGGTTCCTCCTTTGTTACGATTCTTTCATATACAAAACATTAGTCCTTCTGGATGGGTTAGTATTGAAAAATACAATTCAACTATACATAAAAGAACTACTTGTAAATATGAAATCTCAGCACAATTCAGGTCTATTGTGCCTGTTGAAGATAAAGAAATGAGTGTACCTTATAAAATATGTAGTTTTGATATTGAAGCAAATAGTAGTCACGGTGATTTTCCTGAATCAATAAAAAATTATAAAAAGGTTGCTTATGATATTATTTATAGTTTGGATAATTTAAGTTTGTCAAAAGAAGAAATGCCAAGTATGTTGAAAGAATTGTTATATAATGTGTTTGATTTTAAATCATCATTGACAATTGATAAATGTTTCTTAAAAAAAGATTATGATGAAGATGAGTTTGAAAGGAATTTTACACAATTGTTAAAAAGTGTTATTCTAAATAATAAACAAGTAGAACACAATTTAAATAATTATTTTAAAACAGAAGATGAAGAATCTTCATTATCTTTACCTAAATCAATACCTTCTGACATTATTCAAATGATTTGTTCTGATATAGAAAATCCTATTAAAATAGCACATTTAATGGTAATTATGGAACAATGCTTTCCTGAATTAGAAGGTGACCAAGTTACCTTTATTGGTTCAAGTTTTGTAAATTATGGAGAAGAAAAACCATATTTACAACATTGTGTTTGTTTAACCAAAACAGAACAAATTATACCTGGACAAATTATTGAAAGTTATGATACTGAATCAGAGGTTTTATGTGCTTGGTCGAACTTAATACAAAAAGAAGACCCTGACATTATTATTGGTTATAATATATTTGGTTTTGATTTTAAATTTATGCATGAAAGAGCACAAGAAACCAAATGTTTAAATGAATTTATGAGATTGGGTAGGAATGTGGAATATTCTACTGATTTACAAGAAACAAGTATTATTTTAGCTTCTGGACCATATGATTTAAAATTTCTGGCGATGGAAGGACGTTTAACGATTGATGTTTATACGTATATGCGGAAAGAATTTATTCTTGATTCATATAAATTAGATTTTGTTTCTTCTTATTTGTTAGGAGACAAAATCAAAAGTTTTACAAACACGATTGTTACAAGTGATTTAACATGTGAATCAAGTGAATCAAGTGATTTAACAAATGAAAAAGATAAAACCTATACTTGTATCATTCATACTAAAAATATTAAAGGTATTGAAATCGGTTCATACGTACATTTTGAAATAATTAATAATTCTTGTGATGCCTATGATGATAATAAAAAATTCAAAATATGTGGTTTTCATAAGGATGGTTTCATCATTGAAGGACATATTCATTGTGAAGAAAAAATGAAATGGGGACTCGCCAAGGATGATATTACACCTCAACAAATATTTGAAATGACTAAACAAGGTCCTGAAGAACGAGGCATTATTGCGAAATATTGTATTCAGGATTGTAATCTTGTACAAGAAATCTTTCAAAAGATTGATATTGTAACTACTTATATTGAAATGAGTAAATTATGTAGTATACCTATTGATTTCCTAATGAAAAGAGGACAAGGTATTAAATTAACAAGTTATGTTGCTAAAAAATGCCGAGAAAAAGATACACTTATGCCTCTTATTTCTAAAGGAAATGAAAATGAAATGTATGAAGGCGCCATTGTATTAGAACCTAAATGTAATTTATATTTAGATTTACCAGTTGCTTGTGTAGATTATAGTTCTCTTTATCCTTCTTGTAGTATTAGTGAAAATATTTCTTCAGATAGTAAAGTATGGACGATCGAATATAATTTAGATGGTTCCATTAAAAAAGATAGAGGAATTGAAAAGATTACTGGCGTTAGAGACGCAACTGGTAAATTTATATATGATAATTTACCAGGTTATGAATATGTTGATATTAAATATGATACATTTAGTTATATTCGTTTGACGCCTACTTCAGCAGCAACCAAACAATTAACAGGATATAAAATATGTAGATGGGCACAATTTCCCAAGGACCAAAAAGGTATTTTACCTTCTATTTTACAAGAATGTTTGTTTGCTAGAAAAACAACTAGAAAACAAATGGTCCAAGAAACGGACCCTTTTAAAAAGAATATTTTAGACAAGAGACAATTAAGTATTAAAATTACTGCGAATAGTTTATATGGACAATGTGGGTCAAAAACAAGCACATTTTATGACATTGATGTTGCTGCGTCAATTACAGCAATGGGTCGCACATTAATTATTTATGCTAGAGAAATTATTGAAAATGTTTATAAGGATTTAACTGTAGACACATCATATGGTAAAATGATAACAAATGCTGAATATATTTATGGAGATACAGATTCTGTATTCTTTACATTTAATTTAAAATTTGAAGATGGAACAAAAGTAAAACCTCAAGATGCTTTAGCAACAACTATATTGTTAGCAAAAGAAGCGGGTCATTTGGCATCTCAATTCCTGAAAAATCCTCACGATTTAGAATATGAAAAAACATTTATGCCATTTTGTCTTTTATCCAAAAAACGTTATGTGGGAATGTTATATGAAGATGACCCGACAGTTTGTTATCGTAAATCAATGGGGATTGTTTTAAAAAGAAGAGACAATGCTCCAATAGTAAAAGATATTTATGGAGGCATTATTGACATTCTAATGAAAGACAAAGATATAGATAAATCTATTATTTTCCTTAAAAAAATGTTACAACAATTGGTTGAAGAAGATATACCTACAGAAAAATTAATCATTAGTAAATCAATTAGGTCATTTTATAAAAATCCCAAACAAATTGCTCATAATGTTTTGGCAGAAAGAATTGGAGAAAGAGACCCTGGTAATAAACCTTCTCCTGGTGACAGAATACCTTATATATTTATTCAAACACAAGGTAAAAAGTTACAAGGTGAAAAAATAGAAACGCCTTCATTTATTAAAGAACGCAAATTAAAAATAGATTATGGTTATTATATTTCAAATCAAATTATGAATCCTGTTTTACAGATTTATTCTTTGGTTTTATTTGATATGAAAGAGTTTAAAAGACGCAAAAATTCATTTATTAATGAATTGGCAACATTAAAAGATAATATGGAAGAACATAAATATAAAAAAAAGGAACAAGACTTGAAAGATAAAGAAGTAGAAAAAATATTATTTGAACCTTATCTTATTATAGAAAAAAATAAAAAAAATAATAATAAAATGATTACATCATTCTTCAAATAATAATTAAATATAAAATTATTTATTTTAATATTATTTATTATAAAATTATTTATTGTTATAATACCAATTCATAGATAAGAAATCTTTTTTATTAATAGACGAATTATCGTTTGCCATTTTCATATTTGGACCTTTAACAAAATCAGTTTGTATCTCATCATAATTTAATGCGTGGTCATAATATTTTAATGATGAAATATAACCATTGAATCCTTGAGCATCCCCTATATAAGTATCATAATAATTTTGTTTAGGTAATGTAAGTAAATTTTTACGTTGAGTCATTATACCATTGATATAAACATCAATTGATTTATTTTGTGCTCTAATCGAACAATGTATCCATTTTTGAATAGGTAAATTTGGGATTGTGATTAATTCTAAACCAGGATTATTAATATTAGGGTCTACATATGTAGTAATGGCAACACATAATTGTGCTGATTTTGATGATTCGACCGATTGTATATATGCCCCTGGACAAACATTAGTCATTTGACTAGTATTTGTTACTGCTCTATTTTTCTTTTTATCCGCCCTTGATTGACCTTTTGAAAAAATAAGGGCATAATTACCTGTTTGTATACTAGTAACATCTTCTATAAAAAACCATACGTTCCAGGTAAATTCTAATCCTTGGTCTTTATTCACAGAACGTAAAATAGGAATAGATTTCAATATATTTGGGTTTGCGCTTACAACAAGTTGTTTGTTACTACTAATTAAACCATCTAATACAATAGGATTAGATTTAGTCATAAAAATATTATTTAATACAGATATACCAATATTAAAAAGAATGTAAAATAATAAAATAGATAATATAACTGCTACAAATTTGCTAATTGCTGAGTTTGCCTCCATAAACTCAGCTGTTACTGCTGTTATTTTTGACAATTGTTCCGAACCTGGCGCCACCTTTGCTCCTTCAGTAATATTAGTCATTTTATTTGTTGCTTTTTGTTTAAGGTCTGTTGCTGCGTTTGTTACCTTTGTTCCTAATTCTGTTAATTTTTCTTTAGCATTTGTTGCTATGCTAGAGAATTTACCGCTTAAAGTATTTGTATTCGGCGTAATAGAGTTAGGCATTTTATTAGGCATTTTATTGGGCATTTTAACGTTTGTATTTGGTTTTTTAACATTTATGTTAGGTCTTCCATTTCCAGCCATATATTCTATATTAATATTTTATAATTACATTATAAATATTACATTATAAATACTGGTTCACCTACTACATTTTGGTCTTTATAAAAGGTAAATGACGCATTGTATTTATTTAAATAATTACCTAACATGTTGCTAGAAAACCCCTTTTGATATATATTCCAAGAATCTTGAGGAGACAAAAAATAATCATAATAAGATGTATTTGACAAAAATCCTGAAAATCCTCTTTTGTTAGGTAATATATTGAAATCTAATTTTGTACTATCTGCTTCTAGTGTAGGATAATATAAAACATTTGCTGGTATATATGTTTTTACCAATTTACCATTTAAATATGTATCTACATGAGAATCATCAAAACAACACGTTATATTAACCCACTTTTGAGTATTTATGTTAGGAACATTTATTGTTTGTGTAGTCGGACTAGTTTGACCAACCTGTATTTCAATATTCAATTGATTTTCATATGGGTCTAAATATAATCCTGGATTGCTATTTACACCATCTAATTTTCTGCTTATAATATCCTTATTTGTACCATTATATAAATTCCAATCATTTACATATATCCAAGTAGATAAAGAATATGACGCGGTATAGTTATATTTACTGAGTGGTTTAACTACACTATTTCCTGCCACTGGAGAATCAACTATTTTTTTACTACTAGAAAATAATCCTAAATTTAAAATAAGCATAATTATTATTATTGCTATAACTACAATTAATATCATTTTCGCCCGTCCTTCAACCGCATCAGTTAAAACAAGATATGAACCTATAGTCGCAACTAAAATAAATAAAATCATACTAAATGTCCCAGTATCCATTATATAAGTTAAATATATTTTTTATATAGGAGGATCCTTTTTATTATATTTTTTATAAATAGAAGCAATTTTATTTAATTGTAAAGGATTTTTATAATATTTAAAATTACATACTGCTCCTACATTATTATTTTTAGTTGAACCGACAGTTAACAAATCGTCAGATTGTATTATTGGGTTTGTATTATAAAATCCTACTAAATTATTATTAATAAATAATGATAATTTGCTATCGTCGAAATTTACAACAAAATGATTCCACCTTTGAAATAAGATTTCTTTTGTTTTATATAAGATTTCACTATTATTACTAGTGTCAGTTGCTTTTATTATTAACTCGTTATGTTTATGGTCAAACAATAATGAAGGTTTTAAACCAAAACTCATAATAGTATCTATACCTTTTAAGGGTTTAAGTGTATTAAAATATACCCAAAAAGATAAACCATAACTTGATATATATGGTCCTATATAATCTATTTTATTAAAAGGACTTGAAAATATTGTCTCTCTTACTGCTTCAAAACCTGAATAAAAATTATAAATTCCTTTCTCAACTTTTTGAACTGTAGGATTCTTTTGTATTTCTTTATAATAATCAAAATTCTGAGGATTCTTTTGTAGATTTGCTGAAAGGTCAATTGTTGGTTTATTAAAGTTTAAATTGATGTTTGCGTCTGTTGCTTGTATACTAGTAAAATTTTCTTTTACATAATCTTTTGAACCTATGAATTTTGCGGTGAGTTCATCATAAGGATAATGAGGTGCTTCAGCAACAACTACATTAGAAATGTCTTTTATATTATATTTAAATTCATTTGTTGCCGAATATATGCTCTTATCATAAGATGATTTATTTTTTAAAAGGATACTATTTATTTCATCCGTCGATATAGATAATACATTTTCATTTAATTTTTGGGGATCTGTTATAAGCGAATAACCATCTCCAATATTCATTATTTTGGGCATAATTAAAAAGAAAAAAAGATATATAACAATTAATATGAATACTATAATTGTAGTAGAAGGAGTAATTAAATAATCTTGTTTTATATATTCTATTGAATCAGTTAATAAACAAGGAATATAAAATATAATATCTTTTAATAATGAAACAATTTCTGATTGGTCTTCTTCTTGATCATAAAATGTTCCTTTTATCAATGCTAATATTAATATAATTAATCCCATTGTGAACCATAAAGATTTAGATAAAGAAAATATCAAAGTTCCCATCAATATTTTATATAATAGAACACATATGACCATTACACCTATCATCATTAACAAGAATTTACCATAAATTGAAAATACTCTTTTTAATGTTTCCTTTATTTCTAAGGATGGGTTTTGCCATATTTTACCTAAAACATATGATACATATGAAACAATAACAAAAAAACTTATGATTAATGGTAACTTAATATAGAATGCAAAACTCGAAAAATAAAATAAATAATATCCTCCTATAAATAAAATAACATATACAATTAAAAAACCTTCATACATATAATATTATTATATATTTTCCATTGATGTTTTTTTACCATGACAATTTCTACATAAGGCAACTAAATTATCTACATCATTTGACCCTCCTTGGTCAAGTCGTTTAATATGATCCACTTCGAACCACGCTTTTAATTGTTCTTTACATTCTCCACACGTCCAATTTTGATTCGATGCTATATATTTCTTTTTTGTCTCACTCACACTTCGTTTTGTTGATTTACCTGCTGTCTGCATTCGATTAATTGCCTTTTCTTCAGGTGACGAACTTAAAAATGGCTGAAGAAACGCCTTTGCGTTTTTATCCATTGGTAATACATTAATATATTGTTGTGCTGATTTTACAACATTATAACCTTTAACTGGATTTTTTTGAACCATTAAATAAAATCCTAAAGCACCTACTACAATTAATCCTATTTTATAATATTTTTTATAATCACTGAATGATTTTATTAAAAAATTATCGTAATATGTATTATATACCAATCCTCCTGTTATTAATAAAATTATTAGATTAATATTCATTTTAGTTTATATAGATAATAAATTAATAATATTATAACAATACTAAATATTATTGTATGGGTTCTTTTTTTCCTATAAGTCATATCTTCTTTATACAATTTACTGTCTAGACGAGACAAATACGTAGGATAATCGTCATATCTTTTATGTTCTGTTTTATGATATTCAATATAAATTAAATAACCATATTCTTTCATTTTTTCTGTATTATCATTAAAACTTTCTACTGGGTATTTTAAAAATAATTTATATAATTTGTTTTGGTCTGTTAAAGGTAAGAAATAAGGTAATGTTTCAAACATTTGTTTAATCTTTTTTTTATTATATTTTGTTGGTGTGTAAAAATAGGTTAAAAAACTTATATAATCAAAGAAAATGTCTAAAGAAGGTATTTTATTCATATTTTATATTAGGTTATATATATAATGTTAAGACAACGATCCGCGCCAACTAAAAGGTCTACAACAAGAAGAGGGAGAACCAAAAGTAAATTATCTGCTGCTAAAAAAACGAATACAAGTCAAAATGGAATAAGACGACTTGAATCATTTAGAAGATTACACTTATCCGCCAAAAGAAGAGCATCTGCTAAAAAACATAAAAATAAAGAAATCTCAAATGCCAAATCAAAGGCAAATAAAACAAATGAACAAACATTTACTAAAGAATTTATAAAATTAATTTATAAAATTTTAATTCCTTGTATTGAACACGCGTTTAGAGGTGCTGATATAAATCCCATATCAAATGGTCATACTAATCATTTATTTCAGGTTGGATTACCTGAGCCATTTGTATTAAATAATCGAGGATTTAAAAAAGAATATAGTTATGTGATTGAAATGTATAAGTGTAAAATAATAATTGTTTTGGGACCTAGAAATTTTACAATATTTATAGTTCCTTACATTCAAGAACATAATAAAAATACACATAATTATGATGAAGGTTCTAGTAATACTATATCAATCACTTATCAGGCGACAAGGGGTATGTATATATATGGTGTAAAATCGTTGAATGAACCAAGAATTAGTGGTTCCATACTTAATTCTTGTATGTTTGATATATGTAAATCAATGAAAATTCCGAATGTTTTCATCGCTGATGAAGCAGGTCCTAATTGTATGTGGTCTGATAGAATAAAAATAAATAATTTCTCTATATTAAGAGTTATTGTAGGTAAACCTACATTTTATGAAGGTCTCCCTGGTCATTTTTTTGATCCAAAAAAAGCAGAAGCAGAAAAAAAAATATTAGAACAAACAAATGAAGAGGATAAAGCATTTATCAAAGAATATCTAAAACTTGAAAAAATAGATAATCCTGAGGGTTGCGACAGAATAAATCATATTACAGAACAAGCAATAGCACTTCTACCTGATCCTAAATACCCTGAATTAACAAAATATGTTATGACTCCTTATCAATAGTATTATGATATAAAAAATAAGATTTATTATATATATCCTCTTTATGAGTCAGGTTGCTATTATAAATGGTAACGAAACCAATATATATAAATATATGAAAAATAAACCAAAATGTCTAAACAAAAATATACCTTGCTGTAAATATGGTCATAAATTAATTGCGGTTCAAGGTGTAAAAAATAATTGGCATTTTCGGCACGAAGGCAAGTGTGAAATTAAATTATTTATATCTCAACGCGGTCCTGGGTCAGGAAAAACTTGGAATATTATTAATATGATACAAAAAAAAGAATTTTCTCATTATACAAAGTTTATTTATGTAAGCAAACAACACAGCGCTAGAACAATTATTAAGGATGAATTTATGACTCAATATAATGCGGGATTATTAAACATAAAAAATTATACTTTTAAGGACCTAGGTAAAAAATATATTATAGAATATACAAATAGTATTAATGTTTCTTGTTGTATTATTATTTCAACCATTGACTCATTCATGTATGCCATAGGAGTCAAATCAGTTCAATCTTATGATTTATTTGAAGGGATTGTTCAGTCTATTTTAGATAATACTAAAGTAGATGAAAATATTCATTTTGCTAATATGGATACTACTTTATCAAATGAAACATTATATATTCTGGATGAAACACAAGATTTAAAAGAAATGTATGCTAAAGCGCTCATAAAAATTATGAAAGATACTAATATGTCAGCATATATTGTTGGGGACCATTTACAAAGTATTTCTAATGAAAGGAATGCTTTTACTTATTTATTAGAAGCAGATGTAGTCAAATATGTCGAACCACCTGTTAATATTTGTAGACGTTTTAGTCACAATCAATTAATTAATTTTGTTAATTATATGACTCCTTATAAAAAATATGGTCTTTTACCTATTACAGGATATGAAAATAATAAAAATAGTAATACAAATAATAATGCGTTAACAGTTATGTTTTAAAAAGGTAATATGAATGAACAAATAGAACAGATAATGAGTTATTATGCTGAAGAAGTTATCATAAATAATTATTCGCCTGAAGATTTTTTAATTGTAACTCCATTTATTAGTAATAATCCATTAATTAATGCTTTAAATACATCAATTAATGAATTTTGGATTGATAAATTAGGTGCGAATGATTATTATAATTATTCAGTAATTCACAAATCAGAAATAGGTTCATCTATTAATTTAGATGATTCTATAAAATCTACACGAATCGTGAGCATACACTCAAGCAAGGGTGATGGTAGGAATTGTGTATTTGTTATTGGTCTTGAAGAGCGTTCTTTAAAAACATTTTCTGGATTAAGAGATTCATTAATATATGACTCGCTATTACATGTTGCTATTACGCGAATGAAAAAAAAATTATATATATTATGTGTAGAACATGATGAAATAGGTGGACGAATTAAAAACTTTTTATTACAAAATGATTTGCCTTGTTCTGCGTCTATATTATCTATTAGTTCAACAATAAAAATAAAAAACATTTTACCGATTTGTGGAGAGAGAATAAGTATTTTATTAAAAACTATAAATGAAACAAATGAAACAAATGATTCAAATAATAATAATAATTATGAATTTACAAATGAACCCATAACAGGTAATTATAATATTCGTCAAGGAATAATGTTAGAACGTTTAACAAATGGACTAAAAGAACAACAATTTGACCGTATATCTCATATCAAAGTAATTAATAATATTGCGTTGAATACGCCTGTTATTACTTGTACTTCTTGGAAAGAATATAATGTTCGTTTAAAAATGATTAATGGAACAGAAGAACATCAGTATACAGATAAAACCGTTTGTATTCCTTTATTAAAAATAAATGGTAAAGATTATAATGAATATTATGATATAATTATTCAAAATATGGAAATTATTCGTTTGACAAGTCATTCTAATTTAAGTCCTTTGCAACTGATTATCTTTTATTATATGAAACAAATTACTTCATTAGGTAAATATACAAATATAACTATTTTAGAATTATATAAAATAGTTCATCAATTCAATAATAATAATAATTTTAATGACTACTTGTTAGTTCACCAAGAAAAGATGGAACAAGTTGATATAATTGTTAAGAATTTAATTGATAAATTTCCCAAGACTGGTTGGAATACAAACTGTCACGTTGAAAAAAATGGTTCTTTCACACTTAAAACACATGTTGATTTAATTGGTTATAATAAGGATGAAGCTATATTATTATATGTTGTTCCTTGGTTAAATAAATTAAGTATTAATGAAATAAAAATTAAATCATTTGTTGATTCATTTATCGTATCTAATTCTGGTAATATTAAATATGATAAAAAGAAAATTATTATTGGCATTTTGTCTCTGAATGGAACATATTATGATGAAATAAATTTAAACTTTATTGGATTAAAACAAATATTAAAAGAAATATTATTTGAACATTTTTCATTAAAAAATAAAGAGGTATTACATTATAAAGAGAATGTAACCGATTTATCAGTTGTAAATGTGGAATACATTGACCAATGTATTAATGATAATAAGTATGATAATTTTTTAATAAATTTAAATGAAACATTAATTAATTCGTTAGATAAGTATTTTATTTAGATTTTATATTATTTTTATAAGAGTAAACATTTTTTATGTTATTTTTAAGTAAACAAATTAAAAATAAATATAGTATTAACTTATAATATGTTAAACTCAAAAACTTATTCATGTGGTATTTGTAAAACAAAATTTGACCAAATTTCACACCATAAATCACATATTGAAACAGAAAAGCACAAGGATAAAAAAGAATTATTTGAACTTAAACTATCTAAATTAACTTTAGAAGAATTAGATAATACATATTTTTCAACAAATATTAATAATATCAGTCAGGAAATGGAAACAATATTAAATAAAAAATTGATTGTAAATAATATGGATGTTAATTATAATAACTTAGATAACATGGAGCAAAAATTAAAGAAACGCATTATAAAAACAAAAAAAAATGTTCAGCTAATTATTGAAGATGATAATGAAAAATATGAAAATAATCCTCTTACTATTGTTGAAACATTTGTTGGTGCTGGTGGCGCTCACTTAGGATTTCAAAAAGCTGGATTTAAGTCATTATTAGTAAATGATATTGATAAAGATACAATAGACACATTACTTAAAAATAAAGTTATAAACGATGAAGAGTATTTATTGTGTCCAATTGAAGATATTACAGAAGAAGTTATAAAAACTAAAATTGGTAATAAAAATGTTGATGTTTTATTTGGTGGGATTGTCTGTAAAGGGTTTTCTTTAGCAGGTGTAAGAAATCCTTTTGATTCAAGAAATTATTTATATAAACACCAATTGAGACTTGTAAATATATTAAAACCCAAAGTGAGCGTTATAGAAAATGTTACTGCTATTAAAAATATGAATTTATATGTAAATTGTCAAGAAACTAAAAAAATATTTGAAGACTATACAAAATTAAGCGATGCAAATAAATTGTTAAATGGTGTTAAATCAAGCAAAAGAAAAAATGGTGAAGACTATAGTGAATTAAACATAACCATAAATAATAATAAAAAAAAAATGGAAGAATTATTAAAAAGTATTGATAAATATAAATATTGTGTTCTTGATGATATAAAAAAATTATACCAAGAAATGGGTTATAAATTTTATGAAAAGATTTTACAAACAGATAAATATGGTGGATATACAAATAGAAAAAGAATAATAATGGTTGCTGTTAGAAATGATATAGGTAAAAATTATATTTATCCAGATGAACAAGACACAAATTACACATTAAACGATGCTTTAAATCTAATAGACTATGAAGGTATAAATAATCCTGTTATTGATGAAGATAATAAACAAATGAAACATAATCAAAAAACTATTGACAGATTTAAATTAATACCAGAAGGACATAATATTGCCGACGTTATAGATGAAATACCTGATGAATTAAAAATAAGCGCATTTTATTCAAGAGGAAATACGCAAAGATTGAATAGAAATATTCCGGCGCCAACATTGGTTCCAGGACATAGTAATTTTCCTATACATCCTTGGGAACATCGTTCTATTACTGTTCGTGAAGCAGCAACAATTACAGGGTTTCCTTTAAATTATAAATTGTGTGGTTCACATACTTCCAGATGTGTTCAAATAGGAAATGCTGTCCCAGTTCACTTATCATATAATATTGCTTTATCGATAAAAAAATTATTATTAGATGAATAGCACTAATTTGTTTACATTTATAACCAAATATATTTATGTCAAAATTCTTGAACAAATTTTATAATTTTTTCCTTACATTCTTGTATTATTCCTACATTTTTACAAATATTCATAAAATTTGTTAAGATAGTTTCACAAAACCATTCTATTGGCATTTTTTTATTTTTTTTTTCGTTTAATATTTTATTAATAATAACACAATTTGTTTTATCACTTAACCCCCCTTTTTCTTTTGGAATAAAATGATCCGCTGCCAGTTCACCATTATCTTGCGGTATTCCAGTTATTGAACATTTATAATTTGATAATTTTAATTTTTCTTCAATAATATGTTTATTAAATCCATCATTTTTGTGTTTATGGGTATCAATTATTTTATTACAAATCGTATCTTTAATTTGTGGTGTATATTTTACATATTTATTTTTTTTATATTTAATTTCGCTCCATTCTAATGGCAATTTATCTTTTCTTAAAATTTCAAAAGCTCTTGGTGGGTCTCCTAATGGATGACCGGTTTCTTCTTTTGTTCTTTTATTACAATATTCTTGAACATCTTTTATTCTAACATATTTATTTAAATTAAGTTTTAAATATTCGAACGCATACATATTTGCACCTTTTTTTATTTTACATTTTTTTATAGCATTTTCAATTTGTTTCCAATAAATTATTTTATATAAAATTCTTCTTCGTTTTTGGATTGAGTATTGTTTTATAAATGATTTAACATCATCTTCAACAATTAGATTTGTTTGTTTTTTTACTTTTTTTGTCTTTGGAACAGAAGAAATAATAACTTCATTATTCATTTCAGGGTTAGTTTCCATTCTATATAGCATTATGATAAGTATTTTATTTATAAAACGCAATTCAATTTTTTTATAAATAATTAAATAATATATATGCCTAAACATAAGAGCGAAGATTTCAAAATGTCTGCTGTTGAATATTATTTAACCGAAGATGTTTCACAAGAACAAGTATTGAATATTTATCATCACATAATTTCTCAGTAGCAGTCATAAATAATTTTTTTTTGATGTTATGTTATGGAATTGTCTAAAACCTTTTCCTTCTGGTTCATCGCCAACAAGATGATGTGCCTCATCTCCTATTTTAAAATCAAAATTATAATCATTTAATATTTTATGACAAGAATTATAAACAACAATTGTAAATTTTGGTTCATTATTTATAATAAATATTTTTTGTTTTTGGTTTTGTAATCCTCCAATAAATCTTATATTTTTTTCATTAGGGAATATTTTTAATATTTCTTTTTGTATTTGAGTTTGTAAATGTATACTTGGAACACCAATTAAAATATTTTTAAATTCCACTTTTTTACAATTAATAATGATAATAATGCTTTACCTAATCCACACGCCCAATTTAATTTTCCTATATTGTTTTCTTTATAAAAATCAATAATTATGTCTAACACTTCTTTTTGTTGAATATTTTGTATAATGCCATATATGTCTCTTAACATTATTTCCTTTTTCAGTTTTATTTTTCGTATTCCTTTTCTTAAAACTATATTGGCAGATTCCCTTTTAATTATGTTTTGTCTATTTTTATATATTTTAAGTGTTTCACATATTTCTTCATCTGTTAAATTTTCATATTTTTTAATATAATCAATAAATTCTGTATCCTGAAGTATTTCAACCCTATAAAATTCTGTTCCCCCTCCTCCATATGATTTAAATTTATTGAATTTAAATAAAATATCTTTTTCAATTTGTCTTGCTTTTAATGAATTTTCTACTTTAAATACTCTAATAAAATTTTCTCTAACAAACTCACCAGTTGCGTAAACGTTGTCTCTTGTTCCTAGACAATCTGTTATTCCTATTTTTGTAACAGTTTTATTACAGTTCGTTCTAGCGTAGACATAATAATAACTACAATTCATTAATTAATAATATAATAATTATTATTATATTATTCAATTTTAATAATAAGGAGTAGTTCATTATTATAAAGATAATGAACCAATTGCTAATGTTAATGTAATTGTAATGTGTAATACATTGACCCATTGTATAAACCCAAATAAAATTAATCATTATTTGATAAGCATTTTATTTAAAATTGAATAAATATATTCTAATATTAAAAACATTAATAATATGGAAAACATTAACAATGATGAATTACGACCATTAGATGTATTTGACGATCCTTGGTTATATTATAATAATCATAAATATGATATTTATAGTATAAATAATGTTGGAAAATGGATGTTATTTTACGATAAGTCATTAATGAATGAAGCATGGATTATTGCCAAAAAGTTATATAGAGAAAATAAATTAGATGGTGTGTTTAGCATGAAATGTTCTACAAATTATGAAAATCCAAGAGCATCATCAAAGGATGATATTATTATTTTATATTGTTCAAATTCTTCAAATGAAGAACAAATAATGAAAAATGGAAAAAATATATTAATAATGTTTGACTATAAAGAACAACACACAATTTATTATAAAACCGATTTACAAACACTAGAAGGAACAAAAGCGACTGGAACTAAATTAAATCACGCGTATAAACTATTTAATCCATTATATAAAAGTAAATGTTTAATTAAAATTCCTGGGTTTAATTAAATATTCATACAATTTGTTAGTGCATTGTTTTTATAATAGTTTTGATTTCTTCTTCATTATGTATTTGCTCTCTAATATGATATTCTTCAATAACTTTATTTAATTTCTCTATATAATTTAGTGGCATTTGTTTATCAAACCAAAACTGAATTAAATAATGTAATTCCCATCTTTTTTCTTCCGTTAAATTTTTAAATGAATGATTTTTAATCATATATATATATTTATAAATACTTTTCTCTTTTATTACTATTTCTTCTCTAATTTTTTCTTCATGCTCTTGTATTTCTCTTTCCTTTTTAATTTTTTTCTTTTGTTTTTCAAAATCTCTTTTGGCTTTTTTTATAATATCACAATCAAATAATTCTTCCTTTTCTATACAAACAGAACCACATAAAATTACTAATGATGTATTAGTTGAGACAAACCCCATATTATTTACTACACAATTTTGTTGACCACACGCACATACTCCATTACCTTCTAAATCACCCGCCCATTCAATTATTGCTTTATTTGTTTTTATATCAAAGTCCTTCCATTTATTATGATTTTTTAAATCAGTAATTAATGATACAAATATTGCGAAATATTCTCTATTTGTTAAATGAGAATTTTTTATTAATGTGAATTTATATTTTGATATTTGACCTCTAATATCAGATTGAATAGATTGTAAATAATCTATATTTTTATTTCCTTGTAATTGATTAACTAATCCTTTATTTAATTGAATAAATTCATTTATTTGATGTTTAAATACGTCATTAAACACAATATTAATTTCCTTTTCCTTTTCTTTGTTCATTAATTGAATTATATCATAATAATTATAATATAATTCAATTTTATTATATAATTTAATCTATATGCGATTCATATCTTTAGAAAAATAAAATAAACCAGAAAAAAAATATGTTATAAAATTTTCAGAACCATCTAAAACGATTCATTTTGGTTCTAAAAATTCATCTACTTATTTAGACCATAAAGATAAAAAATTTAGAGAAAACTATTTAAAAAGACACGCTGTTTTAGAGGACTGGAACAAAATTGGACCTGGGTCATTGTCAGCAATTATTTTGTGGGGACGCACCACAGATTTAAATAAAAATTTGAAATATTATTTGAATAAATTTGGTATTGATTAATTAAAGGATTTATTTAATAATGGATTTTGTTCGTTGTTTGCTATTGGATCTGTTACTACTGCGACTGGTTCTGCTGCTACTGCTACTACTGGTGCTGTTACTACTGGTTCTGCTGGTGCTGGCGAGAATGTATCTAGTTGTTTACGTAAATCTTTGGTGATAGCATTCCTTTTTTGTGTATCCGCAGCAAACTGTATTTTGATTTTTAGTGCTTCCTGTTCTGCTTTCTGTTCTGCTACCAATTTTTCCTGTTCTGCTACCAATTTTTTCTTTTCTGCTACCAATTTTGCCTTTTCTGCTGCAATTTTTTTTTTTTCTTCTTGTGTAACAGAATTGGCTTGTTCTTTTTCTTCTTGTATAACAGATTTGGCTTGTTCTTTATTGAGGTTTTTTTTTTTTTTTTTTTTTTTTTTTTTTTTCTTCATTTATTTTTTGTTGTTTACGAATAGTAACAAGTTGACCTAATTCATCATTAACCATTTTTTCATGCCCCAAAAAAGTTGTATTTTCTTTGTCTCCGGGGTTGCCTACATAGATAGATATGGAATTTGATTCCATAAATTTAACAATGACCTCTAATAAACCAGCATTTACGCGTTTTTGCGATGTCTGTTCTGGAAGAATAGTTTCAATTTGTTGTTTTGCGTCATTATATGAGATTTTCATTTTTACATCCATTGTTTGAACATATGTTAAAAAAACTCTATTAAGATTCTTAATTTTTTCATATATATTTTTTACTTGGGTACCAGTATATAATGTTGAATTGGTACCACCTATTGTTACCTTAGGTAATACTTGATTGGGTTTAACACTGAATCCACAAGATACAAGACCCGCATACCTAAATCCTGTACATCCTAATTGTTTCATATATGAGTATGCTATTCTCTCATCCGCATAATTTTTTTTTTTAAGTGTTTCGGTCCTTTCTTTTGAAATTTTTAAAAGTCCATAAAAGTTCTTATCCAAATAATTTATATATGCTGTACGTATAGGAATTTGTCCTTTTGTTTGTTCTGTATCATATCTTTTGTATAATTCAGAAACTGTGCTTGCTTGGGATATTAATGATTTCTGAAACATAGATAATGTTTTGTTCACAAGCGATAAAGCGACAGTTGCCGACAAATTAGCAACTTCTATGGCATCACCCAAAACTCCAATAGTTTCTGTCATACCCCTTGCGACGCGCAACGTATCATCTGTAGCAACAGAAACAATTTGAGTAGTGTTAACAATTGCCGCAGCGCCGGTATCTACGAGTGTGCTCAATCCGTTTAATGCAGCAATACCAAGATTAGCGGTTGATGTACTAACACCAGTCACAGAATTTCCTACTTTACCAAGTGTTCCCCCTTTTTTATACTTACGTGTTTTCAACTTATACTTACGTGTTTTCATCTTATACTTACGTGTTTTCAACCTATATTTTTTATTTTTATAAGTATTAATTTTGGTCATAATATATATAAGATATTTATTTACAATGCGTATTGAATCATTTTTAGTTGCTATAAAACATTAATTATTGAAATGCGTTCTAATATACGATTATGTAAACTCATACTAAATTTCAAAATGAACGATTTTATAAAAAGTTAATTGTTGAACACAAACATTTTCATTTTTCAAATAATGTATAGGTTTCCAACTCTTTTTTAATATTTCATTTTTGTATTTGGACATTATTTGTAATGTTTTATTATTTTCTAAATTTTTTGATAATTATCTGCGTTTCGATAAAACCCAAACATATTTAATTATAATGGAAATATTTTATTTATTTCTTCTTTAATTTTTAAAGCAATATCCTTATGTTCTAATTGAGTATCATCTCCTGTCCTAACTTCCAAATAATGTATCCAGCTTCGTAATGTTCCGCTCATATAAAGTCTGGTTTTTGTTAAACCTTCACTTAAAATAACTCGAGACACTTCTTTGGCTACATTATTTTCAATACAAAAATCATAATATTCTTTTTCTTTTTGAATTAATTCTTGTTGTAATGTTGTAAATGTATTATTTAATTCTTGATTATCTGAATATAAACTCATTTGTCTATTTGTGGGATGTTGTAGGCGACATTCTCTTGTAGTAAAATTATTTGCTAACGCATATCTCTGACTAAATTCTTGAAAAGAAAAGGAACGATGGCGAATCATTTGTCTGCTTATGTCTCTTGTTGTTTCAATTTCCATACAAATATTAACCATTTCAAAAGGAGAGAAATGATGATGTTTTAATAAATATTTACATAATTTCTCAGATGTTAAATGATTATGTTGATTGTCTGGATTAGAAACGCGTCCCACAAAAGCAACTTGTTGTAATAAATCTAATTCAATACCTTCAATATTCATTTTGCTATAAGAAATAATTTTTGCTTTGTTGAAGTTCATTTTATATTATAATTGTTTGTTTTTATATTAAATAATATATAATGGATGAAACTATTGCTATGAATGTATTAAAATTAACAATTCCTTATAATAAAGAACAATTAAAACGCGCACGTGATACTTCTCTACTTGATAAACCATATAAAACAAATATTATAAATGATTCTTATAGATTACTTAAGGATATATACGATACAGACCATGGTAAAACTCTAAGAAAGCGTTTAAGTCAAACTAGAAACTCCGCTCGTAAAGGATTATCTAGTCTTTTTACTAGAACTAGAAGATTATCAATAATTGAAGAAAATGGACAATCAAATCCTTTGAATGAGTCAAGAAGTTCTTCAAGGTCTGCTTCAATAAATAGAGGTTCAAGAGGTTCAAGAACTTCAAGGGCATACGCAAAATCTGCTTCAAAGGCATTGTTAAATCATAAAACCGACATAGAAAAAGAAAGTCCTGCGTTTATTCATTTAGGTCATGGAAATGATTTAACATTAGACGGTAAAATACATAAAATAAATATTCCTTCTAAATCTACTTTTTCAACCATAAATGTTACTAATATACCCAATAATTCTTTATACAGCGATGTATTACCCGATATTGCTAAAAATCATCCTGATTTTTTTTATAAACCTTTAACTCATAAAAAGGAATTTGACAAGGCACTTATACATTTTATATCAATAGTTAAAGAAAATACAATTCCTGGTGATCCTTATAGATTTTTACGAGAATGGAAAATATCTCTTCATACTCATACTTTTATTATGACGAACCATCATAATGATTATATAAGTTATTTTAAAGAAGGTGATAAAAATGTAATATATAAATCTGGTATATATGAAGTTTCTCAAATTAATGATAAATATAAAACAATTGATTTCTTGAAACCTTTTATATTAAATAATAATAAAGAACTAACTATAACTGAAAATCAAATAAATCTAATATATTATGGTTCTATCTTTCCTACGAGCGAATCTATTATTGAAGAAATAAAAAAGAATCCTTTATATGGTTCGATTAAGACAGTACCTATACGTATACCATATGATATGTTTGAAAAGGCTGTAGAATCTTGTGTAGGAACTACAACATCTTTGGATACAATGGCTTTATATAGAGGAAATCATTTTGATTTTTCTTGTAGAAATATAGATGTAGATGAATCGTTAACAAGACAGAATCAATACAATTCTAATTTGGAATACGGTAATGAAAATGTGCCTAACCGTTTAGGTTCAAGTAAAATAGGTACTCCAAGAGGTAAACAAGAATTTCGTCATTATTTTGTTCAAAAATGTAGAAATGTTTATAATAATGATGAAATTAAAAAAGAACAGAAAGGTTCTAAATATAATTTGTGTATAGATCTTGTAAATAGTAATATTATGACATTTTATCGTCTTAAATATAGTGGTGATGTTTCTTCTGATACATATAAAGAGGCATTACACACTCTAACCACAATTATTAATTTTATAGATGAAGGAATAAAACAAAAAAAATATGATATATACGACATAGGGGATAAATTATTTAATATAATATACAATTAATTCAATATATTTGTTCATTCATTTTTTCAAATTAATAAAAAACAAATAAAAATAATGAAAATAATAAAAATGATAAAAACAAAACGAAATTTATTAAATTTTTTTATAAAATGATTTTCTCTCCCACAACTTTATACTTTTTGGTCATCTTACAAATTAATTCTCAGTAACAAATAAAACAATAATAATAATAAACTATATACAAGACAATAAGAAGAATACATTGTATTTGTTGTATTTGAAAAGTAAGATACTTTTATATAATTTGTATTTACTAATTTAGTTTTTTTATTAGCATAACTAATAATAAAATTAATATTCATTCATAAGTTATGGTGTGTAGTCCTTTTGACGTCCTGGTAAGTCCTTTTACGTCTTTTATAAGTCCTTTGTATCCTATCGTAAAAACAATATAAAAAATTAATAAAATCAATAAATTTAAATAAAAACAATAATAATAAAAATTAATAAATTAAATAAAACAATAATAAATTAAATAAAAAAATAAATAATTAATAAAAATAAATAAAAACAAAACGAAATTTATTAAATTTTTTTGTAAAATGATTTTCTCTCCGCAACTTTATACTTTTTAGACATCTTACAATTTAATTCTCAGTAACAAATAAAACAATAATAATAATAAACTATATACAAGACAATAAGAAGAATACAATGTATTTAATGTATTTGAAAAGTATGATACTTTTATATAATTTGTATTTACTAATTTATTATTTTTATTAGCATAACTAATAATAAAATTAATATTCTTTCATAAGTTATGGTGTGTAGTCCTTTTGACGTCCTGGTAAGTCCTTTTACGTCTTTTATAAGTCCTTTGTATCCTATCGTAAAAACAATATAAATATTTTCTTTATATATTATAAATGTCATTGATATGTAAATGTTGTGATTACAAAACTAGCAATCAATCAAATTTTAATAAACACCTTAAAACAGCAAAACACGCAGAGAACGAAAAAAAGATTGATGATAAACCTTTTTCTTGTAAATATTGTGGTCAAAAATATAAATTTAAACAATCTATATCCAAACACATAAAATATTCTTGTACCAAGAATAAAGATGAAGACTTGAAAGAATTAGTTCGTTTATTAAATAATCAAATAGACCAACAAAAAGCAGATTTTCAAAATCAAATACAAAATCAACACAGTCAAATACAAACACAATCAAAACAAATAGAAAGGTTAATGGGAAAATTAGAAATAAATATGAATACAACTAATATACAAAATAATATTACATTATTATCTTATAAGGATACAGATGTCTCTCATTTAACAAAAGAGGATTATAAAAAATGTATTAAAAAGGTATGTTTCTGTGTAATGGGTTTAATAGAAAAAGTCCATTTTAATCCTGAAAAACCCGAAAATATGAATATTTATATTTCGAATATGAAAGATAAATATTTAATGGTTTATGATAATGGTAATTGGAATTTAAAAAATAAAATATCAGAATTAGACCGTTTATATGATGATAAAGAATTAATGATTGAAGAATGGATTGAAGAAAACAAGGATAAAGAAATGGAACATTTTTTTAAAAAATATTTAAATTTAAAAAAGGATAATAAAACAATAGAAATGATTAATGATGAAATAAAATTAATGATGTATAATAAAAAAAAAATGATTGAATAAATTAGTTAAACAAATAATACAAATAATGTTATCGGATGGATATCCAAAAATATTTATGTAATAACTGTGGAAATTATGGTCATTTATTTTATAATTGCCGAAAACCTATTACTAGTTTTGGTTTTTTATGTTATCGTTATAATAACAATATTATTGAATATTTATTAGTTCAAAGGAAGGATAGTTTAGGTTACGTAGATTTTTTAAGGGGAAAATATAATGAAAAGAATTTATTTCAATTGAAAAACATTATAAAAGAAATGACAAAAACAGAAAAAGAAAACATTATAAATTTTTCTTATACAGAGTTATGGGATAAATTATGGAATAAGATAAATGAAAAGTATGACACAAAGAATGAAGAAAAGTTTAATTATATAAAAAATAATAAAATGGATTTATTTAATGTTATATGGGATGAACCAGAATGGGGATTTCCAAAAGGAAGGCGTAATTATAAAGAAAAAGATTTAGAATGCGCACTAAGAGAGTTTGAAGAGGAGACAGGTTATTCAAAAAAGAATATTTTATTAATTAAGAATTTAAATTCTTACGATGAAATATTTACAGGTTCAAATCTTAAATCATATAAACATAAATATTTCATTGCTAAAATGAAATATGAAGATACACAAGAATTAAAATTTCAAAAGAGTGAAATAGGTAATATGGAATGGATGTCTTATGAAAAGTGTCTAGAAAAAATAAGAGATTATAATATTGAAAAGAAAGAGTTGATTATTTCTTTAAATGAACTATTAATAACAAGTATTATATATTAAAAAATAACAAGTAACAAGTATTAAGTATTAACAAGTATTAACAAGTATTATTTAATATAAATTAATATATAAATGGAAAAGGAAGATAGACATTTTTTTGATGAAAATCCTGATTATTATTTACCTTATCCCCATTTAGATGATACTAGATTACAAAAAAAGATTACATTAAAAAAGGAGTTTCGTTATAAATATGATGGAACAATTGAAGATGTAGATAAACAATCTAAAATAGTATGTAAAAAAACAAAGAAACACGAATTGTTTCCTCATCAGGAGTTTATTAAACGTTATGTCTCTTATGATACACCTTATAATGGAGTATTGTTATATCATGGTTTAGGATCAGGCAAAACGTGTTCAGCAATAGGAATAACAGAATCATTAAGAACGTATTCAAAATATATACAAAATTTCAAACAAATAATGATTGTCGCCTCGCCAAACGTTCAAGAAAATTTCAAATTACAATTATTTAATCCAAATAATTTAGAAAAAGTAAATAATGTATGGAATATTAGTGGTTGTTTAGGTAATTCATTTATACAAGAATTAAATATATTTCAAATTAATGAATTAACCAAGGATGTATTAATTCAAAAAATTAATAAAATTATAAGTCATTATTATAAATTTATTGGCTATATTGAATTTGCTAATATAATAGAACGATTTTTAAAGAGCAAAAATAGTCACGTTATTAAAAAGAATCTTAGCGCTGCTTTTGAAGGAAGAGTCATTGTTATAGATGAAATTCATAACATACGTTTAACAGCAGATATGGACAAGGATAAAAAAAAAGTAGCAACAATGTTAAAAACCTTGGTGGAATATGTAAAATATATAAGATTCATATTTTTAACAGGAACGCCAATGTATAATGACCCAAAAGAAATTATATTTATATTAAACATTTTAAATATGAATGATAATAGGTCAACATTAGCAATAAAAGATGTATTTGACGCAGATGGAGAATTTAAACCCGAAGGTAAACATAATTTATTAATAAAAGCAAATGGTTATATATCCTATGTAAGAGGAGAGAATCCGTATGCTTTCCCTTTTTTAGTTACACCTAAAATGTATAAAGATAGTCACTCGATAAAAGGATTGGCGAAATACCCTTCAAGACAATTTAATAATAAAAAAATAGAAAAGGGAATAACACATTTAGATTTATATTTAAATAAATTGTCTCCTTCTCAAGAGGAAGGATATGATTATTTTATTAATCAAATTACTAGTTCTTATAGTGAAGAAGAATTAGAAAAGTTTGAAGAAATGGATTCAGTAAAATATACAATGGTTATGAAACCCATATTATCATTAAATGTTTGTTACAGAGATAAGGAGAAATTTTTAGTAGGAAAAGAAGGATTAAAAAGTATAATGAAATTTAAAGAAAGTGCTAATCCTCCCAACAAAAATAATTTCGAATACAAAAAAGAAGGATCTGGTTATTTTGGTTATGGTAAAATAGGGGAGCATAGTATAAAGATTAAAACCATTTTAGACCATATAATAAACTCAGAAGGAATAATATTAGTTTATTCTCAATATATCGACGGAGGTTTAATACCAATGGCATTAGCATTGGAAGAGTTAGGTATGAGACGTTATATAAAAGAAAAAACGTTATTTAAAGAACCAAGAACCGACCCATTGAATGTATATAATTTACAAAAAGACCCTGATTATACAGGGCCAAGTAAACACGCCACTTATGCGATTATATGTGGAGACAAACGTATAAGTCCTAACAGCAATAAAGAAGAGATTGAAGCATTAACACATCATAATATGATGGGAGAGAGGGTTAAAGTCGTTTTAATTTCTCAGGCAGGTTCAGAAGGTATAGATTTAAATTACTTGAGACAAGTTCATATAATGGAACCGTGGTATAATATGAATCGTATAGAACAAATCATAGGAAGAGCAAGACGAAATTGTAGTCATAAAGATATTTTACTAGAACAAAGAAACGTCCAAGTATTTTTACACGGAACATTATTAGATAAAATGGAAGCAATTGATTTATATTTATATCGTAAATCAGAAATAAAATCAATTAAAATAGGTAAAGTATCAAGAGTATTAAAATCGGTTGCTGTAGATTGTATATTGAATGAAGAACAACAAAATTTCTCTAAAATGAAAGAAATAATTAATATAAAATTAAGCACTGGACAAAAGATAGATTACAAGGTAAAAGATGAACCATTTTCATCATTATGTGATTATAGTGAAACGTGTGAATATGAATGTATAAATAAAATAAGTGATGCCGAAATTGATGAAAAAACATATTCTTATGGTTTTACTCAAAATAATAAAATAGTAGATAAAATTAAATTGTTATTTACACTTAAACACGTATATCACGAGAAAGAGTTTCTTAATTTATTAAAGGACAAAACAAATACACCTATAGAAATAGAAAGAGCAATATATGATATATTAAATGACAATCAAATGTTCATAACAGATAAATTTTCTAGAAAAGGAAATATGATTTATATAAATGGTCTATATTTATTTCAACCAATAGAAATAAAAGATAAACACGTAATGATGCATGAAAGAGTGAATCCTATAACATATAAACCTAAAATGGTAGAAATAGATATAAAAGAAAATGAAGAAAATGGAAATAAAACAAATGATATTATGAATAAATTTATGTCATATTATGATAGAGCACAACAAAAAGCAAATACAGAAGATTGGTATGATTGTTACTATAAAGCGGTAGAATTAGTAAAAACAGATATATCAGAAGAAACAATAAATAGTTATTTAATTCATCATATATGTGAAACATTTACATTTGAAGAGACACTCGAAATGTTAAATCACGTTTATTCCAAACCAGTAAAAGGGATAGAAAAAAGAATTAAAAGAGATTTCAATCGGTTTGTAATAGGTAAAGATGATGTATTGGGAATATTATTAATTAACAATACAGAAAAGGACCCTTTACAAATATATGTGTTTAATGAAGAATGGCATATCGCAACATATGAGGAAAGAAATATATTGGCAAAGGAAATTACTGAAATATTAGATGTAGAAATGCCAGTATTTAAATGGGTAGGGTACATGGGAAATTATAAAAATATGTTTGATTTTAAAATAATTGATACAACATTACCAAAAATGACTGGAGCAATATTAGATAATAAAGGAAGAACTGATATATTAAAAATATTAAATGATACAGTTGAAGAAAAAACATATAATAATTCAAATACTGCTGATTATAAAAAGGTACATTTATGTATTGCTGAAGAATTATATTTACGTAATTTGGATGAAACTTCTGGAGGAGACCCTCGTTATTTTTTAAATAAATTAGAAGTCTATATTCTTAATAAAAAATTGAAATAGAAATAACTTATTATAATATATTAAAATGGATAATTTTCCTTCTCTTAGAACAATTTTGGATGAATCAAAATATGTTACAGGTTATGAAAAAGAAATTGACCAATTGTCAGATGAGAAAAAGTTAATTTTACAAAGAGAAGAAAATGATGATTTGGAGCGATTCCGTATTACAATTTTACAATTATATGAAGAAAATAAAAAAATGATCAAAGGACCTTATGTTGCTGAAATGGAATTATTAAAAAAAGAAATTAAAAGAATACAAAAAATACATAATGATGCGATAATAAGCATAAGAAAAAAATCCATAAAAGAAAAAGATGTTCCTGTAATGGAACCTTCACCTATACCAATGAAAAGACAAGCGTGGGCCAAACCAGGAGATGATTTATTAACCCGTATAAAATCAGGGGATGATTTGAAACGAGATGTTAAACAATTAAGTGAAGAATATCAACAAAAGGCAGAAGACGCAATAAAAAAAGCGCATATTGCTGAAAAAGAACTTATAAGAAACATTGAAATTAAATATACTAAAAAAAGGGAAGAATTTTGGGAAAAAGCAGACAAATGGCCAAGAGAGTTTGAGGCAATAAGAGATTATTTAAATATGTTTGACAGTGAAGAAAAGGCAGCAATAGATGCTTTACACAGAAATTCTACACACGTGGACGCATTGATGAGACGTAAAGTTATTGAGGAATATAACGTTCATAAAGAAAAGAATAAAAAAATAGAAGAAGCAGAAAATAGTTTGGCAAACAAAGAAAGAGAAAATGATAGAAGAGCAGAAGAGGCCGAAGATAGTTTGGCAATAAAAGATAAGGAGGATGCTAACAAAGAGAAAGAAATTGAAAAAGAAATGGAAAAAAAAATAGAAGATGCTGAAATGAGTTTAGCAGAAGAGGATAAAAATATATATATATCATCTATAATTAATGAAAAAATTACAGTACCTTTTAATAAATTGTCAAACAATATGACGCGTTATTTTGAAAGTTATGCGGAAAAAAAGATTGAAGGTAAATGTCGTAATGAGGGTTATGTTAAAAAACATTCTTCCAGTGTTATAAGTTATTCAACAGGATTATTAAATAGTGACATAGTAATATATGATGTAATATTTTCAGTTGATGTATGTTATCCTTATGAGAATATGGAATTAAGTTGTAAAATTAAAAACATTACTAAAATTGGTATAAGAGCAACAATAAGTGAATTAAATAATCCAATCATTTTATTTATAAGCAGAGAACACAACCCAGATAAAGATTTCGAGTCTTATAAAGAAAATCAAATAATTAAAGTAAAAGTATTAGGTAATCGTTTTGAATTAAATGATGAATATATAAGTGTAATTGGTGAATTAATATAAACAATATAAACATTAAATCTTAAAAAAAATATATAGCAATGTCTCGTTTAGAAAAAATAGTAGATTTAATAGAAACATTTTCGAAAGATGACCATATTAAAATATTAGAAATTATTTTTAATTATAATAAAACAATTATAAGTGAAAATAATAATGGTTGTTTTATTCATATAGAAGATTTGTCTGAAGATATTATAGAAAAAATAGAACATTATATCAAGTATGTATTATTAAAAGAAGTAGATATTAATACAATTGAAGATACCAAAGATAAGTTAAAAAATAATATAAATATAAAAATCAATAGTAATTAAAATGTTGTCAATCGCTGAATATAATCCGTTTTTTATTAAGAATTCATTTAACTTACCAGAACATAAAATTAAATATAAAAAACCAATTGTAATAGATTACGACCCTTTATTTTATGCGATTTATAATAAAATGAATAATCAGGACATAACGCATATAGATTATAGCAAAGTAAATGAAACCCAAGAAAAAATGAAAATTGCTGAAAAATTAGATTCAATAAATTATAAATTTAAGAATAAAGATAAAATAATGGAAAATTTAATGTATGAAAAAAAGATTAATATGAAAACGTTTAATGCTTTATGTATGTATTATAAAATAAATGTATTGTTTGTTAAGGATAACGTTTATTTAAAGATGTTTTATAATGATAAAATCAATGATGAAATCAATTATTATACAATGAACGAACATTTTCACTTTATAGGAAATGTTGATGTAACAGATAAATATGAAATAGTTAATATAGATAAACCCTTCAAAAGTGTTTCTTCTTATAAATTAGATGAATTAAAAGACATTTCTCGTTTACTTCATTTACCTTGTGACTTAAAAAAACAATTATTATATGATTCCATAAATAATATAATTAATAAACTAAATATATTTTAATATTATAAAAATAATATAATTTATAAAATTGATTAATAATAAATTTATATTAATATATAATAACAAATGGCAAAACGAATGGATATGAATAAGACATTCTCTATTTATAGTGATTTATTACAGAAAAAAAATGGTAAATCACAGGATAATTTAGAACAATATGATATACGAAATAAAAGCACAAACATTGAATATGAAGTAAGGTTTGGAAGAGACATCATCATTGATAAAATTAAATTTGAAGAAGTACAAAAAAAATTAATGATGTCTGGTTTTGTAGTTGGACAAGAGGATTATTATTTAAAAATAAATAATTACGTAAATGGTGTTCGTTGTGAAATAAATGATTTATCTCAAATTAAAGCATTTTGTAAGTCAAATACTTTACCAGATACAACTGTCTTTGTAATAAAAGAACGTTTTAAAGAATACCCCGATTATTATGAAAATAATGATTTTAATTTTAGAGTATCTATTCAAAAGGAGGTCACATTAAAAGATACTGACAAACCAGTGGTTGATTTAATGAGAGCGTGGTCTTCAGACAAGTCATACCGTTATATGAATCGTGTATCATTAATTCATCCTTCTATGCCTGGAGTTCAGGTTGATTTAAGTGTTGTAAAATCTGTTAAAAAAAAAGATGGTTTATTAAAAGAAAAGGAATTTTCATTAAGTAAATTATTTGATGAAGCAGATGAATATGAAATAGAGATTGAATTAAAAACAGAAAAACTTAAACGACTCACCTCCGAAACCTTTACTAAACTTACAAATGATTTGAAAAAAACAATTAAATATATAACTTCTGGGTTTCAATCATCAAATTTTCCTATAACGAATAATGAACAAAATAATATTTGTTATGAATATTATGGTTTATTCACATCAAGAAAAGATGATATCGACCGTTTTGTCCCCAATTCAAGTATGTTTATTGGACCTTCTTCTTATACATTACAAAAAATTAATTTAATAAATGATGTAACCAATATGAACCCTTGTATTTTAAAAGATTTTTGTGTAACAGATAAAGCAGATGGGGAAAGAAAGATGTTATTTATAGCAGGAAATGGTAAAATGTATTTTATAAATATGGGATTAAAAGTTCAATATACAGGAGCATTTTGTGAAGAACCTTCATTATATGGACTATTAATTGATGGAGAACATATATTATATGATAAAAAGAAAAAATATATAAATTTATTTGCTGCGTTCGATATTTATTTTATGTTAGGTAAATCAGTAAGATTATTACCTTTTATATCTGAAGGTAAATCAAATAGATATTATATTCTAAAGGATAAAATGCGAAAAATAAATGAAACAATAAAATATGTTTCTGAAGTAGAACAAATTAAAATGGAATATAAAAGATTTGCTGTATCCTCAGAAGATGTTTCTATACAAGAGTGTTGTTCCCATTTGTTTAGTTCGATGGATTCATTTCCTTATAATACAGATGGATTAATATTTACATCTAAATCATTGGGTGTTGGTTGTGAAACAGACAAGGATAAACCCAAAAATAATAAATACACTTGGAAAAACAGTTTTAAATGGAAACCTCCTGCCTTTAACACGATTGATTTCTTAGTTAAAATTAAAAAATCATATGGGAATAGAGATGAAATTAAAAATGTTACGACTCCTTTTAGTATAGAACCATTTAAGGTATTACATTTATATATAGGTTATGACGAAAAGACACACGGTTTTATGAATCCTCAAGAAATGTTATTTCACGGCATTGCCCCTGTTCCCCACAATGATGTAAGAGGATTAGTTCCCGCGTTATTTATGCCTACATCACCTTATGATAATAGCGCATATATATCATACGTACAATTAAAAAATGACACAAGTGGAACAATGAATATGTTTACAGAAGAAAATGAGATTATTGAAACAGATACAATTATAGAGTTTAGATATGAATTTAATGATGATAAAAATATGAGGTGGAAACCATTAAGAGTAAGACACGATAAAACTGCTGAATATAAAAATACTCATAAAATATTTGGTAATGCTTATCACGTAGCAAATAGTAATTGGCATACAATACATAATCCGATAACAAAAGAAATGTTAACAAATAAAGAATTGGTTTTAACAATGGATGATATAGGAGACAAAGATGTTTATTATAATAAAGATAGCGGTCCTTCCAAGACAGTAGCATTAAGAGACTTCCACAATGGTTATGTTAAAAAACGATTGATTGAAACCGTATCTCCTCCTGGGGGAACATTAATTGATTTTGCTGTAGGTAAAGGAGGAGACCTACAAAAATGGATTAGCAGTCGATTAAAATTTGTGTTGGGTATTGATATTGCCAAAGATAATATTCATAATAAAAAAGATGGTGCGTGTGCCAGATATATTTCAATTAAACAAAACAAAAAGGATATACCAGAAGCATTGTTTATTAGAGGGAACACATCTAAATTAATATTAAATGATGATTTTGCTCTTATTGATGACCCAACAGAAATAGATGATGAAAACAAAAGTAAATTTGTTATAAAACAAGTGTTGGCTGTAGGACCAAAAGATGTAAAATATGGTAATTATATCGCACAAAATTATGGAGTGGCGTCCAAATTATTTGATGTAGGTTCAATACAATTCGCAATACATTATATGTTTGAAAACAAATTTACTCTTCATAATTTTCTAAAAAATTGTAGTGACCTAATTAAAGTGGGAGGATATTTTATAGGAACTTGTTATGATGGAACAAAAATATTTAAAATGTTAGAAGAAACAGAAATTGAAGGAGACAAAGAAATATTTGTAGGAGATAAGAAAATATGGTCTGTAGTAAAAAAGTATGACAATATTGAATTTCAAGATAATGAAGATTGTCTTGGTTTAATGATTGGTGTATTTCAAGAAACAATTAATAAGGTGTTCGATGAATATCTAGTAAATTTCAAATATTTAATAAAAATGTTACAGCAATATGGGTTTGAACTAAACACTCCTAATGAAATGGAACCTATTGCGGATTTTGGTCATTTGTATAAAAAAATGATGTCAATAGGAGCAAAATATGTTATGAGTGAAGAAGAATCCCAAATTTCATTCCTTAATAATTATTTTATATTTAAAAAATTAAGAACAGTTGATACAAACGCAGTTCATCAGTTTTATACCAAAGAACAAGAAAAGGATTTAACCTCTATATCAAGACCTGTAAGATTAAATAAAAAAATTATATTAAAAAAGTAATTGTAATATAGTTAATGAATAGTTATAATATAAATGAAATTATAACTATTATAAATAAAGAAGACATTATTTTTAATAAAGATATAAATTATATAAATAATACATTAAAATTATATATTCATTCAATTAAAGAAGAGATTGACCCTTATATTGAATTGTGGGAAAAGAATAAAAAATATTTAAATCCTTATGAATTTATAAATACAAATTATGATTCTCAAACGTCTTGCGTATGTTCTTATAAACCAATATCAAGAGCATTTTTTAAAATGATTGAAATATTACATAATTTTAATTTTAATTTTGGAAAAACAATCCATAGTTTTCATTTGGCGGAAGGTCCTGGTGGTTTTATTGAGGCAATATCTTATTTTCGTAAAAATAAAAGTGACCTATATTATGGTATAACATTAATGGACGAAGAACAAAGTGTTCCTAAATGGTCCAAAAGTGATTTTTTTTTAAGTAAAAATCCCAACATAATAATTGAAAAAGGAATTGACCAAACTGGTAATTTATATAATGTAGAAAATTTAATATATATGAATGAAAAATATAAAAATAGTATGGATTTTATTACTGGGGATGGAGGGTTTGATTTTAGTATAGACTTTAATAAACAAGAAGAAAATTCATTAAAACTCATTTTTTGTGAAATATGTTTTGCTATGGTTTTACAAAAAAAAGGGGGGTCTTTTGTGTTGAAAGTATTTGATTTGTTTACAAGTTGTTCCGTTCAAATGATATATTTATTAAATTATTTATATGAAGAAGTTATAATCACTAAACCATTATCTAGTCGACCAGCAAATTCAGAAAAATATATTGTATGTTTGAATTTTAAAATGGTTCATAATTTAAATGATTTAATTAATATTTTTATTAAAAATTATAATAATTATGATATTAATAACATATTAAACATTAATATGTCTAATCATTTTTTAGAAAAAATTAAAGAAATTAATTCTATATTTGGTCAGTCACAAATTGAAAATATCTTAGGTATATTAAATTATATAGTAGATACTTGTAGAAGCGATAAAATAGAACAAATAAAAAAAACTCATTTAAGTAAATGTTCCAAGTGGTGTAAAAAATATAATTTACCCATTTATGATTATTATAATTAATATTATATATAATTATATATTATTTAATGAATTTGTATTAACACAAACAGACGTTGACGTTGTATAAGGACGTTTACCTTTTATTTTCCATTGTACACAAGGCGTTGGTTTTCTATTTAAAATATGTGTTGAACTATCTAGATTTGCCAAAAGACTATCATATGTATTTTGACTATTTCGTATCGTGTCATATTTTAATTTAGCAATTCTAGAACTAGAAGAAACTCCTCCTTGACAAGAAAATTCTTTATTATTTGGATTATATATAACGTGTTTATTTTTACAATCATTTACACAAGCTCCACTTAAAAATTCGGTTCCTTCTACATTTGAACCTATCTGATTGTTTTGGTCATATGTCTTACATCTACTTTGTAAATACTGTTTACTATTCCAACAAAACTTTTTATTTATGATTGTGTTCGCACTTCTTCTTACAGCAAATGAACCAGTTTTACAAGGTGATGATTCTACCCCTTTACATTTGTTTAAATGAACAACATCTTCATATATAACAGACAAATTAACGGCAGGTTCTGTTTTAATAGAACCTTCTATATCTTGAATAGTAGGATGGGATTGTACTGTATTCAAACTTACATAAGGAGACAATTGTTTTCTCCATTGTTTAATAGGATTTGGTTTTCCTGGTAAATTTACACAGGTATCATATTTAGTAAAATGTGGTTGGTTTGAAGGATAAGCATAAGTTGTGGCACCGCCCTTCCAATTGTTATATGTAAAATTCATTATATTAATATAATATAATATTATAATGAATACAAGTGAAAACTTAATGTATCAAACAGATAATATAGATAAAATTTATTTATCATTATGTTCATTAGTTATAATTAGTTTGTTATTTGTTGCTTCAAAAAGAGTTAGTTAAAGTATTTAAGTTGACTGAGTTTTTGAATTTAATGTAGCAACTCTTTTTTCCATTAATTCTAATATTTTACATCTACAATTAATGTTTGAAAATATAATTCCAATATCTTGTATAATTCCTTTTATTTCATCTGGTATTTGCTCTATTTGCTCTAATTTTGGAAATATTACAAGATATATAATATTAACAATTGCGAACATATCATCTTGATTTTGTTCGCCAAATAAAGCGGATGTCGATAACCTACTATATTGCGATACAACTTTTAAAAACTGTGTAAATTTTCCGCAACCAGGACATTCTTCTTTAGACCTATCAAAATCTAAATATAACATATCTGCTTCAACACCACATTTTTTCAATTTATAATCTGCTTGAGATTCATTTATAGTTCCTCCTGATGCTTTATCAAATAAATCTTGGTCACACTGTTCTAAATTACCTGTAACACTTTCAATACCTTTTGTAAAATAATTATATATATTTATCATTTTATTTATAACTTCTATATCAAATATTCTTTCAATAATTTCTTCCATTACCGTATACGGATCTTCATATCTTCTTAAATATAAATTTATTTTTATTATTTTATCTAAAACTATTTGATAATTCTCGTTTTTATCCCAACCACCTTTTTGACCACCTTTTTGATTATTTGTTTGATTATTTGTTTGAAATTTTGGTTTACACATAGTAATATGTGTGCCTGTTGATTGGGAACACGCTGATACCTCTGGTATTAATTTTGGTTTTTTATTGTTAATACCACTAAAAGCATATTCCCCGAATGTTGATTCACAAATAATTTTATCTTTTCCAAATAGTTTTTTACATAATTCTGAAGGAATAAACTGATCAAGTGGAGTGAAAGGTATGTTTAATAATGACATGAAAGCAAATAACCCAGCATACACTGTTTCTATAGCTGCCTCCCCAACTATTTTTACATAACTACTAGGTTCTTTCCATATGAAAGGAGTATAACCAGATGGTATTTTTGACAGAGAACCTATTGCTGCTTTTCCAATCGCTGCTGCTCCTCCAATTTTATCTTTACTTCTACTTCTACTCTTTACTTTTTTTACTCTTTTTACTTTTTTACTACCTTTTATATTTTTACTTTTTGTTTTTCTATTTCTATTTCTATATTTCCTTGTCATATTATAACTATATATTAATATCTACGTACCGCTTTTATAAATGTATATGAACCATTTGATTTGTCTCCTCCAAAACTTGTATCATTATAATTTCTATTAATACTTTCTAATGTTTTAAATCTTGTAAATAATGAACTGTCAGATACATATTTTGAATTTCCTGAACCTAAAGGAACTTGTAAAGGAGTAACGCCATTTGTTTCAGTAGCACAAGAATCATTTCTTAATCCTCCTCCCATTTTTGGACGTATTATTCTAGAGTTTACATCATTTACTTGATTACACCCTCCACAACTTTGATATCTTCTAGATAAAAAATCCCCTAAATTGATAGAAGAACGAAAAGGACCATTGTTAGATGTAATCGTTTGACCATTTACACTCACTGTGTTTGGTCTAAAGGATTTACGTAAAATTTTGCGTTTTAATGCTACTTCCCCCCCAACCATTGTATTTTGATAACCTACCAATGAAACTGTTGCCATTTATATATAATAATAAAAAATATTATAAATATTTTATAAATTATATTAATATTTCATAAATTATATTAATATTTCATAAATTATATTATTATTTCATAAATTATCTAAATTATCTAATTATGTCATAATACGAGGAACAACATTCATCGAAATCAATTCTTGAAATAACAATTTACAACTAAAAGGAATTTCAACATAAGAGAAGTCGGTTTTATTATCACATACACTACATAAGTGTATATGTTCTTTTTCATTATAAATCGCAATAAGACCGCATTTTTTACATACGTGAACAGAATATTTATCAGAAACATCATAAATACGTTCTTTAGTGAAACGCGCAGCACCGTGAGAAATCATACAATCTCTTTCCATTTCTCCAAATCGTAAACCTCCATCTCTGCTTCGTCCTTCTGCTGGTTGTCGAGTTAAATTAACCATTGGTCCAATACAACGACTGTGTTGTTTATCATAAACCATATGTTTTAGTCTCTGATAATAAACTGGGCCAATAAAGATTGATGTTTCGATTTGCTCGCCAGTTTTACCATCATACAATAATTCATTACCTTTTGATTCATAATTATATTTTTGTAATTCCTTAAATAACTTATTCATACTTAATTCACCAAAACTAGTTCCATCTCCAAAAAGACCTAACTCTAGCAAAAGTTTACCTATAAGTGTTTCTTTTAATTGAGCAATTGTCATTCGAGAAGGAATCGCGTGAGGATTAATAATGATATCAGGCCTTAGACCATCCTTAGTAAAAGGCATATCTTCCTCATTAATAATGTTTCCAATTGTTCCTTTTTGTCCGTGTCTGCTACTAAATTTATCTCCAATATTTGGTTTTCTTGTAGAACGAATTTTAACTTTACACGAATTATAACCTTCTCCATTTCTATTCATCCATACCTTATCTACATAACATTCTTCTTCTGTTCTGTAACAACGACTTTGGTCTTCATATTTAATTAATTTAGTATTATCATTTTTATTATCTTTAATAACAACAACCTTGGCAATAATAATATCTTTGTCTTCGATTAGCGTGTTTACATCCATAACACCATTTTTATTAATTTTATCATAATTGCCAAATTTCATATTTTTTGTTGTTAACTTATTTGGTTTGATACGCATTTCTTCTTCACCATTTGTTTTTTTATCATCATCTTTTTCTGTATGATAAATGGTTGCGTGAAATAATCCTCTGTCAATACTTCCTTTATTAAATAATATACTATCCTCTTGATTGTAACCACTATGCGTCATAATAGCTACAATCACTTGATTACCTGAAGGCAATTGATTTAATTTAATCATATTCATTACTCTTGTTTCTACTAAAGGACGCATACTATAATTTAATACATACGCAGTTTTGTCTACTCTTGTATGAAAGTTGGAAACATAAATGCCGATTGCTTGTTTACCCATAGCGCATTGATACGTATTACGAGGGGACTGATTGTGTTCCGGAAAAGGAATACAAGATGCCAATACACCGAATATTGTGCTAGGATGAATTTCACAATGTGTATAATTATATTCTCTCGACATATAAGCAGGTTTAGTTGCTATCATTGCGAAAGATTGTTCTTCAGGATCAACATATTCAATAACAGATTCATCTAGTTTTAAATTCAATAACAAATCCTCCCATTTTAGGTCTTTGCTATCGATTGAATCAATAATTTGTTTTGTAATCATTACGCGATTATTTTTTACTTTAAGCAAGGGACGCAACAAACGACCGCATTCATTACTAATATAAATTTCTTTTTGTTTATAATTAAATACAACTGATGTGTAAATATTTAAAATTCCTTTATATTTTTTTTCTTTTAAACCATTGTATAATTCAAAAGGATTTTCTGTAATGCCAATCCATCTTCCATTAATAAATACTTTTACTTTATCATAATATAATGAACTATCTCCTTCTTCAAATACTTTTACTTTATCGAGAACATAATCATAAATAGGTGAACTATCTGAATATCCAGAAACAATTGTTAAATAACTGAGATTTTTAACAACTCCTACAGATTGTCCTTCTGGTGTTTCAGCAGGACACAAAAATCCCCAGGATGTTCCTGTTAATTTTCTTGGTTCGATTAATTTACCACTTTTATCAATAGGAGTATTAATTCTCCTTAAATGACTTAGTGTAGATAAATAAGTTAAACGATTTAATACTTGTGCCACACCAACCTTATTGGAGTTTAAATGTTTAATACCAAAATCACCAGTAGATAATGCTCTTTTTAGTCCATTTTCAATCGTAGACGATTTTACAATTTTATAAATGTTTGTTAATGTAATAATATTACTATAATCTTCACTTGATTTCCAAGAACCAGTATTAATTTCTCTTATTACTTGTTTTTGAATATCTTTAACAACTTTATTGAAATAATTACGAAATAAATTATTTAGCAATGTACCTGTAAGTTCAATGCGTTTATTAGTATATGAGTCTCTGTCGTCACTATTAAATTCACCTAGTGCTGAACGAATAAGTTTATTTGCCATATGACCCAATAAATATGTTTTTTCCAGTCGTGTTTTACAATTTGGAAATAAATCATTTGTTAAAACATCCATAGCAAAATCTTTCTTTTTCTTTTGCCCTTCGTCTTTATCCATATTAATTGGTGTGTAAATCACAGACGCAGTAATATATTTAATACTTTCGTCATAACTAACGGATTCGCTTGCCTGTGAAATAGATGCTTTTAAATAGTTTAATACTGCTTTGTTTTCTTCACAATCAATATTCAAACAAATCATTTTACAAATATCTTTATCACTTTTTAGTTCTAGTGCCCGAAATAATATGAACAAAGGGATTGGTCGTTTTAGTCGAGGTAACTGAACCAAAATTTCAAAACCACTAGCAATTAATTTCGATGAAATCATCATATAAATTTGTTTAGGAGAAATACATTTCCAATCAGGAACAGACCTCATTTCCGCAGTCCATAACCATTTGTGATTTGCTTTTTGTTTGAAACAGAATATTTTATTATCAGCAGGTTTTTCTTGCCCTAAACAAGTTTTCTCTGAACCATTAATAATGAAATATCCCCCTGGGTCCATCTTACATTCTTCAATTTTATCAGGATGAACGTGACCATATTGATTTAAAATACAAATACAAGATTTTAACATAATAGGCACTTTACCAAACTGAATCTTAGATAATTTGACATTTTTAATTTCTTCAATCTCTAGACTGGGACCAGAGCGAATAATGTATTGAATATTAAGGTCAAGAGTAATATTTGAAGTGTAAGTAAAGTTTCTTAATCGGGCATCATTAGGAAACATTAATTTTGTAGCTCCATTATTTTCGTGGATCTCAGGTCTATAAACACATAAATTTTCAAATTCAATAACAATTTCAAGACGATGCTTTTTGAATTCTTTAATATAATCTTGAATAGAACGAATATGTAAAGGATTAAACATTTGAATAGTTTTTTTCATTTGATTCATAATGAAATCATTATAAGAGTCAATCTGGTGCCTTACCAGTTGAAGAAGATGTTTATTTTCAAAATAAGATTCAATCACTTTCCAGCAATCATTTTTCTTATATTCTTCTTCAACTGGGCGAGACATAGTTACTATAATTTATTGTTTTGTTTTTAATTCAATTTTATCTATTGTGATTTTTTAAAGGAGTTTCTTATTGTTTTGTGAATATACAAATGTATACATTAATATAATTATTATAATATTTAAGTTAGGTTATTATAATTAATGTATTGAAATGAATATATGAGTAAAAGAACAATTAGTATAAATCCTCAGTTCTTTAATATTTCAAAAAAAAAAAGTAAATCACAAAAAGTTACACCTTCCCACGTTAATATAAATTCGTCTAATATTAGGCAATTGTTATTAGATAAGTTAAGAGAACAAAAAAAAACTAAAAAGATAGAAACTAAATTATTACCTGTAATACAATCTAATACATTTGATGAAAATTGTAAAATAGAAGAAAATGAGGTTAAAATTGAGGAAAAAGTTGAAAAGATTAAGGAACAAAATAAGAATGAAGACAAACCTGAACATATAGAAAGTGATATACCTCAAGGAAAACCTTATGGTAATTTAAAGAATGGAACAAAACCAACTTTTAAATCCTGGAACAAAGAGGATATAAATGTTCCAACAAATATAATTATAGAAGAAAAAGAGGTAACCAAAACATTTAAATTAGGAAAAAATGAAAAAAATAGAACAGTATCTGTTTTAATAAAAAATAATAAAACTCGTAAAAAAGTAGAAGATAGTAAAACTGCTTTAAAAAAGACAAATTTATCTACAGTTAAAAATTATTTAAAAGAAAAAAATTTAATTAAATTTGGAACAAGCGCACCAAGTAAATTATTAAGAGATATGTATGAATCGTCTGAATTATGTGGAGGAATAGTAAATGAAAATGCTGTAAATCTTTTACATAACTTTGATAAATAATATTTATATAATATAATGAGAAAAGGACAATATCCACCACAATTCAATGTAAAAAAAGCATACAACAATGCTCAAAGGAGAAAACAAAATGCCTTACTTAAACACATACCACAAGGCACGTTTGTTCAAGGAAGAATGGTGCAAAGATTACAAACACATGAAAATAAGGTACACGCAATGAGGAATCCAACTTTTCATAAAGGAACAGGACATGTTCCTAGTCAGGTTCCAGGTTATAGATTAAGCACTAGTCCTGGTAGACCATACGCACCTTTACAAGCACCTTTACAAGCACCTTTAATAAGACCAAGTGTTCATGTTCCAATTCAATTACCAGTTAATAGTTCATCTCCTACAAGAAATCCTTTAATGAATGGTTTAAATACAAATGTTCGTACGAATGGAACAAGAAGGTCACCAAGTAGGTCACCAAGTGGACGAACAAGTAGGTCACACAGTAAAAACAAAACAAATAAAAGTAAATCACCAAACCGAGGCGTAACCAGAACAAATTCTAAAGGTAGACGTCACACTAATTTATAATATATACAAAATTTATGAGTAAAAATAATAGTAAAAATAATAGTAAAAATAAAAGTAATAATAATAAAAGTGAAAAAGTATTTGTCGAACAAGGGTATAATTATTTTGCTAATGGAATTGGACAAGTTGGAAAATGGACAGGAACCAAATATGGTTCAAACTATTTAAATTATATACCCGAAAAATGACGCAAGGGGTTAATTATGGCACAAAAAAAATGTATAATTTTTTGTTTAGAAGTCGTAATAATTCTCGAAGTAGAAGTTCAACACAATCAAGACCTTCACAATATAGAAAAAACTCTAAAGCCAAAATTATAAGTAAAGATTCACCAGAAACAGAACATAAAGGTACCTTACTCATAAGTCCAGTTCATAAGCAATCAAGAACTAAATCAAACCTTCCTTTAATAAAATGGACACGTAAAATAAAAAATGGGATAAAAATTTATAAAGATAAAGATAATAACGCGTATAAAATCATCAAGTTAAAGAATGGGGAAATAATATTAGAATCATTGAATTACACAATACCCCCTTTAAATGTTACGCCTTTTCAACATTGGGTACAATCAGAAGCAAAAAATATATATTTAGACAGAATGAAAAAAATATATAATAAATCTCAAGATAAAATTTATGAAAAATATAAAGGCATTCAAGGCACACATATTCCTCAGGAGCAACATCTTTTATTGACACAACAATATGAAGAAGTAACGAATGTTGAACCTTATATGGATTTTACGTATTTTAAGTAGGCGTTCTACAAACTGGACACGTATGACTATGAGATGTCCACGTTAAAAAAGCATCTTTTTTAAAATAATGTTTACACGTATTAATAATAGCAATTTCATCATCATTTAAAAATGGTTCGTGTGTAATAGGACAAGAAGTTTCTCTGTGTTCTTCTAACTCTTCATATGTTGAATAGGTTACATTTAAACTAGAATCAGTATTTAAATTTAATTCATTTAAACTTAAATCATTTGAACTAACATCATCCCTAAGAAGAAACTGAAAATCAAAAACGTTACGCCTTAAATGAGACCTTAAATTTGTTTCGTGTGCCATCATTAATGATATTACAGCCCTTATATTTTCGCCACTTTGTATTATCATTCTTTCGTTTATTTCTGTCATAATAATTTATTAACTATAATCTTTTTAATTAAAAACAATACAGAATGGTTATTATGGAATCAGGATTTTCTGGATTAACAAATTTAGGTAATACATGTTATTTAAATTCATCATTACAAATTTTGTCTCATATTGATGAATTAAATACATATTTAAAAGGTGTAAAAAAATTAAATGAAATAAAAGATTCAACCTTGACTATTGAATGGATATTATTATACAATTTGATGTGGACAAAAAATTGTGTAATATCACCAAACAGATATGTTAATAAAATAAAAATGTTATCAAAAGAGAAAGAAAATAATACATTCTGTAATTTTAATCAAAATGATGCGAATGAATATTTTTATTTTATGTTAGAATGTATTCATAACTCATTAAATTTATTAGATAATATTAAATTAAAAAAAATAAATGATACAACAATAAACAATGAAATAGATAAATATGAAAGCAAAGATTGTTCTATAATACATTATTTATTTTGTTCTTTTTTAAAATATACATATCTAAATAAAGATACAAATGTGGTTGAATTCACAAAATCAGAACCACATTTTATGTTGGAAATATCAATCCCTTTAAATGATACTACTTTGGAGGATTGTATACGTTTTACATTTCAGGACGAAACATTGGATAGTTTATGGTATGATGATAAAACAAAAACAAATAAACAATTAATTAAAAAAACAACATTAGGATATTTACCAACAATTCTAGTTATTCATTTAAAGAGATGGACTCCTTCATTAAATAAAAACAAACATGTCGTTCATTTTAACGAAGTATTAAATATGCTAGAATTTTCAGGACAAAATGAGGCATACGAGTTATTTGGTATAATCAATCATCAAGGAAATATGTGTGGAGGACATTATTTTAGTTATATTAAAAAGAATAAATGGTATATTTTCGATGATACTAATATTAAGACAATACCATTTTCTAATGTAGTTAGTGAAAAAAATTATTGTTTATTTTACAGAAAAATAAAATAATTACACATTATAAATGTCAGATTTAAATGTATATGGAACCCATAAAGTATCCATAATTTTATTATTGGTATTTGTTATTTTTATATATATTGTTATGTTTAGTATTTTACATAAAAATACTGAATCATCCCGTTGGGTTCTTGTTATTGAAATTATTTTATGGGTTACATTAATAATAATTATAGTTATAAATATTAAATGGTTAAGTGATAAGGATTTTAATATTAGAGCAGAAATTCATAATTTATTTAATGCTAAAATGACAGAATTGGATATATTTGCTGAAAGTGGAGAATCAGTTCCAATTGCTCCTATACCAAAAATAGACATATCACACGTATATGTAAATGTAGATAGTTCGTGCGCAATACCCGAGGATAAAGGGGAAGTATTTCACGTAGAAGATAATACGTATAGTTATGATGACGCTAAAGATGTATGTAGTTTATTAGGTTCACGATTAGCAACATATGATGAAGTAGAAAAGGCATACCAAAATGGTGCCAATTGGTGTAGTTATGGGTGGTCTGATGAACAATTGGCATTGTTTCCTATACAAAAATCTGTGTATAATGAATTAAAAACAATTAAAGGTCATCAACATGATTGTGGAAGAACTGGTGTAAATGGAGGATATATAGAAGATGGAACATCAAAGTTTGGTGTAAATTGTTATGGTAAAAAACCTTATATGACAGATAAGGATAAAACCTTTATGAATGAATACACATATACCCCTACAATGTCTCAAGATAACAAAACTAAATTAGATAATGCTGTTAATGATATATTGATTGCTCCTTTCAATAAAACAAAATGGAATTATGAATAAATAATTTTTATTTTTTTTAATTTTTTTATTTTTTTTAATTTTTTTAATTTTTTTTTGTTTTGTTTTTATGAAATTTAATTTTTTTATCTTTCTTTTTTTTTGTTTTAGTTAAATCTGACTTAAATAATTCCTTAAATTGTTTTATTTCTTTATCAAACATAAAAGGTTGTGATTTAATAAAAATACGCTTATTATTAGACAACATTGTTTTAATTCCCATAGGAAATGTTAATTTAGCCATTATTATAAACGGTTATAATAAATAATAATATTATGCGTATATCTTACATTTATTTATTCAATAAAAATTATAAATGAATGTAATAGATAATTATAAACAAGAATTATTAAATTTAGGAGATCCTATAGAAATGGAGGATGATACATACTTCTGTAAATTTAGTTATAATAATATGCCATTTATGATTAAAACCAATAAGATATGTGTATATAAAAAAAGAAAGAAGAATAAGGATAATTATGTAAATATTTCAATTACAAGCAAGGATTATTTAGTATGGTTTGAAACTTTTTATCAAACTTGTATAGAAACTTTTTTTGAAAGAAGTTCAGACTGGTTTGAGGAACCACTTACATTATCAGACATAGAATTTTCATTTATTAATCCTTTAAAAAGTAATATTAAGGATAATTGTTTTGATATACAATGTGTTACAAATGAGGACCGTTTACATATTGTTGATACACAAGATAATGTATCTACTTTAGAACTGTTAGATGATTGTAATGTTATACCAACATTTCATATTAAAGGAGTAAAATTTAACAGTAAACATTTTATGTTTGATATAGAAGTGAACAACATATATATTATTAGAGATGAAACTGAACAAGATGAACAAAATAATAATGAACTAGTTGAACAAAACGAACAAAATAATAATGAACACGTCGAACAAGATGAACAGGATAAACAAAATAATAATGAACAAGTTGAACAAGATGAACAAGATTCAAATGAAATTGTTAATGAACATTTTGAACCAAATGAAACACAAGAATTAAAAAATGATTTGAACGAATTGAGTGAATTTTCATTATCAACAGATAATTTAGAAGAAATGTCGATGGATATTGAAAGTAATGGATTTTATAAAATTTATGAATTGATTGATAGTAAAATTAAGGATAATATTACACAAAATCTTCAAAAAATGTTTCTTAAAAAAAAAATTAAAATAAATATAGATATTTCAGATATTTTCGATGAAGACGAAGAAGAATAATTAATTATTTTAATGAATTATTGTTTTAAATAAATTATTTTATATTCTAACTTTATATAATGAAGTTAAATAAGATAATTAATGGTTCAAATAAAAAGGTGTTTAACATTCTTTTAGGGCTTGGTATAGTAGTAGTAATTGTAGTATTATTTAATTACAATAACAATAAAGGTAGTGTTATGGATAATATGTATGATCAAGGTAATAGTTCATTATCTATGGATTCATCATCGAACGCAGTGACACCATCATCAACAGACCAAAACAATTTCTTGCCTGTTTCTGGTTTAAATACTTCCAACGGTTCATCAAGCTGTAACAATCAACAGGTTGTAAACCCTTCTGATTTATTGCCTAAGGATGGTAATAGTGAATGGTCCAATATTAATCCAGCAAATGCTGATTTAAAAAATCTGAATTTGTTATCTGCTGGTCAATTAATCGGAATTAATACAGTGGGTAGTTCTTTAAGAAACCCTAATATGCAAGAAAGGTCTGAACCAGTCATTCCCAAAGCAAACATTGGTCCTTGGAATAATTCTACGATTGATGCTGATACTCTTAGGAGACCTCTAGAAATTGGTGGGTTCGAATAAAATAATATATTATTATAATGAATAAAGAAGATATTTTAGGATATGTTATTATAGCATTAATTTTATTTATTTCTTATAAATTATATAGAGACTCAGATTTATTTCAATTGAAATGTATTGTTTCTAATGTAGATGGAGACAAATATTGCGTAAGAGAAAGAACAAATATACAAAATGCCTCTGATTTATTAGCAAAAACCACAGATAAAATGAAAACATTAGTTAATTATGTAGGTGAAAAACATAAGGATAAAGAAAACATGAAGCGTCTTGTTAAAAAGTTTAACCCTAAAAAAATTGTAGAAACATTACCTACAAGTGAATATACAGCGTATAGTGAAAATAAGGGGCAAAAAATAGCATTTTGTTTAAATAAGGAAAAAGAAAATGATAATAATTTAATTGACGAGAACACGTTAATGTTTGTGGCATTACACGAAATGGCTCACGTAGCATCTAAAAGTATAGGTCATAATAAAGAATTTTGGGATAATTTTAAATTTTTAATTAAAGAAGCAAGCGATATTAATTTATATATTCCTATCGATTATAGTAAAAAAAACCAAGAATATTGCGGTATGACTATAAGTAGTAGTCCTTTTTTTTAATTATAATATAATAATTTATATGATAATTAATTCTAATTATAAAATCAAATTCTAACATTAATAATAAATTCAAGAAGATATGAATAAATACAAATTACTTATAATTTTATAATTGTTATTTATAAATGAAATTTAAATTTAGAATATTATATAAAAGTGTTGAAACACCTATTGATGTGGATGAACCAATCTATATGGATGATACTATTGAAAATGTAAAATACAAATTATCAAAGGTATTGCCAATAAAAAATGTAAAATATTATTATTTATTTTATAAAAGGGAAACACAAATAAACGCATATGATGCTTATAAACAATTATCATTAAATGATACTGTTCCAATAAATAAAAAGAAATTTGTCTCCTTTTGTGTAAATTGTAATATAACAAATTATAAAGATAAGGAATATTATGATATAGATGATTTTTTAGAATTAGAATTAGATAAACCAATAATAGTAAATGAACCGATTGGGATTGAAACAGGAAATTATATCGTAAATCCTTACGACAATGTATTTAATTATGACGAAAAAATTCATAGCACCTCAAACAATCTTCTTATGAATTATCCAAATATAACAGATGTTATATATGTTTGTATCGCCGATAAGGTTTATCATTATGTTACTAAAAAAGGGTTAGATATAGAACACATTGTAAACGTATATTATCCTTATTTATATACTGATAAAAAATTTAATATGGATTCTATTGAAGAAGGAGACACAAAATATGAAAAATATAATAAAATGATACATTTTCAACAAGTTAAATACAATAAGGAACTATCCAGTAAACAAAAAGGAGTAACTTCTGTTTATCTTGTTATTTATACGAAACAGAAATTTTTGTTTCCGATTGATATATTTTTTAAACTTATGCAATCCACATTAGAATATCCTTTTATAAAATTAAATCCTGGAAGAAAACAAGAAAATATATATAGAATTTATTCTCCTAAGATTAGTGAAAATGGTAATAAGGTTCCATATTTTAAAAAAAATAGAATAAATAAAATCATAAATACTTGTAAAAAACCCAACACATTATATTATATAATTGATGAAAAATATAAAGAAAAGATATTAACAATAACTTTTGAAATGAATGACAAAGGACATATTTTTATGACGTTGAATGATTTGGACCTTTTATCATTTGAAGAAATTGAGGAAATTATTAAAAAAACTACTGATAATATTATTAATAAATTGATAGAATTTTTTGACCCTTCACAAAAGATATTTAATTATTTTACTTCGTTAAATGAGGAGAATGTTGAAATAATAGATTTAAAATATAAATATTTATTTAAAAAACAACCTAAATTTGAAATAAATAAATATGTGAAATGTTTTTCTAGTATTTTTAATTTTGTAGAAGAAAAAGAATATATACGTTTAAGATACAAGAGAGTATCTAATTTTAATGAATTAGACAGTATGGATGCTTATATTATTGAATTAATAAATCAACAACAATCTAGAGAACATATTATTAATACATTATCACATTCTTATAATGTTACTCTTGAAGATGCTACACAAAAGTTTAATGATATTCTTGGTTTATATACAGCACAAACTGAAATGAAACAAAACCGTATATTTAAAATAAGAAATAACCCAGGTTTCGCAATAGATATTTATAAAAAGGAGAGATTTGTCGAGGTTGAAATAGGTAACATTAATAATGTTTTATATGTTGATTGTCTCGATGTATTTATTAATAATTTAATTTTATTTTCTCAAAATGTGATTAAGGATGAACTGAAAGGTTTGTGTGATATTAAAGATGTAAAAATAGTAGAGGTTGAATATGAAAGAGAATTTGATAAAGAAGTTGCCTTTTCTACTGACTTGTTTAATACTAATAAAAACGTTGAAGAAGATGAAGAAGATGAAGAAGATTTATTAAGAAAATTAGAAGAAAGAGAGAGAGAGGATAATTTTGGTTTAAATGAAATAGATGAATCCAAAGCAATGAAGGAAATTAAAGTTATGGATGTAATTAATGAAGAATCAAATGAATCAGAAAAACCAGTTGGAGCATTGTCTGATTCAAGTGATTCTGATTCTGATTCTGATTCTGAATCAAACAAAAAACCTGATAAAATTAATAAAATAGAAAATGCATGGGCTCCAGAACCAAATGAAGAATTAGATGTAGACTCAGATGTAGAAAAAGTAAACCCGTTTTCAGTAGGAACTGTACCAGAACCAAAAGACGAAGAAAACGCATGGGTTCCAGCAAATAATGGTTCCCCAATATGGAAACCAGCAAGTGATTCAGGATCAGTAGGTTCAATTCCAGAACCAAAGTCAAATGAAGAAGAAGACGAAGACGAAGATGAAGACGCAGTAAACTCTGGCTCAGTAGGTACTGTTTCAGAACCAAAGTCAAATGAAGAATCAAATGAAGACGAAGAAAATTCAGGTTCGGTAGGTACTGTTTCAGAACCAAAGTCTAATGAACCAAAGTCTAATGAACAAAAATCAAATGAAGATGAAGAAAATTCTGGTTCAGTAGGAACTGTTTCTGAACCAAAGTCTAATGAAGAAGACGAAGAAAATTCAGGTTCGGTAGGAACTGTTTCTGAACCAAAGTCAAATGAACACGAAGGGGTTGAAGAGGCAAAAGGGTTTAAACCTCCCGGTTATAGAATTAATAGTAATAATGCTTTAAATGGAGGTGCTTTTAAAAAAGGGGATTCATATAATTTATTTTTATATGACCAAACCAAAAAGGACATATTAACATTATTAAAAAAAAAAGAAATAAATTGGGTTGCTGCGGAAATCAAAGATTATTTTAGATATATTACAACTAAAAGCGGTAACACTTATAGCACTATAATTGAAAAGGAAGATACAACGTGTAAAGGAACAATGACCCAAATAAATAATGAAGAATTAATACAAATCGAGAAATTAATGAATGGCGCCAAAATTATAAAAACAAATATTTATGACAGAGATGGTAATCAATATGACGGTATAGTATTTGTATATCCTTATAATAAAACCTATAAAATCCCCCCTGTAGAATATATAAAAAATATATTTAATATTGTTAAAGGTGTATGGAAAGATGTTGAAGGAGACAAAAAATTATATATTTTTGACAGTGATTATGAATTAAAAGGAATATTTGATGGAGCACAGTATATAGATAAAGAAGAAGTTAGAACATTAGATACCGGTCATTCAAATCCTTTCTTGAAAAGATTACAGGAAAAAGAACCCACTCTTTTTTTAAAAGAAGATGATTCTAAATTTTCTCAATACAGTCGTTTATGCGCGTGGAATCAAAGAAGACAACCTGTTATATTAACAAAAGAGGAAAAGGAAGAAATTGACAGAGAAGCGCCTGGAACATATGAAGGAGCAGTAGAATATGGTACTGACCCAAATAATAAATTTTTTTATATATGTCCTAAATATTGGAATTTAAAAACAAATATGCCAATGTTAGAAGAAGAGGTAGATAAAAGTAAAATAATTGATGAAAAAATAACAAAAACTAAAAGTTTAAAAGATAAATATATTTTTGAATTTAGCACGGATAAACACGGCGATTATCCTATACCTGGTTTTTTGGATGATAAAAAACATCCCAAGGGTCATTTTATTCCTTGTTGTTTTAAAATGAAAACAGACCCAAAAGCGGTGAATGAATATAAACGAGTTATGAGTAAAATGAATGAAAAGGATTTAATAAAGGAAGTAACAAAGGAAAAAATAAAAAAGAATGGTAAACCTATACCAAGTGAAATTTTAGAGACATTGTCAAAAGATGAACTTATACAAATGTTAATAGAAAACAAAACAATATCTCAATTATTAGTGAAACGAAAAGAGGCAGCGGACAGATTAATGGCACAAGAAAGAGCAGAGGAAAAGGTTGATGTTGATAAATATATACAAAATGGATTAAAATTTCCTTTGGATAAACAACGCATTGGATTCTTAACATTGTCATTAGAAAAGTTCTTTAATGTCTCTGTAAATGATTATTACGAAAATATAAAAACAAAAAAATTTAAAAGAGGAAAACCTTTATTATTTCGTCACGGAACAGACCAACATAAAAATAATTCATTTATCTCTGCGATTGGTTATATATTTGATATTCATACTATAAATAATAAAAAAAAGGTATACACAATAGAAAATACAATAGAATATATTGTAAGTAAACTGAATATAGATAATATACAATCGTTTCATAATGGAAGAATACCTCATACTTTTGCTAAGGACTTTGAACAACAAAACATAGAAAAGTATAAGGGTTCTAAAATGTTTAAAATGTTTGATGAAGGCATTGAGTTTAAAAGATTAGTTAATGGTTATGAAAATTTTATTAAATACCTTAGAGATACAACTAAATTTATAGATCACACTTATTTATGGGATATTGTAACAAGTGAATTAAATGAATCAATAAATATGATTATTTTATATGAACCAATGGATGATGTAACGCACAACCTAAGTATTTTATGTCCCACATCATTTCATTCTAAATTTTTATTTAATATAGAAAAACCAAGTTGTATTTTATATAAAAGGGGTGATTATTATGAACCTTTGTTTTATTCTCAAAAACAGGAAAAAATGAAAAAACTTACAACAATAGATGTGGATGAATATAATTTTATGTTTGATGTTAAGAGTGAAATCCCCTTTATTATTAAAATATTACAATCAATAAATACACATTTAGGAGACAAATGTAAAGATAAATTAGTAAATAATCATTATAAATTTAAGCAAAACATTTCATTTGAAGAAATACAACAAATATTGAAAGGAACAGATTATATTATAAGAAGTCAAGTTATTAATTATGATGGAACTATCATTGGTATGATTGTTCATAATAAGATTGATTTTTTTCTTCCTTGTAGACCAGGTAGATTAGTTCCTTCAATAAAAACAATAATAGTAAATGATTCATTATGGAACAGTTATGACAATACTGTTTCTGTATTGAAATCATTATATAAAAGAACTAATAAGGCAGTATTATGTAAACCTTTATTGAGGGTAGTAGAAGAAGGAATGATTGTAGGTGTTCTTACAATGACAAATCAGTTTATTATGCTTGATAATCCTGAACCAGATACATTCGAAGGTAAAGATAGATATGGTATTGATAAAGTTGAAGAACATAATTATATAGTAGATGATCGTAAACTTATTGGTCCTACATCACAATATAAAGAAAAAATGATACACCGTTTAAAATTAGAACAAAAGTTTTATAATGCTTATTTTAATACTCTCAAAATAGTAATTAATGATTTTACTAATTTCACATTAAGACAAAAGTTAGAGGCAATAATTAAAGAAGAAGAATTATATGATAATAAAATGAAAAAAATGAAAAGGTTATTGATACCTGTAGTAAAAGAACGGTTTGAATATATAGATTATGATGATGATGTTTTAATGGAACTAGACAATATTAATTTATGCAAGGATGTTCAAGGTAATTATTGTAAAGGTAATATTTTGTTGTTACCTAACAGAAATTTATATAATAATTTAAATAATCAAGCACTTTATTTAATAAAATTTGTTGATGGTATATTAAGAAATCATAATGTTAAGGTGTCAGTATTTGATGAAACTCATAGCACCATTTATTATACCGACAAATATAATTTAGCAGACAATGAAATATTAATATTAGAATCACTTTTAATTAATTATATTGAACATTTAGGAGACACTATTCACGGTAACGATTATATTACTTATCGTAATTTTGAAGATTTACAACCAAATGAAATATTAGGTTTGGTTGAAAAAGTCGAGGTTGAATATGTTTCTAATGGAAATGAAAACGAAAAAGAAGAAACTTATGATGATGATTCTGCCGATGATTTTGGTGATGATTCTGACGATGATTCTGACGATGATTCTGTCACGGAAACAGAAGAACAAGATGAAAAATCATTCGATTCAGATGAATCAGATGAAGAAAATTCAGGTTCAGTAGGAACAGTAACAGAACCAGAAGTAATACCTAAACGGTCTAAAATAAATCTTAAAACTAAACCTGTAGAAACAACAGAACCAGAATCAAATAATTCTAATGAATCAGAAGAAGAATTTAATAATGAGTTAGAAGTAATACCTAAACGGTCTAAAATAAATCTTAAAACTAAACCTGTAGAAACAACAGAACCAGAATCAAATAATTCTAATGAATCAAATAATTCGAATGAATCAGAAGAAGAATTTAATAATGAACCAGAAGTAATACCTAAACGGTCTAAAATAAATCCTAAAATCAAAATGCCTGAACTAAATGTTCTTGATTCAAGTATTTCAAATGATTCGAATGAATCAGAGGAAGAATTTAATGAAGTTCCTAAACGTTCAGTAATAAGGTCTAAATTGCCAGTAGAAACCGAAAGAGATTGTGTATTTTATGTCGACCCTACAAAAAAAGAAAGAATATTAGATACAAGAAAATGTAAAAATATAAAAATAGTATTAAAAGATAATATATTAAAAAAGGCATTAATTAAAGAAACAGGCGCACATAAAATATATGATTGTTTTGATGTAGATTATCCCACAGCAAAGTGGAAAGTATTATTTCCAAAAAAAACAAAACGTTTTAGATTTAAATTAGATGAAAAGTTTCGTTGTAATTATATGCTTCTTTTACAAATGTTCAAAGAGTATGATGAAAAATATAGACTATATAAACTAGAAGATATCAAGAGATTATTAATAAAATCATATAAAAAATTAAATGAATATAAAAGGGGCATTTTATTAAAATGGTCGAATGAAGGTAAAGACAAATACGCAAAACTAGTAAAAAATAAAGGCGTTACATTTGAGGAAATAATATTAGATGAAGAATATTTTATTACAACAGTGGATATAGTTATTTTAATGTATTTTTATAAATTACCTATTGTTTTGTTATATCAACAAAAAAATAAAATTAAAACATTAGCAATGGTTGAAAGTGACTATTATATGTATATTAAGATTAAGTCAAAAAAACAATTTTTGTTACACGTATCATACAGTAAAGAAGGCGGTCCTTCATTAAGATTTAATAATGATGACCAATCAGAGGCATTAAAAAATATAAAAACAATTGTAACATTAAATGAATATTTTGAAGATTTTGTATTATAAAATATAGTAATTAAAGGTCAATTTCATATTCATTATCAGGAATATTGATTATATCAGAGATTACATTATGTTGAATTCTTAGTTGGTCAACCGTACAAGATTCATCCGTTTGTTTCATCATTTCAAATATGTCTTCATCTTCCTCTTCATAATCATTATCCACAGCATTTTTCTCCATTTCGATTGTATTTAAATATACTGAGAATGATGATGTTCCATAAAATCCCTCTTGCCCACACATTACATTTGCTGAAACGCCTCTCATTTCGTCTAACTCCCCGTGTTTTGCTGCGTTCAAGAATATTTCAGTAGTTTCTTCAAATGTTGCTTTAGCAATTGGACCAATATTGTCTTTATTAATTCCGTGTCTAAATATAGAAGTCATTTTTTTATTACAAGTCATTCTATCACATAGAATACCAATATGATGATGATTAATATATGAATCAAATTCAATCACATCAATCGTTTCATTGAACAAACATTTACGTGCTGCCTCAACACCTAAAATATTTTGTGTCTCAATAATATTGTTTGAAAATGTTCTTGAAGAATCAATATAATCAAGAGATAATACACCTAATAAATTACTGCCAAATGTATCCAATACACAAATATCTTTCTTATCATAGTCACCTGTATCACTATTATAAGACATATAATTATTAATTTTTCTTAGATGAACACGATTAATACCATCAACTCCTCTTAATACAATGTTATTTAGCAAATTATCTTGAAAACTTTTTACCAAATAAATATGGTCCTCTTGGTCTAAACTCAATGGTTTACTTTTGGATTTGCTTGTATTTAAACGAATACGAAATATTAGTTCTTCATCATTTAAATCATTATAGAAACACGAAATATTTTCTTCATATATTGCCATTAACGCATAATGAACTTCTTCTACAGTTATATTAATTTCCAACATATGTGTTTTGTCCAATGTTAAACGAAGAATCCACCGATTGTAATTTTTATCTTCCTCTTCAACAACACAACCTTCTAAAATGTCTTTGAATTCATTATATTGTTCCATAAATTGTTTATCCGCGGAAACTAGAGTAGTTAATTCATCAGGATCATAATATATTTCTGTTTTTAATACAATATCTTTCATTTTAGTATGTTCGATCCTAGAAATAATTTCATATGCCTTTTCAACATTGGTTTCATCTTCCTTTTTTAAATAAACAGTGATTGAAGGATTCTTTAAATTATCAGTTAATGTTAAAATTTCTTCAATACGAGGAACACCTCGAGTAACATTTGATTTGCTTGATACTCCAGCATAATGGAATGTATTCAATGTCATTTGTGTGGTTGGTTCACCAATGGATTGTGCTGAAATTAGACCAACCATTTCTCCAGGATTTACTAATGACGTTTTATACATAAGAACCACTTTTTCCATAAGGAAAATGATTGCTTCTTTGCTGTAATTATTAGTATACACTAATTTATAAGGATTCAAATAATAATAATACGCTAACTTAAACATATAGCACGGTTTATAGGTATGGTCCAGTTCTTTATAATACTTATCTATAATAGCATATGTATCCATAGGAGTAATATCACTTAATGTAGATGAACTAATATTGAATTGTGATTTAACATTTAAAGTGATTTGCTTAAATGAAATTGGTAAATAGATTGTATTTTTGTCAGTATATTCAGAAATATTCATTATATAAGTGTTTCTTCCTTCAATCATTAATTTAATATCATCTGTTACCCTTTGTTTTAAATCACTTGTCTGATCATTGAATCGTGAAATGGCGCCTTTAGTAAATTTTAGTTTCAGAATATTTTTTTTGTAATCATAACTATAGTTTTCATAAATATTTCCAATAGTGTCAGTTAATAAATCAAATTTAACATTTTCAATATGAATTGTATCAAAATTAGTTCCTCCATAACTGAATTGAACAATTTTATTTTTATTATTACGAACTGTTCTATCATAAGACACATAAATATCTTCTAATCCTTTAATAAGTCGTCTTTGAATATAACCAGTTTGACTTGTTTTTACTGCTGTATCAATCAAACCAATACGACCGCCCATCGCGTGGAAGAATAATTCTTCAGGAGATAAACCACTAATGAATGAGTTTTCAACGAATCCTCTTGCTACTGGACTATCATCAAATTGTTTAAAGTGAGGAAGAGTCCGATTAGGAAAACTATAAGGAATACGTTTATTATCAATATTTTGTTGTCCTAAACAAGAAATCATTTGAGAAATATTAAGAGTATTACCTTTAGAACCAGATGTAACAATTGTAACAAAACGATTGTCTTTACTCAAATGTTCAATACCAATCTTTCCTGCGTCATTGGATGCTTTATTTAAAATATTATTTACTTGAGATTCGAAAAACTCTTCATTCGACCTACCAGATTTATTTTCCAAAATACCCAAATGTAACTGGTCAATTAAGTTAGCAACTTCTTTTTTGTTTTTATAAATAACTTCATTAATCATTTCATTGGTTACATCATTCGAAATTAAATCACTAATCCCGACACTAAACCCAGTTGTTTTCATATATTCAGTAATAATTGCTTGTAAGTCATCGATAAAGTATTGACTTTCTGCTGCGGAGAAATCATTATTAATTCTTTGTATTAATCCTCTTCCTCCACTTCCCAAAGTATCTTTATCTAATTGTCCTCGTTTTATTACACCATTTACGATTTCAACTACGTGATTTGATGTTTCATAATTATCTGTTGTTTTGAAAGCATCTTTCTTGTATTGAATTGATAAAGGAGGTAAAATAGTAGATAATACTTCAAAAGATGAAAAGTATTCTTTATCATTCATAAAGAAGGAAGGGTCCAACTTAGTTGTTTTTGCCAATAGATTCATTGCTTCTTTTCGAGTAAACATAATTTTTTCTCTTGTAAATAAATAACTGCCTAATAATGAATCTTGGAAAATGCCAATAATACTTTTATTACTAGCAGGACTAATAATTTGATAACGAATTGCTGCCAAATATTTTAATTCCATTTCTGCTTCATCATTTTGAGGCATATGCATATTCATTTCATCTCCATCGAAATCCGCATTATATGGTTTGGTATCAGCAACATTCATTCTAAAAGTATCACCCTTTTTCATCACCTTTACAATATGCGCCATCATAGACATACGATGTAGTGTTGGTTGACGATTAAACAAAACATAATCACCATTCAACATATGACGATGAACTGTATCACCAACTTTTAATTTAATATTTTCTCTATCTACATATCTTAAAGAAATATTGTCTCCATTTTCCTTTTCCAATATTTTTGCTCCAGGATAAACATCTGGACCATTCTTAACCAAATAAGTCAAATAATGAATATTGGTTTCATTGACAAATATTGGTTTAGTAATATTCATAGCAATCTTTAAAGGAACACCAAGTTCGGTAATGGATAATTCAGGGTCTGGTGTAATAACAGAACGAGCACTGAAATCAACTCGCTTACCCATTAAATTTCCTCTTACACGACCAGTTTTTCCCTTGTGTCTTTCAGTGATTGATTTTAGTGCTCGTCCTGAACGCTGAGTCACAGGAGAAGCGCCTGGCAATGTATTGTCAACCATTGTAGCAATGTAATATTGTAAAATAGAAGTCCAATCATCAATTACTTTAGAATTGACTCCTTTGGTTGCTAGTTTATCTCTCAATGTATTATTATATTTAATGATATTAATAATAATATGTGTTAAATCATCTTCGCTTCTTTGCTGAGAATCGTGCTTGACGGATGGTCTTACACTAGGAGGAGGAACAGCAAATATTTGACAAACCATCCATTCAGGTCTTGACCATATACTGGAAAATCCCATAAAATTTACATCTTCATCCGTAATCTTTTTAAATATTTTAAGAACAATTTCGGGTGTTAACTTCATTGTTAATTTTTCGTCCTTTTCTTTTTCAGCATCCTTTGAACGAGACCATTCAGCAAGCAATGTAGCAAATCCTTCTTTTTTAATTTTTTCTGGTTGTAAACATTCACAACCATTTTCACTTTCTTGACCACATCTTGTTAATTTGTTAGATAAACTAAATACCTCATCCCACCTTTCGTGAGGTTTGTATGACAATAGATTAGAATTTGCTTTTTTATTAATAAGGAGTTTGCTACATTTAATACATACACAACGAAGGATTTTTTGAATCGTCCCCAAATATTGAATATAAAATACAGGTCTCGCCAATTTAATATGACCAAAATATCCAGGACTATCAATATAATTTTGACCATCCGTAGGACAAATCATACCAGGTTCTAAAACACCCATTCTGGGGTCAAACAATCCCCCAATTTTAGGTTTAATACCAGTATATGTCTCCTTATTTGTAATTTCAGCAACAGAATATTTTTCAATTTCTTCTGGGCTTAAAATGCTAAACTGAATTCCAATAATCTTTGATGGAGTTTTGGAAGTCATCCTCTTTAATAAATTAATTATATATTTATATTCATTCAATTTTATAATAAATATTGAACCATATATATTATTAATGCCTAAACGAAAAATTGCGGAAGAAACTGTAATTGTTAAAAAAGTATCTCCTAATACGAAAATATACAATAAATTAACTGAATATGCTAATATTAATGAAGTTGAATATTTTGATAAATTATCTTATGTTGACCAATCTAAAATAATTGATGATTTAACAATGTTAAATAATTTGTCTGAAATAAGCACGCCTTATCGAATTCAACTATTAAAAAAGAAAATATCAATACAGTTTAAGTTGGTAGCACTAAAAAAAATAAATATATTTGAAAAGATGGACCATTTAGATGGGGAATATAATAAACTAAAAAAATGGATTGAATGTTTTTTATCTATTCCGTTTGATTGTCCCAAAAAAATACCCATAACTATAGAGGATGGTTATGAAAAATGTCAGGATTATATGGAAAGATGTAAAGAAATATTAAATGAATCTGTATATGGAATCAATGATGCTAAAATGCAGATAATGCAAATCGTTGGTCAATGGATTTCAAATCCTAAATCAATGGGTAATGCGATTGGATTAAAAGGTCCAATGGGAACAGGTAAAACAACTCTTATTAAAAATGGAGTAAGTAAAATGTTAGAGAGAGATTTTGCCTTTATTACATTAGGAGGAGCGAGCGACGGTAGTTTTTTAGAAGGTCATTCCTATACATATGAAGGTAGCACTTATGGTAAAATAGTAGATATATTAATTCAATGTAAATCAAATAATCCAATTATATTTTTTGATGAATTAGACAAGGTAAGTGAATCTTCAAAAGGTGATGAAATTATTGGCATATTAACTCATTTAATAGATAGTACACAAAATAATGAATTCCACGATAAATATTTCTCTGAAATAAATTTTAATTTAAGTAATTGTCTCTTTATTTTTAGTTATAATGATGAGAGCAAAATAAACCCTATTTTAAAAGATAGAATGTATACGATTGAGACAAAAGGTTATTCAATAAAGGATAAAATTATTATTGCTAAGAAATTTATTATTCCTTCAATTGAACAAGAGATGAATTTAAAAGGAAAGGTTATTTTGTCTGAAGAATCAATACAAAATATTATAGAAAAATTTACAAAACCAGAACAAGGAGTAAGAAATTTAAAAAGAAATATTGAAATTATTTATAGTAAAATTAATTTATATCGTTTCTTAAAACCAAATACAACACTGTTTGATAACAAGATTATTGATGTAATATTTCCTTATACTTTAACCATTCCAATTATAAATGATTTATTACCTAAAATTATAGAAACAAATACATTTTTAAATATGTATGGATAATTTAAATTATTTGTATCTTTCTATTTTGTTATTATAACTAGGGTCAATACAATTAAGAAAGTTATTTATAGTTTGGGCAAAAGGGTCAGTCCCTTCATTATACATAAACCCTGAAAAAAACACATACTTCGAACTACACTTATCAATATTCCAATTTGGAGAACTGTTTACTTCTATTTTAACACAATATACGAACATTACATATAAACAAACAATTATAATAAACCAGGGCATAAAACTAAAAGAACTATAAACATTTCCTGCTTTATCATATGCTGCGGTAATTGTTGAATATGTTCTTTCGGTATATCGCATTTTAATATAGGTATTTATATTTTATATTGATTTCTTATTAAACTCATTAACGCAATCAGAAAATGTTCCTACACTTTCAACAGGGTCTTTATTTATGGAATTTAAAAATAATTTAATAGGATTACAACGTATATTTAACCAATCATTCTTTATTTTAATATTACTCTTTACAAACATTAAAAATAATAATAAACCAATTGTTATAACCATTATAATGTTACGGTCTGTTGAGTCACTCATTAATATAACATATATTTTTATTTAGAGATATAATATCATTAATATATAATGGCACTTATAAAGTCATACTTCTCTTTGTTGGAAGGTTATAAGTGTAAATATGGAGACAAAACTTTTTTATTAATGCAAGTGGGTAGTTTTTATGAAGTATATTCTTCAAAGGAAGATGATTTTCATATGATTTCTTTTTCTAAATTATGTGATTTAAAAATTGCTCAAAAGAATGAGTATTTTATGGCAGGTTTTAGAGATTATATGATTGACAAATATATACAAAAATTAAATGAATCTTCTTATACAACAGTTATTTTTAATCAAGAAGAAAAAGATGGAATAATTCAAAGAAAAGAATTTGCTGTATATAGTCCAGGAACTACATTTTTGGATGATGAAGTAAAATTATCAAATAATATTTCTTGTTTATGGATTCATCACAATAAAAAAAATATTATATTTGGCATTTCAAATATAGATATATATACAGGTAAAACTTCATTATTTGAATATGAAAAAGTATATTATCATAATCCTTCCACTTATGATAATATAGAAAATTTTGTCTCTATTTATAATCCAATAGAGATTATAATTGTATATAATACAGAGGACACAATTGTGGATTCTATTATTCAATACATTAATATTAAAAGTAAGAAAATTGTTAAAATAAATATAAATAATAATGAACCTTTATCTAAACAATCAGCATTATGTGAAAATCAACATTATCAAAATGAAATCATTAATAAGTTTTATTCTTTATCTAAAAGAACCTTTATGGATTCCTTATATGAAAAAGTAATTGCTTTTCAATCTTTTTGTTTTTTATTAAATTATGTATTTGAACATAACCCGTCATTAACTAACAAACTGGTTGAACCGTGTATTGATAATCAAAATAATAATTTATTATTGGCAAACCATTCATTAAAACAATTAAATATTTTAGATACAAATGATTATAATGGTCAGTATTCAAGTGTATTAAAATTATTAAATACGTGTAGAACATCAATCGGAAAACGACATATGAATAATATTTTATTAAACCCTACAAAAGATTGTAAAGTATTACAGGAATCTTATGATATGATTGAACACGGTATAAATAAAAAAATAAATTATTCTCAGTTGACAAATTGTAGAGACATAGAAAAAATATTTAGAAAAATTATACATAAAAAGGCGTGCCCTTGTGATTATTATTATTTATATGAAACGTGTGAAATTATTAATTCTATTATTGGTCGTTCTGATAAAAAAATAAAAAAATATATTGATTATGATGAAACGTTTAAGGAAATAAAAGATATACAAACTTATATAAATTTAATTTTTAATCTTTCAACAACCAAAAAAATTAATTCTTTACAGTTTGATAAATATGAAGAAAATATTGATTTAATTAATAAAGGAATTAATGAGGACCTAGATATCGCTTTACAGGTCAAAATAGAAAGTAGTCAACAACTGGATGCTATAATATTATTTCTTAATAATTTATTTACGTCATTAGATAAAAAAAGTAAAGATGTTATTAAAATACACGAAACAGGTTCATTAATGTATTTGTTAATAACTAAAAAAAGAAGCGTCTTATTAAAAGGTCATTTAAACAAAGAAGTAAATATAGAATATTTATCTGGTTATACTGGACAAAAGGAGACATTTATTTTTAATTTATCATTATTAAAATATGATGAATATAATGGTTCTACTGTTTCATTTGTCTCTGTTCATTTGACTAATATATTTAAAAAAATAATTAGTTCAAATGAAATATTTATGAATAAATTATATGAAACATATAATACTTTTTATGAAATTACTTCTTCTTTTTCATATGACAAATTATTGGATTGTATCCGTAAATTAGATATATTAAATACCAAATGTGAAATGGCAATAAATTATAAATATTGTAAACCGATTATACAAACAAATACAAATTCATTTGTAAAAATGACTAAACTGAGACACGTATTAATAGAACATTTAGAAAAAAATGAATTATATGTAACAAATGATATTGAAATTGGTACAGAACCTCAAGGAATTTTATTATTTGGAACAAATGCTGTAGGTAAAACAAGTCTTATTAAAGCAATAGGAATTTGTGTTATTATGGCACAAGCAGGATTATATGTTCCTTGTGAAAGTATGATTTATTGTCCTTATGAATATTTATTTACGAGAATTATTGGAAATGATAACATTTTTAAAGGTTTATCTACTTTTGGTGTAGAAATGAGCGAATTAAGAGTAATTTTAAATCAATGTAATAAAAATAGTTTAATTTTAGGGGATGAACTATGTTCAGGGACAGAAATAGATTCGGCGTTAAGTATTTTTACAGCAGGTCTAGAAACAATGTATTCAAAGAAAAGTTCATTTATTTTTGCTACACATTTCCATCAAATACAATATTTCGATGAAATTAAAAAAATGACAAATATTTCATTAAAACATTTAAAAGTTCAATATAACAATGAACTAAAACAACTTATTTATGAACGTAAATTAATGGAAGGCGCAGGAGAAAGCATATATGGTTTAGAAGTATGTAAATCACTTCATTTACCTGATGATTTTTTAAAAAGAGCATATGAAATTCGTAATCATTATGATAAAAATAATACATCGGTTTTGTCTCTTAAAACAAGTAATCATAATAAAGAAAAGGTAAGAGGATTATGTGAATTTTGTAAAAATGTTGTAGGAACAGAAATACATCATTTACGTTATCAAAAAACATCAGATAAAACAGGTCATATAGACCATTTTCATAAAAATCATAAAGCAAACTTGGCGAGTATATGTGAATCTTGTCATTTACGTATACACGAATTAGGTCTGGTTTATGAAAAAAGGAAAGCAATGGATGGTTCAACAATTTTAAAAATATCTGAATAAATTGAATAAAATAATAAAATCATCTGGTATGTTTATAGTTTTCTTTAATCCATTTATATTCATTATCATTTAACGCATAGTGTTCTTTTCTATACGTTCCAGCATTATATAATTTGTCTCCTAAACTAATAAAATGTCTGGATTCATCATCAAGATTGAGGAAAAGTTCTAATTGAATACATTGTAAATTAGATAATGATATAACTTTTCCTTTGTTAATAAATGTTGGCATATATATTGAATATGAATAAAATGTTTATATAAATTTTTAATAAAAATGTTCTAGATTAAAATATGTTTTTCCAATAGTTTTAATAACCTTTAATAAAATAATACGCATCCAATATAAATTTAATAATAATAATCCATAAACAATAATATTAAGTTTAATCACATCCATAATAGGTCCATTTGTTAAAAGATTATTAACTGTCTCATCATTTAACAATATATAAATAAAATTATACAAACTAAAATAAAAAAAGGTTCCAATAAATAAAATGTCATTTACAGTATGATAATTACTATATTTATATGGTCTAATTATATTTTTGGTTATTAAAAATATACTTGAAATTTCACAAGATAAACCAGTATGTATAATTATACTTGTATTTGTATTTGTATTTGTCAAAGAATAGTTATATATATATTTACATAATAACAAAGAAATTGTATGATGAATTATCATATCTTTTGTTTTTTCAATAAATAATAAATCGAATAAACAGAATGTTCCAATCATATAAAATGAATTAATCGGTTCATAATCATAAGCATAAGAGAATGTAGACCATAAAGAGATTGATAAATATAAATAATTTAAAAACATATTGGGACATGTATTTGTATTAACATTTGTATTTTGAGTCATTGATTCTTGGGTCATTCTAATTATTAATCAGTTTATATCTTTATATAATAGATAAAAATTGATTTGAAAATATAATCATTATTATATTTATAAAAATGCTTATCCCAGTAAAATGTTTCACTTGTGGTAAAGTAATAGGAGACAAATATTTGTTTTATCAAGCAGAGGTTTTAAAAAAAAGGTTAGAAGCACATATACCAGCAGATAACATACAATATTTAGATGATGATAAAATTGACAAAACAATTGAAGGAGAAGTATTAGATATGTTAAAATTAACAAATGTATGTTGTAGAAGACATATGCTTACACACGTAAATATATTTTAAATATAACGATACATTATATGAAAACATATAAAAAAGGTTGTAAATCAAAACATAATAAAAGTAAAAATACTAAAGGTAAATGTAAAAAAAATAAATCCAAAAAAATGAAAGGAGGAACAATAAATCCTTTTAGTGATTTTTTCGGTCTTTTTAATACAATGTCATACAATGTTTCAAATGCTTTCTCAACATTTACAATTAAACCTCCTCCTGCTTATTTAAATTCTTCTGAAAATCCAGTAAATCCTAGTTTGTCTAAACAGTTTTTATCTTCTAAACAATAATTTTTTTTATTAACTAAATATAATGGCAAGAAAGTTTAAAATGACTAAACCAGGTTTTGATTTACGTAATATGTGTACTCCAGCAACTTTGTATTTTTTAATATCCTTAATTGGTCTTATTATTTTAGGATTAAATAATTTAGAGAATAATGACAAATTATGCGTAGGGGAATATAATTGTTATGTAGGAAATAATACAACCGTATTTATAGTGAATGCTATTTATATTTTATTCTGGACATTTGTATTAGACCTTATGTGTAAAGGTGGTTATTCTTCTTTATCTTGGTTCGTATTTTTATTACCATTTATTATTTTATTTGTTGTATTTGCTACAATGATGGTTAAAGGTAATTAAACTAATATAACTTTAATAACTTAATAGTTAAGTTATTAATTATTACTTTAATTTATTATTTTAATCTAAAAAAATAATAAATAAAAATATAAATGACAATGACTACTGATGAACTCCACTTTAAGATTATTGATATGTATTTTAAAGAAAATTCATTAGTCGACCATCAAATATCATCTTGTAATACCTTTTATGATAAGGATATTAAAAAAGTATTTGGTGATCTAAATCCATTAACATATTACAGTGAATTTAATGAAAAAATAAAAAAACATAAATACAATGTTGAATTATTTTTTGGAGGTAAAACAGGGCAATATATTTATTATGGTAAACCAGTAGTATATGATAGCGAACATACCCATTATTTATTTCCTAATGAGGCGCGTTTAAGAAATATGACATATGGTATAACAATACATTATGATGTTGAAATTGAATTTACCATATATAATAATGATTTCACCAAAAAAGAAGTAATAAGAAAAATGATGCCAGAAAGAATGCCTGGAGCAATGCCTGGAACAAAAGACGAACATTATTTTTTAGGTATTTTTCCTATTATGTTACAATCTAAATTATGTATATTAAATAATTTGCCAAAGGAGACAAGATATACAATGGGAGAATGTAGGCACGATTATGGGGGTTATTTTATTATAGACGGTAAAGAAAAGGTTCTTATACCTCAAGAAAAATTTGGTAATAATATGATTTATATCAGAGAAGTAAATGATAATATTCACGATTATTCTGTAGAAGTAAGGTCTGTGTCTGAGGACATATCTAAACCTCAAAGAACATTTGCTATAAGAAGAGTTGCGCCTTCTTCTACATATACAAATGGTCAAATTATGGTTTTTATTCCTAACGTTCGTAAATCAGTTCCTCTTTTTATTGTTTTTAGAGCATTAGGTATAATCTCAGACAAAGACATATGTAAAATGATAGTTCACGATTTAGATAAATATGAATCTTATGTAAAAACATTAATACCTTGTGTTCATGATGCTGGAGGTATTTTTAATCAAATGAATGCTCTAGAATATATTGGTTCATTTACCAAGGTTAAAACAATTAAAGAAAGTTATAACATTTTAATTAATTATTTACTGCCTCACGTGGGAGAAATGAATTTTAGAACCAAAGCATTATATATTGGTCATATGATTTTCGAAATGTTAAAAGTAATTCATAATGACCAACCTGTTACAGATAGAGACAGTTTTAAATATAAAAGAGTTGATAACACAGGATATTTAATGAAAGAATTATTTTTGGAATATGCTAACATAATGTATATATCTATATATCAAAGCATTGATAAAGAATTATTCTATAATAAATCATTATATATTGATGAAGGGGAAGTAAAAGAACAAAATTATCAGTTTATCAATTTGTTTAATTCAAAACATTTTATAGAAGAACGTTATATTGAAAATGGATTTAAAAAGGCATTTAAAGGAAATTGGGGAGCAAAATCGCATACTAAACGATTAGGTGTATTACAAACAATTAATAGATTATCTTATAACTCTTTTATGAGTCATTTGAGAAAAATTAATTTAGATATTGATTCAGCAGCAAAAGTAGTTAAACCTCACATGTTACACGGTTCTCAATGGGGAGTGATTGACCCTTCAGATACTCCAGATGGAGGAAGTATTGGGTTTCATAAACATATGGCAATTATGTGTAAAATTACAGGACATATTTCTGTTTATGAAGTGATTGAATGGTTTAGAAAAAATATAGAACAAGATGATATAAGAATACATTTTTTGGAAGAATGTGACCACAATGATATGTCTCTATATACCAAAATATTTATAAATGGATTATGGTTAGGTATGGTTCAAGATGCTTATAAATTAAAAAAAGTATTTAGAGAAGCAAGATTAATGGGCATTATACCTAGTTTAATTAGTTTTTCTTATGACACAGGAGCAAATAAGATTGATGTTTATAGCGATGAAGGAAGATTAACAAGACCTTTATTATATTTTGGAGAAACAGGAACAATAAGTTATAATAATGTAGAAGAAAATATTGGAAAAATTAAATGGAAACAATACATTAATGGTTTATTAGATTTAGATGATGAGTTTCATCCAAAAGATATTTTAACAAAGCATAAAGGGTTAGAAAAGAAAAAGGCAATATTAGAATATATTGATACATCAGAAGCAGAAACATTATATATTACAACAACTCTTGAAAATGCCAAAGTGGGACATTCTTATACTCATTGTGAAATACATCCTTCATTAATGTTTGGTATTTTAGGCAATCAAATTATTTTTCCTGAACATAACCAATTGCCAAGAAATAACTTTAGTTGCGGACACGCTAAACAAGCGGTTTCATTATATCATTCTAATTTTTTAAATAGAATCGATAAAATGGGGGTTATATTAAATTATGGACAAAAACCTATTGCTCGTAGCAGATATTTAAATTATTTACACGAAGAACAACATCCTTATGGAGAAAACGCGATTGTAGCGATTATGTGTCATACAGGTTATAATGTAGAGGATTCTATATTAATTAATGAATCCGCAGTTAAAAGAGGTTTATTCAATACAACATATTATAATATGTATGAGACATATGAAGAGACAAATGTCGGGGAATCTAGCACAAACAGTGAAAAACGAGTAGCAAATGTATTAGATTATAATTTACAAAGAACTAAACCTGGTTATAATTATAATGAATTAGATAAAAATGGTATGATTAAAGAAAATACAATGGTTGATGATAAGACAGTATTAATAGGAAAAATTAATTATCCTAAAAATGACCCAACCAATGTAACGGATGAAAGTATATTTCCTAAAAAAGGACAACTTGGTTATGTAGATAAAACATATATAACAGAAAATGATGAAGGAAGAAGAATTGCCAAGGTTAGAATAAGAGAAGAGCGTAAACCAGCAGTTGGAGACAAATTTGCTAGTAGAGCAGGTCAAAAGGGAACGATTGGACTATTAATAGCAGAGGAAAATATGCCTTTTACTAAGGATGGAATAAGGCCAGATTTAATCATTAATCCTCACGCTATACCTTCCAGAATGACAATTGGTCATCTTATTGAAAGTATTTTTTCTAAGTTGGGTTGTGTAAAAGGTTGCGGTGTAGATAGTACTGCCTTTCTAAATAAAGGACCGAAACATAAAATTATTGGGGAAATGTTAAATAATTTTGATTATCATTCTTCAGGCAATGAACTTTTATATAATGGTATGACTGGAGAACAAATTGAGGCAAATATATTTTTTGGACCTACTTATTATTTAAGACTAAAACACATGGTAAAAGACAAAATCAATTATAGAGCAAAAGGTCCAAGAACATTATTAACTAGACAGACAAACCACGGAAGGGCAAATGATGGAGGTTTAAGAATTGGAGAAATGGAACGCGATGGCGTTATTGCTCACGGTATGAGCACATTTTTATATGATTCTTTAATGACAAGAGGGGACACTTACAAAGTCGCAGTTTGTAATCATTCAGGAACATTGGCTATTTATAATAAAGAAACACATCATTTTTATAGTCCAATGGTGGATGGACCAATAAAATATGACAGTATAGATAAAAATACATTTGTCCCTCAATTGATTACAAAATATGGTAAAGAATTTAGTATAATTGAAATACCATATAGTTTCAAATTATTGATTCACGAATTAACAAGTATGAATGTTCAAATGAGATTAATTACATCAGATAATATAGAACAATTAACTAAATTAGGAGAGAGACAAATTGCCGAAGAAACAAGTGGACCAAAAGAAGTAAAAGTTGTAAAAAATTCTAAATCTAATAAAAAGGTCGTAAAAATAAAAGAAAATGAAGAAACAGAGAAAGATGAAAATAATGTTGGTAAAATTAAATTAACCAATTATTTAGAAAAAACAAAAGGTGAAAATAATGAAGATTCACCTAATTATGTACAACGAGATTCACCCCATTCAATATATGTTCCTGATACAAATTCTCCTCCATTTTCTCTAGGAAATGTTGAATCATTAATAGGTTTGAGAGAAAGAGAACAAACACTAACAGAACATTTGAAAACTGTAAAAAATGATTTAACAAATAATAATTTTGATAAATTAGATGAATTAATTGAAATAGAACAAAAAATTAAAAATAAAGAAACCGAAGAAGTAGGGAAAGAAGGAATGGATTTAACAAAAGTAGACGGAAACATTAAAGTTGTAAAAATATAAGTTAAATGTTGTATTTATTTGTATTTATATTTTGTAAATTATAAAATTGATTTAAAATTATTTATATAAGATTTATATAAATAATGGATTCCAATAATAGTTACATCAAACAGTTATATACTGCTCGTAATAATATTATTAGTTATTTAAAAAACAATGGTTACGACTGTGAAGAATTTGACCATTTTTGTATTGAAGAAATTAATATTATGAAAAATACAGATGAATTAAGTTTTATGGTTTCCAACACATTAGGCGAAAAATGTTATATTAAATACGTAATCGATGAGTCATATAAACATAATGTTTTAAAAAAAACAAACTTTCCTGGTATAATTTACGACATATTTGTTGACCCTGATAAAAAGGTTTTAGGAAAAAAAGATACATTATTAATAATAACTACAAATTATTCTGAAGATAGTATGCATCAAATTATTAAAAGTGCGTGGGAAATAGATAACCATTTCATTGTATTGTTCACATTAGCACATTTACAGATTAATATATTAAACCATAGTTATGTACCAAAACATATTAAATTAACGGACGATGAAAAAATGGAATTCTTAAAAACATATAATGTAAATGAAACTCAAATTCCTGAAATTAGTAGGTTTGACCCTGTGGCAAGAGCAATATGTTTAAAACCAAATGATGTATGTAAAATTATTAGATATGACAAAATATCATTTAATAATGATTATTATCGAATTTGTGTTTCTTAAATATCCTGATATTTGTATATGACAGATTGTTCCTGCGCAACTACATATAATCAAAATATAACAGATATATCTGGAACTTCAGGGTCATATACAAATACTCCAATATATGTTCCATTGGATTGTAATAATTTAGAGGTTACTCAATTATTAGGTTCTTACAGAGGAATAAAAGATGAATCAGAAAAGACTTCTTTTAGAAATTGTGTATTTGGACTAATAGAAAAAAATGATTTGGTCGATTTATTAGATACTTATAATGATAAATTAAATAATTATGAAACAGTAAATGAACTGAATAATAATTCAATGTATATATATATAAATGATTATTGGTATGTTATTGTTAAATCAATAGTATATTCATTAGTATTATTAATTTTTATTTATTTTTATGGTATATCAAATATAATAGAAAATGTAAAAAGTTCAGCTAACACAATTAAGGAACAAACTATAAAAGTTAAGGATAAAATAGTTAAAGAACAAATAGTTGATATGCCAAAATAAAATAAATATAAAATTATATGAGTCAGGAACAAAACGATATATTAAATATGATAAAAAATTCGGTAAACAATTCAAACACACTATATACAGCAATAGAAAGTGCTGTTGTTGACGCAATATATGCCGCCTCAGTTGCTTCTGAAACAATAGTAGGTGCTAAAGAAGCCGCCGACGCAGCAGTAGCATCCGCAACAGATACGAAAGTATTAGCAAAAACAATAATTGATAACTTAAATGTTACATTAGCAACTATAATAAAAGCACCCCCAAATTATTGGACATTCGCATCATTGGATACATTCAGGGGGTATGAAACCGATTTAAATAATTATTACATAATGGCACAATCAACCGTAACAGACGCATTATATCAAATGGACACACCTCCAGGAACTGCTTATAATAACTCAATATATATAGAAATATCAAAATTAATACCACACATAAACAGATTAGCTTCATCAGCATCAACCTTCTCAACAATCGCATCTAATAAGTCAAACGCAAATAAAGTAAAAGCAAATAATGAGTCAGTTAAACAATCATTATTAGAAGCAACGACAGCATCAACTATAGCAAACGAATCAATGAACAAAGCAGCATCTTCATTTTCAAACGCACAAAAAATTTTAGATGATTCTAACACAAACATTATGAATGAAACAGAAATAAATGAACAATTAAATATATACAAGGATGAAGTATATCTTGAAAGGAACATCGTAATAGAACAAGAACTAATCGCACGAAGAGCAGCAAATAAAATTCATTTTTTTAGTTCTATACTATGTGATGACAGTTGTAAACAAAATATTGATAGTTATTACTCTAGTTATTCTAAATACAACAAAAATAATGAACATTTAGATATTACACTTAAAACTGTAATAAATGAAACAGAACAAGAAATGAATAGAGAATATTTATTATTATTTGTATGGTTTGTAATAACTATAATAATTGTAGTATTAACTATTATAGGAGTATTGTCCAATGAAATGAACAATTATGTTTTATTTATTTCTTTAGGATTTTTAATATTTGTAGTATTTTATATTTTTAAAAATATTTATAAATATTTTAATGTATAAATGTAATGAGTAATTATAATAATATAATTGATAGTAAATCAAATTTAACAAACAAAATATTTTATTCTATGTCAAATAATGAAAAACCATTAACAAAACAAATATCTTATAATGCTATACAAATAGAAACAGAAAAATTATTAAATAGAGAAAAAACATTGTTTACTATTAATACTGTTGTAGCAGTTTGTTTGTTTATTACAATATTTAAAACAACATAAAATATTATAAAATTATAATGAGCAATATAAATCCTAGTTTACCAAATGACCCTAGCTTTAATATTCAAGATATAAACAATGAAACACAAATGAAATTTTATAATTCTGTAAATACATTAATACATAATCCAGCATATACAGATACATTATCTTCTATTAAATGGAATACGTATTATTATAAAAAATATAAAGCAGAAAATAATTTGTTATATTTTATAATGTTTATATGCGTTTTAATAATAATATTAAATTTATTGAAAAGAAATTTTACATATTTTGATGATTTGTCTTATTCAGTTATTATTGGAATTATTTTAGCATATTCATTTATTCATATACTTTATATTTTATGGAGTATAATGTATAAAGACAAATTAAACTTTGATGAAAATGATTATATGTTCGACAATAAAAATGTAACAGGGAAAGATTTGAATAAAACTACTAATTTGGATGGTACTATAACTAGTTCAACTGTTGCTAAATCTTGTTCTAAAACAACTAAACCAGATAATTCTATAAATGATTTAAATGCTTTTTTATTTTAAATAAAATAAATAATTAATTTAATGATTGACAATAATTATAATAAAGATTTAAATTTCGATTCATATAAACAATATGTTAACAACACAGGAAAATATGGCGATACGAATCAAATAGCACAATATAATAATTTTTATACAGAAATGGGAAATTATAAGGGTGACATAAGAATGTCAACTGTTATGTTAGATTATTTAAATAATAACAAATTAGAAAATATAGACAATAGTTTAAATGATATGCGTCAGATTGATATTAATAATTATTATACCGCAAAATATAATAAAGAAAGTAATATTTTAAAACAAATTATTTTTTATTGCTGTTTGGCTTTAGTGGGTAGTTTATTTTTTTTAAAAGGTTTAATTACTGAAACATTATACATAGTATATTTAGCAATTATTATATTTATTGGGTTTAGTGCTGTATTATATAGTTTATATAATCTATATATGAGAGATAGCATTGTGTTTGATGAATACGATTATCCATATTTGAAAGCACCAGGCAATGATATTTCATATCATTCTGTAGAAATAAAAGATACGGATGATAAAAAATGTTTATAATATAATATTATAATAGATGGGTAAAGGTGGTATAGGTGGTGCCTTTAAAAAAATGGGGGATTCTATAAAAAAAGAAGCAAATAAAGCAGGGGATTCTATAAAAAAAGCAGTAAATAAAAAAGCAGCAAATAAAGACGATTGTGGACCGGTCGCAGAACAATTAAGAATCAAAACAGAACAGTACAATGTTGAAACACAAATGTTTGATAATGAAAAAGATTTGAAAGAAAAACAAATTATTCTTACACGAGACCAAGAAATATTGAAGGAAGCAGCAATTGCTAGATGGAGTCAAGATGAAAACCCATATGACCCAACATCAATCAAGTATAAGTTGGATACAGCTACAAATACCACTATACCAAATTTGAATACTGACAAAACTAATTTAAGTTCTAAAATTAGGAAATCATCTATTGTAAATGGTAATATAATTGTTTATGACGCAATAAAAGCGGTTGAACAAAAACAAATTTGTGATGCCGCAAAAGCATCATTACAGGATACTATAAATGAAAATCAATTAATTTCAAGTATTTATATACTATCACAATTTGAAATTGGTGCTAAAAATGTAGGTGATTATATAACAAAAAAATATCCTTCATCGACAAATGATTTAATTAGCGAAAAAATAGAATATAGAGAAATAGAACATCAAAAATTGGTTACATTAAATAAAACTCTAGATATATTATTTTATTGTATATTTGTTGCGTTTGTTATTATTATTGTTATAACAGGTAACCTTAAATTTAAAGAGCATTTTTTAATCTATTTATTTATATTGTTAATACCTTTTATATTTCCTTATCTTTATAAAATGTGTAAATATTTTTATAATAGTTTACAAACAAATACTTCTGGACCAAAAAATGCTTTTATTGATAATACAAATAATCCATTTGTAAAAGCATATGATATTTAATATTGTTCTATTATTGAAATATTATTCCATCCATCGTTTCCCTTACCATACTTTTTACCTAGATATGTCTTTAATTCTTGAACAGGTGGTGGTCTAGTATTTCCGTGATTCGTTGAATACCAATTTTTAAAAGAGTCTTGAATAATACTGAATTTCAGTCTTTCTCCGCTTACAGAAGTTTGAATACAACACGTAGCAAAATCCAGCAGAATATCCTGTTCTTTACGATATTCATTACTCTTCTTCATTACAGCAGCACAATCTTTTACTTTGCCTTGAGTAATATAAGCAATATCTACAAGCATACTAAACATTATAGGCGCCCATAATTCAAATTTTTCATCAATTTTAGTATCAATCTTAAATTGATGAGGATAATCTTCAACAGGAAATTGAGGGTCCTCGAATGGTTTGTGAGTGAATTTGGATTTATATTCTACTGCTCTTACTCTTCTCCAAGTGCCATCATCAGTTGCGCTCATACCAGGAAAACAATTCGTCGCCACTACTAATTTAAATTGAGGAATAAATGTTACACTTTCTTTAAATAATGCTCGACATTGAATTGGGTCTCCTCCAGTGATTTCTTTCATTATACCTTCATTAATTTTGTCTCCAATCGACGGTTCTTGCATCACTGCGTAACGTGTGCCAATCAGTTGAAATATTTCAGAAGATGTTTTACCAATATCATTTCTCTTTTGAGTAATTAATGTAATAGGAACTGTTCCTTTATAATCTCCCAAAAGTTTACTCATTAATTCAATAAGTTTTGATTTACCATTTGCTCCACTACCAATATAAATATTAAATGTTTGATTTTCATTATTGCCCAAGAGCGTAGATGCTAAATGTTCCCACATATAATCTCTTAATTCTTTTTCAGGGAATAATTGTTCCATAAATGTATTTATTTCTTTAATTGCTTCAGGATGTTTTTTTTCATAATGTGCCAAAGTATAATAATCAATACCTGTTGATTTGCTAATATAATCATCGTGTTTACCTCGTCTATGTATTTTACTTTTAAAATCAATCACACAATTATTACAACCAATTAAGAAATTATTACGATTTAGTTTATCATAAAAGTCTTTATCATAAAAGATTTCTTTTGATTCTCTCATTATATTATTTTTACTAGGCGTCTTTTTCAAGAGTGAAGATGTTTTAGTTATTTTAAGTATTTGTTCTTTACCTTCTGTAAAAGTATTGTCTCCTTTGACTGGTTCTTTTACTAAACATTCATTTTCTTTTGACTTTGCTAATGCGTGATAAATATTATACATTTCCACCGAAATTTTATTTCTTAAACTAAAACCATCATCCGTTAACTGCCATCGATTATTTATAAATTCATACCAGATTGAGTCTTTGATACTAACGCATATGAATGAATCCTTATACATTTGATATAAAACCATTGCCAAGTCAAACTCAGTATTGTGGTCGATTGAATAATAAACATAATAATTAATTGTTTTGTGTCTTATTTCTAAGAATTCCTTTTCATTTGTTGTTTTACACCAATACATAATGGAACGCAAAGTTAATCCTTCTTTATTATATACATCAAAATTTGTCCATTTGTCATACAGGTCGGAAACATCTCCATAACTAAAATCTTGTGATTGAGAACTTAATTTTAACCAAGTAATAAATAAGCGGTTGTCTGTATTTTTTAATGCCCAACCAACACGCATCCATTTACTATAACTACCTGGTCCCCAAAATTCTATAGGTAAAATCATTGTATAGGCGTGTGCTTCTTTAACTAAATATTCGGTTGTATTAAGATTAGTCATAAAATCTTCTATATAATCATCTAACTCCTCTTGAGAAGAAATCTCATAAACTGCTTTATTAGAAGATATATTTGATATTAATTTAACTTGATTACGAATGACAGAACGTTTAGGTTTTTGTTTTCTTGTTTCTACCAATGTTTCATATTCATCTTTGATTAGTTCATTGATAGACATAGGAATCAAATTAATTCCTCTTGATGTTAATTGTTTAAAATTTTCAAGTATCCACGCAGGTTTAACCTTTTCTTCTTTTATTGACCAAGTATCATCAAATTTACAATTAAACATATAAGACAATTTATAATCTTCATAACCAGGTTTTCTTGAGCCAAACAATTGCCAGTTAGCATAACCTTCAAATACTTTCTCATCTAAAACATCACTCCAGGTATTTATAATAGGAATATCACTCCATATTTCAGCAATTTCTTTTAATAAATAATTTCGTAACATATGTTTCATCACATAATCCATTTTAATATTAATCATAATATGAATTCCATCTTTTGTTGTTTTTTCCTGAATATTTACATTATCTTTTTCAAAAATGTAACAAACGATTTGTTTATTATTATTATTCATAATTTTGTTAATATTTTCTAATACATATTGAAGAAAGTCTACAATATGTTCTTTTGTATGTATTCTTTCTTCAACCGCTGGGTCATACCTGAAATCAATATCAATAAGAATTGGACCTTCTTCCATTTGTTTTTCTGTTAAATATGCTTGTTTCCTTTCCTCAAAAACGTGTTTCATATAAACTTTATGAAATTCATCTACATCTGTGATTGGAATACAAAATGAACCCCCAGAAATATTTAATTTTGGACAAGCAATCTTTGTATAGTTGTGGTCTTTAGGGTCTTTTGAGTAAAATTTTTTCAGGAAAGACTCTAAAGCCATTGTGTTGTTACATTAATAAGTGATTTATTTTTAATCTCAATTTTTATTCTTATATTTTTTTTATATATTGAGACAAAAATAATTTATAAAAATTTTTTAGATTAAAATGTAAAATTATTAAAGATGTTATATTATAGTATATCAAATGTCTATAAAAAAACAGTTAATTGTACCTTCAGCGTCTTCAGTACCTTCATCATCCAAGTCATTAAAACGTATAATGATTGATTATAAAGAAATAGTGAATGAACCATTAGATAATATATGTTATTATCAAGATGAAGATAATATATATAAAGGATTTGCTTTAATCATTGGACCAAAAGATACTCCTTATGAGAATGGTTATTATTTTTTTGAATTTACATTTCCTGAATCATATCCTTTTAATCCTCCCAAAGTTAAATTTCATACCTATGATGGGTTTACTAGATTTAATCCAAACTTGTATATAAATGGTAATGTTTGTTTATCTATTTTAAATACATGGGAAGGAGAGAAATGGAGTTCTTGTCAATCTATAAGAAGTATTTTATTAACATTATCAACCGTTTTAAATGATAAACCTCTTTTAAATGAACCAGGTATTACTCAATCACATAAGGATTTTGATACATATAATAATATGCTTGAATATAAAAATATTGAAATTTCTATATTGAAATATTTAGAAAAAACTAATTTAAATTATGTATTTCATCCTTTTTATAGAAAAATGGTTGAACATTTTTTACAAAGTTATGAGGCAATTATTAAAAGACTTGATAAACCTACAAAAAAAATTCAATTAAGTATATATAATAGTACTTCTTATAATTTAGAATATTTACAATTGTCTAATAAAGTGAATATGGTTTATAATGAATTGAAAGTTTAATATAATTTATTAAATTATTAAAATTTATTAAATTATAAAATTGATTTTAAAACAAATTTAATATAATAATTATAAAAGATGAACTTCTGTATCAAATGTGATAATATGTATTATATGAAAGTGGACGAGGATGTATTAAAATATTATTGCCGTAATTGCGGACATACCGATATTGATATTAAAGTAGAAAATTTACTCGTTTCTTCTTATGAAAAGAAATCAAGCGTGAATACTACAATCAACCCTTATATTAAATTCGACCCTACTTTACCTCATTTACATACAATTAAATGTCCTAATGATAAATGTCCTACGAATAAACCTGACCAAATTTCAGATGTTATTTATTTTAGATATGACCATACAAATATGAAGTATATTTATTTATGTTCTATATGTGATTTTAGTTGGAAACCATAAAAATATTATATTAATAATATAATAACATGAGCACACCGACATTGGGAACACCATCCATTGATGTTTCTACATCAGGATTAAATTTAGATATAGGAAGAACAAATGCTTCAACAATTACTATAGGAAATGCGAATAGTTCAACCATTTTTAATGGAACATCATATTTTGGTATACCAACAATAGATACAACCGGAACATTATCATTAGGAACATCAACCGCAACATCCGTTGTAATTAATACAGGAACAACAAAAACAACAACTATTAATGGAGCAGTCGGAATGGTGGGATTATTAACAGCAAATGGAGGAATTACAACATCATCAACACTTGGTGTAACAGGTCTTTCAACTGTTGCCGCAGTAACTGCTTCTGGATTAATAACAGCAAATGGAGGAATTACAACATCATCAACACTTGGTGTAACAGGTGATTCAACTGTTGCCGCGGTAACTGCTTCTGGATTAATAACAGCAAATGGAGGAATTACAACATCATCAACACTTGGTGTAACAGGTCTTTCAACTGTTGCCGCAGTAACTGCTTCTGGATTAATAACAGCAAATGGAAATATTAAAACAACATCTTTAGATAGTGCTACTACATTATCATTAGGAACATCAACCGCAACATCCGTTATAATTAATTCAGGAACATCAAAAACAACAACTATTAATGGAGCAGTCGGAATGGCGGGATTATTAACAGCAAATGGAGGAATTACAACACCATTAACACTTGGTGTAACAGGTGATTCAACTGTTGCCGCGGTAACTGCTTCTGGATTAATAACAGCAAATGGAAATATTAAAACAACATCTTTAGATAGTGCTACTACATTAAATTTAGGATCATCAACAGCGACATCAGTTGTAATTAATACAGGAACAACAAAAACAACAACTATTAATGGGGTAGTCGGAATGGCGGGAGCATTAACTACGACTGGATTATTAACAGCAAATGGTGGTATCACCGTTGGTGCAAATAAAAATATTACTCTAGCTTCGACATGGACATTACCTATATCTGGGCAATTAGGATACAATAATGTTTTGGTAAATACAACATCCTTTACTTGTTTAGCAAGTACAACCGCGTCCATGTATACCATTCCAGTGCCAATTGGCGTTTGGCTTATAACTGCAACTTGTCGTTATGGAGGCGGAGGCGTATCTCTTTTAAATGTTGGCATTAGTTCGAGTTCAACTTATCTCGTGAGTCTTTCTTGTGCGACTATTGGCGAACTTGTAAACTCTTTTGGAAATAGCACGACAGTTGTTTCGGCTAATACGGCAGTTAATTACTATTTCGTGTATCAAAATAATATTGCAGCGTCTGTGCTAGTTGACTCAATTTATATTGCCATGACCAGAATTGCATAATCTTTTATCTCTATTATTATATTCATCAAAATAATTATCTTATATTAAATATATATAATGTCAGATAAAATTAAAAACTATTATGAAAATCTTCCAAAAGATTTAAGACGAGAAAATAAAGTAAATAATACATTTAAAAATCATCATATTCTGCCTAATAGTATGATTTGTGCTATAGGTGGAACTGGAACAGGAAAAACAAATTCAATATTAGATATGATTCATCGCATGGATGGAACATTTTATCAAATTATTGTATTTAATCCAGTATCAACCGACGAGCCAATATATTCACTACTCAAGAAACAGATGCCCAAGCGGTCTTGGTCAAAAATTAGTAATGTCTTGTTATAATGCTACAACAACAGGCATAACTTTTTCATTATATAATCCTTCATCCACAACTACAGGGTCGGTTGTTATTAGTATTACTTTTATTGCTACTGGTGGATATTAGATTATTTTTTCTTATCAAGGCCAAGGGGGTAATGGAGGTATTGATTTAGCAAATGTAAATACTGCTGGGACATATATATCTATGATTAGAGCAAGAAACAATGCCTTTAGTTGTGATGTTGGTGCTTATTTTAATGGGGGCGTAGCATATGGAAAAGGAAATATTACACCATCTTATACACAATCAGGGCAATATTTTAATGGTGGATTTGTTATACCAGCAGTGTCCTTTTTTTCAGTAACTATAACTTTTGTTACTGTTTTCTCATCAGGACCGATGGTTGTAGCGACTAATACAATAATATATTATGCTTCGTGCGAAGATTGACCTTTTAACAATAAATATTGATTAACTGAAGGTTCCTCTTAAATCTAACCATAACAAATATTTTAAATAATATCATTATAAAATTGAATTAAAAAATAACAATAAATTAATATATAAAATGAGTCAAGAAAATGAAGTAGAAGATATTGAAGAGGAAGAAGAAGAGGAAGATGATGAAGTTGACGAAGATGATATTGACGATGTAGAAGAAAATGATGATGAAGAAAATGATGATGATGAAGAAAATGTAGACGAACAAGAAGAAAATGTAGAAGAACAAGAAGAAATACCAATAAATGAATATAAAACCAAGTTTTCGAATGAAATGAGAACTGAATATATTAAAAAATTTCATCCAGAAGAGTTACATAAACCATTTGATGAAATATATAAATTATCTCACGTTACAAGAGATGAAAATGGAGTAATTAATGATGAACATCATAAAACATATCCAATACTTTCTAAATATGAAAAAACGAAAATTATTGGATTAAGAGTATCACAATTAAATAAAGGCGCTCAACCTTATATAAGTATAAAACGAAAGATAATTGATACAAATGTTATTGCTGAAAAGGAATTACAAGATAAGGTTTTACCTTTTATAATTATGAGACCTATACCAAATTCACAACCTGAATATTGGAAAATATCTGATTTGGAATTAATTTAATAAAATAATAAAATAATCAATTATTCAACTGTTTTTGTTTTAATTGCTTTAATACGAGGTAAAGGAATTTTGAATAATGTTTCTAATTTAGAAATAAATAAATTTGTAGGAATTTCTTTACCTTTTTCATAATTAACAATTGTATTCACATTAACACCCATTTTTAATGCTAAATCTTTTTGAGACATTTTATTTGTCATACGTGCTTGTTGCATCGCTTGTTGAAAATTAATAGATGGTTTTTTATTAATAATATCATCATTTTTAACATTTGTAAAACTTGTATCATTTTGTCTCTTTTTATCTTTATTTAATACAACTACTTCCCAATCTTGTATCATTTTATATTAAAATATTAATATAAAATTATATTGTTTTTTTATATTAATAATAATGATGATAGAAACGTTAGATGTTGATGTATTAACTAGTGATGTTGAAACAACTAGTGTTGAATATGGTCATATAGATTCACATAATGAAACAAATAAGATGTTGGATTTACCTATAGCAAAAGTAATTCAAATACATACAGCAATAAATATTAATACAAATGCTAATTCTAACGCGAATGATATAAATGATAGACCAATCTATAATGGAACACCTATTCATTTAATACGTGAACAAATTAAACAAGAAAAATATCTTATTTGTAAAATAACAACATTTATTACAACAACAATTATAATATATATATTATTTGTAAATTTAATTTACTCAACTCATAGTTAATTTATAATTATTATTTAATTTTATATAATTATTAATTAATTTTATTTTTAACATTTCCATCGAATACCACAATCTAGACAAGTTACATAAGTTGTCATTGGTTCATCTGCTGACCTTGTTTGTAATTGATAATAAGTACATTTATTGGTTTTACATTTTCTACAATTAAAGTTATCAGTAGACGCTTCAATTTTAGGAAAATATTTATTTTCTAGTCGCAGTTTTTTATCTTCAATCAATTGTGCCCATTTTTCAGGATATAATTCTTGATGACTTTTAAATGCCAATTCAGTTGTTTTAAATGTTTTATCTAATACTCTTTTTAGAAATTCAGGATTTTTTAAATTAAAATAAATCATTTTAAATTTATCAATATATAACATTACAAAGAATTTGTTTTCCCATTTTTTAATTATTTTATAATAATTCGCAGTATCAATCGTTTTATTATAAATACCTTTTTCAATGTTTCGAGACATAATTTCATCTTTAACAAATAATTGAATAGTAGAAGTTATTTTAGAACGGAATGCTTCAGGGTCAGAAACAGTCTTCATTTTATAATTATATTAAAAATAATATTTAAATTCAATTTTATATTTGAATGTATAAATGTATAAAATATTAATTTGTATTATGTTAAGTATTTTTATAAAAATGTTATTTAATTATAAAATACAAACAGATGTTATACCAGATATTGTTATTAGTGGTGGAGGTAAATTTGGATTTTATAATTTAGGTATATGTCATTATATAAGAAACCATTTTGATATAACTAATAAAAAAATTGTAGGATTTTCTTCTGGATCTTGGGCATCTCTTATATTAACAATAAAAAAAGAATTAATTAATGAATTTTTAAATAAAACATTTCTTATAGATAAGAACACAAAAGTAAATGTATTATTAGATAAATTAGGAGACATATGTTCAGAATATTTTATAGATGATTTCGATTTAACAAATACTTGGGTTGCTGTAACAAACATAACAAAAAAACAGTTATTTTTTTATAATGAATTTATAACAATAGATGATTGTGTAAGATGTTGTAAATCAAGTTCATTTATTCCTTTAATCACATCTAAAAACTCATTATCTTTTTATAAAGGTGATTTGTCTGTTGACGGAGCATTAATGTATAAAAAATATAAAAAAACTTTAACATCTAATCCTCTTATTATATCTCATAAAATGTTTGGTCGTAATAAACATAATCAAATGTATAAAGAAATATATAAAAGGACCAGCATTGATTTTTATACTTCATATATTAAAGGTTATAATGATGCTTCAAAAAATCATAAATATTTTCAGGATTATTTAAAAGATTTAGAATAATAATTTATGACTCTTCTTCGTATTCATCGTGAGATAATTCATTATCATTAGATAAAATGTTTTCATTGTCAAATTCATTATCATCTTCTTCTACAACTTTTTCATTGGTATAAAAAATATTCCATTCCTCTAATGATAACGAACCACCTTTTTTTATAATACAAAGATTCCCATAATATTTAGTTTTATTCGTATTACCATTTATTAAAGGAAAAACATAATTATTTTCACTAATTGGTTTACCTGTTTGTTTACCATATAACTCATAATTATCGTTCCATACATATAATAATTCAAAATCTTTATTGGTTCTATAACCACAAGAAGAATATAATTTATCCATTGTTTTAATTTTCTTTTCATTAATAGTTCCATTTTTATCAATGATAATTAGAGATGTCATTTAATTATAAAATTAAATTCTTTTTATATATAAACTTTTATATATAAACATTTAAACAGTTAATAATATTATTACCAATGAAGGTATATGTTAATGGTTATGATTTTTCAAAGTTTAATATAAATTATGAACATACATTTAAAAATACATTTATTTATACAAATGAATGTATTTATACAAATCATAAAAAAGAATTACATAAGATAGAATATAAAAGTGATTTATCAAATGTAACAGAATATACATATAATAATTATCATTTTTTTTTAGATAATACAAAAATATTATATACTGATGTTATACAACATATTCCATATTATCATTTGTGTTGTGAAGAGACAATTAATAAAACAAACATAGGAGAAGGTATATATTTTATTAAAAATAGTTATTATGACCAGGACAGTTATTATTTTGAAACTGATAATAATAATGATGAAACATTCAATAAAATAATTTCGTTTTTATCTTCTAATTAAATTAAAAATTAATATTAATCTTAAAATGTTTAAAGTAATTTTATATGTGGTTGTATCATTAATTATTATTCACGCAATAATATATTATTTCAATATAGACATTTTTATGAATCCCATTAATAAAAAGACACAAAATGAATTAACAAAATTAACAGGTGAAACAAGCGAAAGCGATTTAACAAATGATACAAAACAAATAAATGAATCAATAAATGAACTTAAAACATTAAATGAATGTATAAATAATGGAAAAATTAATACCCCTATTTCCCAAGATTAATAAAATAAATTATGACATATTACATAGTTTAAGTAAAAATACGTGTTTATTTATACCCAAAGGTCCTAAAATGTTTGCCTGGTTTACATATTACAACAATAATTGTATATGTGTTTTTTATAATCCAGACAATAATAAAATATTTAGTAATTATGTTTGTTTTAAAGAAGAATTATCTTTAGGAACAATATTGTATGGAACATTAATCGATAATAATTTTGTTTGTGAGACAATTCATTATTATAAGAATGAAAGTGTAGGAATTAATTATATGAATAAATTAAATTTAATTAAGGATATTTTAAAAACGTCAATCAAGGATAGTGATTATCAAGGAAGTATTTCATTTAAATTACCTCAAATGTCAAATAATCGTTTTATTTTAGAATGTTCTAATTTACCATATCAAGTATATGGTATAGTTCAAATACAAGAAAAACCTAAAATGTATGTTATACATAATTTGTTGTGTCATTTTAATATAAAAAAGGATTATAATTTAGAAGATGTTTATAATTTACATTGTTTGAATGAAAACAATGAAAATACTTTTTATTCAACTGCTTTAGTAAATGATTTTAAAACAAGTCATTTTTTAAAAAAATTATTTTATAAATATAAAAAAACCTATAAAGATATTGAATTTAGTGATAATGAAGAAGAGGAAAACACGAATGATATTTATGTAAGTTGTTTATATATTCAAGAATTCAAAAAATGGAAACCTTATGTATCAAAACAAAATATAATGGATACAATAAAAACAATTCATATAAAAGAAAAAAAAAATATTGCGTTATAATATAAATGGGAGATTCAGGTCCAGAAGCTTATGAAAGTTCAATAAAACATTCCCCACAAACTATCGGTGGTCGTAGACGCAGACGAGGAACTAGAAAAAGCAGAGGTCGTCGACGTCGTTCTAGAGGTGGGACTTCTTGTCAATTACAAGGGTCTCCTCTTAGTGGAGGAAGACGTAGAAGAAAATCAGGAAGAAAATCAGGAAGAAAAACTGGTAAAAGAAGAAGGTCTCGAGGTGGAGCAGCAGGTGAAGATGAAGAAAAACGCCTGCAATAAATTTTAATATATAATATATATAAATGGATACATTTAAACAAGGTATTAATTTAAATGCTGAAATAAATGGTAATCCTATAAAAAGAAATATGGAAGAAGGACAATTTTCTTTAATGCGTAAGATATTTAGAGAATCAGCAAAATCTACTAATAGAAATAATGTTGGTTCTACTTTAAATCTTACCTTTCAAGATAGTTCTTCTCTTACACAAAAGAAAAAGGCATTAGCAATTGGTTCACAAGAATATCAACCAATTATTTCTTACCGTTCTTATGACCCTGTATACGTGGGTCACGTAATAAGAAAACACCATTCTTCTGGTTCGGTCGCACCAAAAAAGGCGGGTATAAATAAAGCATAAATTTAACTCTTGAATGCATCATTAATAATTTTATTTTTTTCTACTTTATTTATTTTCTTTAAAACGATTTTGTGGTCATATAATGTCTCAAAACCGTTATTATCTTCGTGTAATTCAGGATATATTTTAGTAAGAGGTTTATCAATAATAAGTAATAATCGTTCATAACTAAGAAGTTGTCTATATTCGTGTATATCTAAATTACCATAAAATTTATTCAATGTATAATAAGGGTTAGGTGCCAATTTAATATTTTTTTCATAATTATAAATTTTACCATAAACAAAATTTAGTAAATGATATCTTTCAAATTTAGCATTATCATCTATACGTTCATTAAATAAATAACTACACGCACATTCAGGACTACAAAAACAACCATAAACATTATATTTCTCTTTATAAAAAACAGAAGGAATATGAATAGTTGGAGAGTCGAAACCACAAGTACACCAAAAACAATCTGATTTTTTAAATATATTATTCGTATTTAACATTTTTTCTAATTCAGACAATTTACTATAAATCATTTTCTTTTGTTTGTCTCCTTTCATATCCTTTTTGTCATCAATTTGTTCTGAATCTTTAACAATTTCATATTGATTATCTTCAATATAAGGTTCTACAGAACATACTTCAGGATTATAATGGGTTACATCATTTATTGGTTTAATGTCAGATAATCTACATTTTAAATGTAAAATAATGTTTTTCTTTTCAATAGTTGTATTAATGTCACTTTTTTCATTTTTTACTATTTTTCCTCCTTTTGGTTTTCTTCCTCTTTTTTTAGGTATTTTATCATCCATTACTATGATAAAATATATCAATTTAAATACTTTTATTAATTTAATTAAATGTTGCCTTGGATAGAAAAGTATAGACCGAATCATTTAAATGATATTATTTTAGATGAAGAAACAAAAAAATTATTTACAAATATGATTGATGACAAATATTTCCCTCAAATATTATTTTATGGACCACCAGGAACAGGAAAGACAACCACAATTATTTGTCTATTGAAAATGTATCAGGCAAAATATAAATGTAGTCATAATGTTATTCATTTAAATGCTTCGGATGAAAGAGGTATCGAGACAATAAGAACACAGATTCATTCATTTATTTATACGCAAGGTATGTTTCATAATGATTTAAAATTTATTGTTTTAGATGAAGTGGATTCAATGACAAAACCCGCACAATTATCATTATTAGGTTTATTAAATATTCCTAATGTAAGATTTTGTCTCATTTGTAATTATATTAGTAAATTAATCCAACCATTAAGAGACGCATTACTATTAATACCATTTTATAATACAATCAATGATGATACTTATATAAATAATATTGTAGAAAAAGAACATATAAAAATCGATAATGAAACATTAAAAGATATAAAATTTAATTATTACCCTGACTTACGTTCTACTGTAAATAGTTTACAAAATTATTATTATAATCCTTATCCTATTATTAAAGAAAATATATTAGATTTAGTTTGTACAAGTTATAACGATACAAGTTATAGTAATACAAGTTATAACGATACAAGTTATAGTAATATAATAATGATTAATGAATACATAAAAACTATTTATTTTAAAGATTTTTTAATTAAATTATTTATTAAAATGTTAAACTATAATGTGGATATAAAATTAATAAAAATGATGAAGGATTTAATAATAATTAAACAAGATTTTGATTATTTCGATAAATATTTTATGCCTTATTACAAAGAGTTAAATCCTTAATATATTTAAGGTAATTTATTCTGTGTTTTGAAATAAAATATATTCTAAAGTAGCAAATTGTCCAAACCAATCTCCTCTTTGTTTTGGAACAAACTGCCATAACCAAGGGCACCAATAATAATCCGATGTTGGAGTCATACATAAATATGTATGAATATAATATGGAGCAGCTATAGTTTTAATAATAGCATCAAACAATCCCATCATATTAAAATGATTATTTTTATTATTTACAAATCCATATGTTGATAAAAAAAATATGGAAGTAATAAAATATTCATTTGTAGTTTCTATTTGATATACATTTTTTAATTTTGCGTTTTTTGCGTGTTTAGTTAAAGCAAATCTTCCTCTAGGATATGCTCCATCATTACCAAACAATAAAAAGTATCCTCTTACCCAGTCATAAAAAGTATAATTTTTTAGTGCGTTTTCATTTAAATGAGTACATGTTATAAAATAATTCCCATTATGATTTAATACACCTTGAATTATTTTGAAATAATCTGTATATTTATTTTCACTTTCAGACGCGCACCTAGTATATTCAACATTGCCACACTGTAATATTAAATCAAATTTTCCAATTTTATCTGTAATATCCCACATATTCATATGATATGCTTCAAATCCTCTACTTTTTGCTAGTTTTACTTGTTCTTCTGATATACTTACACCAATTGGTTTTATTCCATAAGTTTCATTTATATACACCATAAAATCACCTTCGCCAAACCCTATTTCTAATATTTTCATATTTTTATTAACATTACATATTTCACATATTTTTTTAAATTTATTTATGTCTCCTACTTTTTTTAACTTATTCATATCATCAAACTTTTTTCCATTTAAATCAATAATTTCTTGTGTTTTATTTTTATAAGATGTATTATATATATTTTTTGTAAATTCTAACATTTTTTTTAAATTTTGTGGAGTATGATTTAGTAGATTTATACCAAACATATTACCAAATAATCCTTATGTAAGATCGCTATATATAGGATTTTTTTTATTTAATTCTCTAAAATAATCAGAATACATATATTCGGTCGCAATATATTTATCTAACTGATAACCTGAATATTTCATAAACTCTAATATAAATTCTATTAATAATGGTAATAATAAATACATTATTTTTTTAGTTTTTATAAACAAATATATAAAAATAACAAATGTAGAATTTCTTATAAGGGCAATTATAGAAAATCTTTTAGTATTTGTGTAACAATAAGTAATTAATATTTGAATTAATAATACAATGAAAAATAAAAAAGATATTACACCAAATGGTGTTTTTGTGTTTTTTTTAAAAGTTTTATTTGATTTTACCATTATAAAACAACAACATATTAAAATTGATTTAAAACAATATAAATAAGACATACATACAAATGGCTCTTGACCTAGAATGGAGCAAATTTATTAATAATGATATAGAAGAAACAGAGAGTATAACAAGAAAAACAGTAATAATGCCTGAATGTGACCCAATTTCAATATCTACCAAAACAAAGATTGTTTATTTAAATATTGCTATTGACCTTAAAGAAATGTTTTGGAAGTTACCTATGATTGATTATACTAGTTATGAAACAGGTATAATTAAAAAACAAATTAAATTTAATTTCAATACAAAAGAAGAAGTAGAAGATTTTGACAGACACTTGGCATTAGAGACAAGAATTCATTCAGTGAACATTTTGAATCAAATCGATAGTCCTAATGGTCGAGTTAAATTTAAAGATATTCGTAAGATTGATATTGGTATATGTAAAAATGATTTAATTAAACATAAAAAGAAATCAAAGAGTGCGTTTTATAATTGTTTTGTTATGATACATCGGTCAAGAATAAATGGGACATTTAAAGAAATACATATGAAATTATTTAATACAGGTAAAATAGAAATACCAGGTATTCAAAATGATGAAATGGTATTTATTGCTATAAATTATCTTAAAGCATTATTACAACCTTATTATGAAACAGAAATAAATGAAATTGTTGAAAAGAGAGAGACAATCTTAATTAATTCAAATTTTAGTTGTAATTATTATATTAATAGAGAACAATTATTTATTATTTTAAAGAATAAATATAATGTAAAATGTAGTTATGACCCTTGTAGTTATCCAGGCATTCAATGTAAATATAAGATTCAAAACGAAACAGAAATATCTTTTATGATATTTAGAACGGGTAGTGTATTAATTGTAGGTAAATGTGAAAATGAAGATTTATATATTATTTATGATTTCATAAAAAATATATTTAAAAACGAATTTATGCAAGTATATGAAGAGGATAATGAAGTAAAAGATAAAAAAATAAAGAAAAAGATAAAGAAAATTATATATATTGAAGGATAAAATAAATATAAAGAAACTTTATCCTATTAATAAATATAAATGGAAAAAAAGGCAGAAACTGAAATTCCCCTACCAAGTCAAAAAGTTATGCAACACGTATGTAAACTCGCTTGTACTCACGACAAACCAATTATGATGGACTATTGGCTTGATTCTCATTGTGGAGGTAAAGTGATCATTGGTGTAAAGGATAGTGAAGAAAAAATTCTTGTAAGGAATGAAGAAGAATATACCAGTCCTATTTCCAAAGTATATAAAGTAGGAGATGAATTTATTTTAATTACAGAAAATTCTATTTATCTTGTTTCTTCCAAGATTCAATCTAGAAAAATAACTTAAAATATGAATATTTTTATTCATTAAATGAACTTAATGTTCATTCATTTAATATTCTATAGTATTCAATTACTTTAGGGTTTGCTTTAATTTTACTAATGTCTAATGCTTTAATGTAAAGACCTTCTTGGTCTCTTAATCTACTTAGAGCAACATATGTTTGTCCATATTCGAAAACAGATGAACCGATGTTAATCATTGCTTCATCTAATGTAATGCCTTGAGCCTTATGAATAGTAATTGCCCAAGATAAAATAAGAGGTATTTGATATATACCTTCATTTTCATATTTTTCATTTTTCCATAAATGTGGTTTCATAACGAGTTTACATTTTTTAAATTGAACAATAGGATATTGGTCAAACCCAATAACTATTCCTTGAGAACCATTAATTATTCCTAAATCTTGGTCTAAATTAGTGATACACATAACCTGAGAACCAATTTTTAAGGTAATTGTCTCTTCATACATTCCTTTTTGTTTTTCTAATTCTGCTAAAATATGAGGCGAACTCGTTGTTTTATATATTTTATAAATATGTCCTTCTGTATCTAATGTTAAATTTTCAAATTGATTTACTTGGTCTGCTAAGCGTTTAGTAGGGAAAATAATTGTTGGTTGAATTCCTTCTTTCAAAACCTTCTTACTACAATCAATAAGTATTTTACATCCTTCAGGTGAAATTTTACCTTCCCTTACTTCATTTAATAACATTTGAAAATCATTATCTTTTTGTCTATAATTATGAGTAAACATAATTTTTTTATTGAATGAAATATTCCATAAAGGTGATTCAAAACAAAATGATTCTTCTATAGGAGGTAATTGGAAAAAATCACCACAACATACTAATTGTATTCCTCCAAATGGTTTATTATTTTTTCTTATTTTTTTACCTATAGCATCTAATAATTCAAATATTGGTTGAGACATCATACTAATTTCATCTATAATAAGTATATCCGTTAACCAATTATCTAATTTATTATATTTTTTAATATTTTTTTCGTGTTTCAAAACATCACCATTTCCTATACCTATTCCTGCCCAAGAATGAATTGTTGTAGCATTATTTAAAAGTAACGCAGCACAACCTGTTAATGCTGTATTGTTTATTTTCTTTTTGTTACCCTTTGCCCATTTATCCATCTCATTAATAATAAAACTTTTACCTGTTCCTGCTTGACCAGATATAAATATATTTTCACCTTTAACAAAAGATTCAAATGCGTTTTGTTGACAGGTAGACATAGACATAACCATTTTTTAAATGTTCATTATATAAATTTATAACATTCAATTTTATATAATTTTTTATTATATAAAATATATATAATGAGTTCATGTAGATTAACGTGCCCTCAACCAACAAGATTAATTAAAGAAATATTAATACCTATACCTAGTTCACAATATTTATTAACATTAACCTCTTGTTGTACTAAATATGTTAAACCAACTAACGAAGGAATTAAATTTGGTTCATATGATAGAGTATTAAGAAGAAGAAGAGGAAAAGCATTTAATAATGCGATATGATTTATATATTATCCTTCCCTCATAAAATTACGTCTTTTTAATTTATCCTTCTCTCATAAATACGTAATGTCCTTTTTGTATCCATTGATTATCACATTTATGTATATCTTCTCCACATAACAAAACAACTTCATTTGGTTTATATGTTTTACTTACTAATTCATAATAAGGCATTCCCCTATGATAAGAACCATAAATGATAAGGTCATAATTTTTATTATTTATATCATCTATAATTGTTTTGTCATATTCATCGTTATGTAAAGAATTGTCTAACAAATTTGAATATGTGAACCCTTTACCATATAGATTTGGTATATTGTTTTTGTATATATGTTTTATTTTTGGATAATCGTGACATAATTCACCCATTAATAATTTGAAACCTTCTAACGTAAGACATCTTAAATAATCAGGATTAAGGTCACCTGACAAAAATAATATTTTTTTTGGTTTCATATTTATTTTATTTAAAATATATTCTGCCATTTTTTGAGTAGTTAAATGTTCTTTGGTATAATCTAACATTTTATTTCTTAATATGTTATATTCATTAATATCTAATCCATATAATTTACTTTTTTCATAAAGTATATTACCTTCTTTAATTAGGTCTTTTGGAAATAAAGAAAGAGTATTTATAGGACATTCATTTATTAAAGGAAAATAAGGAATACAACCATTTGCTAGTATTTCATAATGCCTTAGACAATCCCATCCTGCCTTTTTGGTAGTTAACGCAAAATAGGACTGCTGATATTCTTCATAATATTCCTTTTCTGTATTATAAACATATGTTGATATATTACCTGGAATTAGACTAGATAATATTTTTTTTTTATTAAGTCCGTTTAGTTGTGTATCATTTATTATTTTACTTTCAGATATTGAAAATGTAATATAATTCATTATTATATAAATATAAATATTCTTATATTAATATTATGATTATATTTTATGGAATAATCACAAATAAAAAAGATATTACCCAAATGGTTTATGATAAATGTTCTAAGGAAGGAATCGTTTTTATACCTGCGTCTGATGTTCACCGTGCCCAAATTTTTGGAGACCCTTTACCAAATGTATTAAAATCTATATTTATTAATAATATAGAATATCTTAATATAAATATTTATATTGAACAAAATAATGTTTATACAAATGTTGTTCCCGACAATGTATTACAGGTATATAATATTGATATATATAAATATAAATTGGATAAATTACATCAAAAACTAAAACTAAATTTTGGTTCTTTTAAGGATGAATACCCAGAACAATTGATGGCAATTAAATATTTAAAAGGCAATGAAAAAGTATTAGAGATTGGAGGTAATATTGGTAGAAATAGTTTAATTATTGGTTCTATTGTTGAAAAATTAGTTACATTAGAAACAGACCAAAACATAGTTAAACAACTAACATATAACAGAGACATAAACAATATGAAATTTTTAATAGAAAATTCTGCTTTGTCCAATAGAAGATTAATTCAAAGAGGATGGGATACAATTCCATCAGACATAATTTTGCCAGGTTTTTTTGAGGTAAAAACTATATCTTGGCATAACCTTTATGAAAAATATAATATTGTGTTTGATACTCTAGTATTAGACTGCGAAGGTGCTTTTTATTATATTTTGATGGATATGCCAGAGATATTAACTAATATTAATTTAATTATTATGGAAAATGATTATAATGATATAGAACATAAAAAATATGTTGATTATGTATTGTTAAAAAATAACTTTTATAATGAATATAAAGAAGCAGGAGGATGGGGTCCTTGTACAAATAATTTTTTTGAAGTATGGAAAAAGGATGAAAATTTAATTAAAAAGGATAATTAAAAAATTTAATTAAAAGAATTTAAATATTTGATTGTTATGATTATTATGCTATTTATTGACATAGGGATTGATTTAGGAGGGGCAATGTGTCCTATTATTTTTAAGGGACAAACCTTGCCTTATGATTATGAACTTAAATTGTCTCCTATGTATCAACAAAATGAAATAGAAATTGGATTTTATGAAGGACAAAGGTCACTTGTAAAAAATAACCAAATAATGGGTAAAGTCTTCTTAATAAATATTTATGGTTCATTTGCTATGTCAATAAAAATAGATATAAATCGTGTTATGACAGTATTTATAGAAGATAATCTTTTAGCAACATATAATTGTTTAAATGAATCAACTTCTTTTTTTATGATAAAAGAAGCAGAAAATTTTATAGAAGAAGATATAAAGATTAAGGAAAAGGAGACAAATAGGCAAATGTATAAAGAGTATATTAGCCAAACCCTTTATACATTAAGAAAATTAAATGAAGAAAATAAAAATGATAAAAATTATGAAAATATGATAAACATTATTTTAAGAGCAGAAGATATTGGTTATGTAGAAGATATAACAACAGAAGAATTCATATTGGCACAAGAAGAAATTGAGACAATTGTTAATAATTATATGAATAATATCGTTAAAATTGTGAATCTAAATATATAAATAACAAAATAATATATGAATTATTAATGAAAAAAGTGTATGTAAAAATTATTAATACTTTTTATTTGAACGTTTTTTATTTGAACGTTTTTTATTTGGACGTTTTTGTTTTTTTGTATTACCTTTATGACGGTAACCACCTTTAGATTTAATAATTTCATTTTTTTCTTTTATCCATTCGATTTGTGCTTCTTTGTAAGGGAGTGGTTTGGGTTTGATTTGGTTGAACATAGCTTTGATGTATTGTGACATTTTGTATTAACGCGATATTATAATTCTTTTTCAAATAAAGCAACTTGTTCTTCAGATAATTCTTGAGGAGTAACCTTAAAATAAATAATTAAATCGCCTACTTGACCGTCTCTATTAAATCCTTTTCCTTTAACAGTTTTCTCATCGCCATTTTGAATAATATTTCCTTTACTACTTTTTAGTTTTAAAGGGGAACCATCAATAAAATGAATTAAATATTCAAACCCACAAATACTTTCTTTAAATGTAATTGTTTGTTTATAAACTAAATGAACTCCTCTTCTCTCAAATTTATCGTGTTGAACAATTTTAATGTGAAGTCTAAGAGTTCCTCTTCTATCAAACATAACATTACCTTTTTCATTAATTTCTATAATTTCTCCATCATCAATGCCAGCAGGTATAAGAACATAAATCTTTTCTTGTTCTTTAAACATTGTATTTCCTCTACGAAATTCTCTTTCTATATTAATAGGAATATTACAACCGCTAAATGAGTTTTCAAAAGAAATTTCTATTTTTTTATCTAGAGGAGGAATTGGTTCTTGTGAATGCGCATTTTGTATATTATCAAAATTTGTAAATACAATTGGTTCTCCAATATTTAGTCCCATATTCATTCCTCCCATATTCATTCCTCCCATATTCATATTATGCATCTTAAATATTTCTTCAAACATAGTATGAGGTTGATTATGTCTTGAACTTTGACTTTGTCTCGATTCTTGTCTAAATATTTGATTTAATATTGAATCCATATTCATAGGATTATTACGATTATCATATTGTTTTTTTCTTTGAGAATCTCCTAATGTTTCATATGCTTCATTAATGTCCTTCATTTTTTCTGATGCTGAAGGGTCTGGATTTTTATCAGGATGATATTGAAAACTGAGAGAACGATGCGCCTTTTTAATTTCACCTTCTGTCGCATTAGGAGAAATATTTAATACTTGATAAAAATCCATTATAGTTTATATTATAATTATTATTTAAATATATTACGACAGTTTTGAATAAATGGAATATTTATATTTGCCGACTAAATTAAAAGATATTATTATGCCAAATAAAGATGAAATCCTTAAAAAGTTATTATATCATATAGACACAGAAAATATGAATTTATTATTTATAGGTAGCAATAATACATTCAAAACAGTTATTATTGAATTATTAGCAGAAGAATATTATAAAAGAAAGGGTATTCATAATAAAAATTTAATTATGAATATAGATTGTTTTATGGATATAACATTTTCAAGTACAATTAATGAAATAAAAACATTTTGTAAAACTACTACACATAATAAAAAAATGATTATTATTAATAATTTTGATATAATTAACGAATCAAATCAACAATATTTAAAAATATGGATGGATAATTGTAAAAATACTTTTTTTATATTTGGTTGTGAAAATACTAATAAAATTAATGAAATAATACAAACAAGAATTACTCCAATTTATTTAGATGATTTAAATACTAATAATTATAATGAAATTATTTTGATGATATCTAAAAAAGAAAATATACAAATAGATAATATAGATGTTTTACTAAAATACAAAAATATAACAATCTATTTTATATATAATTTATTTAATAAACTTAAATTGTTAAAAAAGAAACATATCAAAGACATTACTCCTTATATAACATTGATTGATTATACTATATTTGATAATTATTTTGATTTAATAAAAATGAATACATTGACAAATACATTGACAAATACAAATATTAAAGAATCTATCAAAATATTATTTGATTTATATGATAAGGGTTATTCATTAATAGATATTTATCATTTTATGTATGAATATATCAAAATGAGTAATAATGAACATAAATATAAAATTATTGAAAAATTATGTCTCTATATTCAGTATATATATGAAGGTTTTGATAATAAAATAATGTTAATGTTTTATACAAATGATTTAATTATAATTTATAATAATATTATTTAAATATAATGAAGAAAAGTCAAATACTCAAGAATAAGGTTGAGTTTTTTAATGATTTTTTAATAAACATAGGAACAACAGAGAAAAATCATATTTGTATTAATGAAAATCACTATAAACAAATAGAATATAATGGACAATTAAATGAATTCGTAGAAAAAATAAAACCTTTTTATCATAAATCTAAACTACATTATACCGAAAATATAAATAATTATAACAACTTTATAACATTGTTGAGACAAATATCAAAAATGAATGGTGTATTTTTTACTTATAAGATAAAATACACCAATTCCAAACATTACATTGAATACTACTTTAGCATATAAATTTATTATTCAGATAACATATAATAAGAAATAAATACTTGACATTGTAAAACATCTTCTTCATTTAATTTACAATACCAATTATATTTTGTTCTTTTCATTAATTGTTCGGGTATATATAATCCAATATGATTCTTATCTAAAATAATTTTTTTATTAGACATTAAATCTTCTAAACATATTTTATTATTATATCTATCTTTAGTTCCTATAAGTTTACCATCAATATAAGGTATTCCATTTTGTTTAAAATAATTCATAGCAAAATGATTACTGTCACCAAAATCTTCTTTAAGTTCCTTAGCATAAACTTCAATATATTTTGTTAGTTCTTGATTATTTTGATTAGAACCCATTAATTGAGTAGAAATAATTGAGTTTGAATAAGACACATTTGTATCGTTCATTGTTTCACATACATAAAATATATCAGGATTATCAATATTTTTAATATTTTGTCTCATAAAAAAAGAAGGGGGAATCATTATTCCTCCATATTCGTTCAATATTTGTAATTTACAGTATTCTCTATATTTATCTAATAAAGAACCAGATAATTTTAATAAATCAACTGTTGTGTCTGGTAATAAAGAAGGAATATTTGTATCATCGTAAATGATAATATCATACGTTTGACCACACCAATCAATGATTGATTTAATACATAATGTCATATATGCTAAATTAAGTGATGTTGTTGTTCTAGAACCAAAACTATCCCATTTACGAGAATTTCTTTCAAAAGGTAAATGGACCCATACCTTTCTATTTTTAGAATTTTTTAAATATAAATCAGAGTAAAAATACATATCAATATCAACTAATTCTTTTTTAAAATCATCCACACTATTATTATATTTAATCTTATAATATTTATATAACATTATAACAAATAAAATTGCAATTGTTATATATATTATCATCATCAAATTCATAATATATATATCATACATAAAAGATTGAAGATTTTATTTAAAATTCTGATATTAACAAATATTTAGAGACATATTCTTTTTTCTTTTTATTCATTGTCTCTTCTTGTTCCATATATTTGTAAGATAATGATATAGCATTCATTTTTTGTTGTTTTTCTTCTTCTTCAATTTGTTTAAGAGAATCTTCTTTAGTCATTGTGTTACCCTTATTCATTTCTCTATGTTTTTTATATTCATCTACAGAATTAAATTTAGGTTTTTCTTTAAAAAGTTTATCTTGGTCTAAACCAATAATACTATTTATGTGCGCTTCCTTAACATCTGAATATTTATTATTAAATACATTTGTTCCTTCAATATCTATTTTTATTAATGCGTTATGTTCAATTAATTTTTTACGAGAACCTTCTAAATCATTTAAATCATATTCACCTTTTGTTTTTAACCATTCTTCATGACCATACTCTTCATCTTCATTTTTTAAATATATATTTTCAAACATTTCATTAAAATGCTTTAAATATTTTTCTTTATTTTTTACTGGATGTATATTATTTTTTTCTATAAATGTTTTAAATGTATTATCAATATCTATGTCCTTTTTCAATACATCTTCATTTGTTTCGTGATGTATATAAGAATATATTTTGACAAGTTTTTCATAAACATCCCTGAAAAAAGTATAATGTTCTGTAGTGTCAACTTTATTTTTATCAGGATGAAGTAATAATAATTTTTTTTTGGCGCGTTTTAACGATTCCATTGTTAAAGGTTGTTTTATATCGAATAAATTCATCATTTCCTCAAATGATTGTTTTGTCATTACATATTTAGGATAAAAATTTCTTATATAACTTTACGATATCATTTGAAGCGCCTGTTACCCCTCCGCTTGGAACATAATAATGATTCTCATCATAATTACATTTTTTATAAAATAATACTACAGGTATACCATTGACCATCTTTTTTTGTTTTAAAAATGAATATAAATCAGAACATTTATCTACGTCTAAATCCAAATAATTATATTTCTTGTTTTTATATTCTTCGTTAAGTTTTTTTAAAATGGGAGCAACTGTTTGACAAGGTTTACACCAAGTTGCACCAAATTTTATGATTGTTGTTTCACAATCACTATTTTTTAAATATTCCTTAAAATCTTCCCTACTTTCCATTATTATTATATATTTAAATAATATATAATGCCTCCTCCACCTACGAATAATCTTTTTAATTCTCCCCCCCCCAAATGGTCCACAACTTAGTAGGGGTCGTGCTGTAAATAGAACAAATGAAAGGTCAAGATCCGCTTCTAGAAGAAGAAGGTCTACATCAAGAAGAAGAAGAGCAAGGTCTAATTCAAGGATAAGAAAGGCAACACAGTATACACCTAATTATGTTAAACCCCTAACAAAATAAATTCATTTAAACGTTTTAAATCAATATAATTAAATTCTACATAGGATTCCCAAAAAAACTTACAAAAATCATAATGTATAGGAAAATTTGTCTCTGTTAAATTAATAAATTCCTTTTCGATTGGTAAAACATTATATGGTATTAATGAGAAATCATTATAGGGAAGAACATAACATAATTGACAAATAGAAGAAGGAGGTTTAGTAAAATCTTGTTCAACTAATTCTTCATTAAAACAGGGTATAAACTTTTTTAATGAACTAAACAAAGGCGCACAATGAAAATTATAATATATATAATTACTTTTACATAGTCCATTGTAATAATTCCACGTCCATTCAATCATTTGTAAATAATTTTTACAAATATCTTTTTCTTCATTTTGGAATAAAAAAGGATAATATTTATCTATATTATTCAATAAGAAATTCTCTCTTTTTAAATCTTTTAATGGTAATGATTCAAGACCTTCTTCTGGTGTTAAAGGATGAGAATAGGATGCTATTCGTTTCTTCCATTCAATATTTTCCTTTATTAATTCATTTTCTTTATAAGATAATTCAATACATAGTTTATTAAATATAGACCAATCTATTTTATTACCTTCTACCATTTTATCTTCTTTAATAACCCTTTTAAATGTGTCAATCAAATATTCTATACCATTGTTTCTTATATTTATAGAAGGGAAATGTGGTAAAAAATCATTACCGCATAAAAAACACAAAAAACAATAATTTTCTATTGCTTTTTGTTTGTTTGATTCATTGTTTGATTCATATATTTTTTCATTGATTTGACCAGCCATTTCATCTACATTAAAAACATAATCTTTGTTAATATCGATTCCTTTCATATAACTAAAATGTTTTGTCTCTCTGTATAAATAAAGATTATGATTAAATTGTAAATGTAATAAACTAAGCATAATCAAGTCTGCGTCTAATCCATAAATAATAGTATTTTCATTTAATGTATTTTTTATATTTCGAATATATTCAAATATTTTTTGTTCTCCTTCCCCATATTCATTTGAACCACTAAATAAAATACGTTTATTTTCATTTTTATTCATTTCATTAAATTCATTAAATTTATTAAATTTAGAAGTTAAATAACTATCCAAATCATTCATAAATTTTGTTCCTGGTGTGATTGCGTTTGTATTCCATTTATTTGTATTTAATATTTGTTTTGTTAACCAAGATTTATATCTTCTTTGTTTTTGTTGTCTCATTTTTGCTAATGGGACAACACCATCAAATGCTATAAATGTAAATGATGGTTTCATTTTTTCAATAATTGTCATTATTTTATTGTATACATCTTCTTGAATATTTTCTATTTTAAATGTTTTTTCATTAATAACATCATAAATAATAGAATTCGCATCTAAAAATAAATTAGAACATTTTACATTATTTAAATGTTTAATAATTTTAGTATGATTTTTTAGAACATATGAAAAATAACTTGGTATACCCATATAAAATTATATATAACAATATTTTAATATTATTTTATTATATTAATATGGGATTATATTCTGGTGAAGGAATAAAATTTAGTTTGGTAGATGTATTTGGCACATTATCTATGGTATCACCTTTTTTGTTAGCATTTTTAATGGTAATGATTTCTATTATAAATTCAAATATAAAAGGTTTTGTTTATTTATGTGGTCTTGTATTATTATTTGGTATTGTATATTTATTTCAACAAACAATGGCATCACATCCAGTAACAACAAATAAATTTTGTAGTTTGTTTAATTTAACTAATTATACTGTTCCTTCATTTAATAGCGCATTATACATGTATACATTAATATATATAATTTTGCCAATGATTGTAATAAAAATGATAAATTTCCCATTAATTATTGTTCTTTTATTATTATATATAATCGATTGTGTGATAAAAGGCACTAATGGATGTACTCCTCCTATTGGTATATTAATGGGGTCATTTCTAGGATTATTTTTTGGCCTTGTATGGTATTTAACTATTAAGTCTAGCGGAAATACAAATTTATTATATTACGATGATTTAATATCAAACAAAATTGCTTGTAGTAAACCTACCCAACAAAAATTTAAATGTCAGGTATATAAAAATGGTGAATTAATTCAAAACATATAAATAAGCATTTTCATTAAAATATCCCCTTAATTGAGATATCAATTGTTTTTTATGAAAATTATATAACATCATTGTTATACCAGAATTTTGACTGTATACTCTTATAAACAAATTAATAACATCAACAAGTTTCATATTGTTATATTTTTCTAAATGATCAGAATATTCCATTGTCTTTTTTTTTAATCTTTCATTCACTTTATTATGAAAATGCCACATAAATGTTCTTAATGCTAAAATATCATTAATTTGACCAAATTTACTCTGTTTTAAAATAGCAGTTGCGTGTGAAGTACAATAAGGACAGGGCAAATTGGAACATATATTAGTTATTAAGTTCTTTAATGATTCTAAATTTTTTACATCATTTATTTTAATAACTAGGCAATGTAATAAACTCCACGTAGCAGGTCCCCATACAGCTTTCGACATTAATAATATATAAAGACATAAATTATAATCTTGTAAATGGATTTAAATAAAACGTGTTTAATAAGTAAGGAGGATATACAAAATAATATAACATTGCCTTGTAACCATTCATATGAATATACTTATTTATATGAAGAAATAAAACAACAAAAGATAAGACACAAAAATTACTTTAAGTGTCCTTATTGTAGACACTTATATAATAATTGTATTCCTTATTATGAGTTGGAATTAATTGATAAAATTAAAAATATTAATATGGGAAATAACATATTAAATGTTTATAAATGCGATATTGCCAATTGTTCTGTTCCAGCAAACCATTTTAAAACAGGAATATTTTGTTGGAAACATTATATAAAAAGTAATATTGTGGTTGAATTATGTACTGCCACGTGTTTAAATGGCAAAACTTGTAAAAACAAAAGAAAAGGCGATTTGTTTTGTAATGTACATAAAAATAAAAATGTTAATTTAGAAATTAATAAATAATAATATTCATATAGAAATAATATGAATATTGTAATAAAATGGATAAATCATTATTAATTGAAAAAATAAAAAAATGGTTGGAATATGAGACAAGAATAAATAATATTCAAAAAGAAATGAAGGAACTTAAGAAAAATAAAAAGATTTTATCTTTAGAATTAACCGAAATTATGAAAACCAAACAATTAGAATGTATTGATGTAAATCAAGGACAAATATTATATACTAAAAATACTGTTAAAAAAGGTATTAATAAATCATATTTAGCAGGAGTTCTAAATAAATATTTTTCAAACCAAGAGCAAGCAGATGAGATTTGCCAATACATTTTAGAAAACAGAGAAAGTCAAGTAAAAGAGAATATCAAACTAAAAATTAATAAATGAGTAATATAATGGGTCATACAAAACATAAATATGTAAAACATATAAATAAAACACATAAACAAACGGTTAAAAAACTTAATTCTACAAAACATACAAAAAAAAATAAAGGAGGAACTTGGTCTTTTGGTCCTGCACAAGAAACTGTTAAAAAAAAGGCGGTCCCTCAACAAAAACGAAAAAAGCAACAATATAAACAAAAAGAACGTTTTGAATTGGGACAAGCGCGTGAAGAAAACGCAGGACGCTCACAGACACAATATGAACAGGCGCAAGAGACAAGAGAAGAAGAAAATATATCCCGTATAGAGCGGGAAAGACGAGAGAAAGTAAAACAAAAAAAATGTGCAAATGCAAAGGGTAAAAGTGCGTTGTCATTTGGTCAAGCAGAAAATGCCTTGGAAACTACAACTGACCCCGCAGCAAACGCAGAATGGAACCGTCAAGAATGCGAACGACAAGATGAACTTTTAGAATGGGAACAAGATAGTGAATCAAAAGCAGCAAGTGACCAACGTGCTTATAATGCTGAACAAGCAAGATGGAAACAACAAGAACATTTTGGAGCGGAACAATCACATATGAAGGAAAATGTTCAACCAGAATGGCAACAAACTTATGTTCCAGAAAAACCAACATTGATGGAAGGAAATAATGGACAAGGGAATGGCGATGAAAATATTTACAGGTTTGACCCGGATCATGACCTAACTGGATTATATCAAAATGTAGAAAATTATGATGATGATTATAACCCGGAAACAGAATTGATTGAAGGAGAAGATTCAGAAACAGTAATGAATTATGTTGAAATTTTGATTGAAAGTCAAAATGGTGAAGAACCTCCAAATAGAGGTGATTGTCATTCATCTTTAACAATTGATAATCAGTTAGACCTAATTGATAGAGAACTTTCTATTATGACAAGAAATTATTATTTGCTTTTAGAATCAGTATCGAATGAAACTGTTGCTGAATATAATAAAACTGGTGAATTTAAAGAGGTTACTCACGCTTGGTATTTAGATGTTAAACATAGAGGAAGACAAGGTTTTCAAAGATATAATAGGCAAGATGTAACAAATGCCTTTATGTACTTTATACCTTACGCCAAGCGTGATGATAAATATCGTATTCTTTCTTTAAGGGAGGGAGATGATGGTAATAGAAATGCGGCGGAAGACCAATTTACTACTATAAGCAAGGTAGTATCTGAATATTTATTTAAAATAGCAACTGCTTTATTCACAAAGGCAAATGTATCTTATGCTGTATTACATTATCCTATTCCTCAAAGGTCAGTAAAATATGATTATTTAAGAAATTTAATGTGTTTATTGTCAGACGCATTAGGTCTTATTAACCGAGAAATTTCAAATATATGGGATGATATTGTCCAAGTAGAAAAGGGTAATTCTCAATATGTTCATTCAGGAGGCAATTTGTTTTTATTATTAGCAGGAACATTATGCTATTTAAGAGAAACAGATGGTGATTATCAGGGGGGATTATTAGAAGAAATAAGAAGAGAATTTGATAATTATTTAGACCTTAACCGTGGCGCGTTTTATAGACAATTGAAAGGTTGGTTTCAAGACCAAGATTTTTGTGGTCATATTAAAGATATGACTTCTCAAATGAGTGATTTAGATTTTCTTTTTGTTACAGATATAGATGAATACGTAACCGAAATAAGGTCTGATTATGGACCAAAAAATGCCCGAGGTAAACACGACCCTACATATCCCAGAACACAATTTAATCGCACAACAAAACATATTAGTGATGCGAGTGCTTACTCATTAAGACGTATATTGTGTTTAGCGCATGATTATGATGAAGCCGATAAAAACCAAGACCCTGATGTAATAGCAGCACATAACATAATGCCTTTTGCTAATGGTTATGGTCCTGAATGGCCAAATTTTTATAAAACCGATTTTACAGGAACTAGCGAAAGAGTTGTTGATCTAATGAATGAAATGTCAGAAGGATATGATTTTAGAGGATATAGTCAAGGTTCTAATTTTATTTCTGATATACCAATATATTTATTAAGAGTTAAACAAGGTTACCGAGATTATCCTTCAGTCATGGGAGACACACCTGATTTAAAACATATGGAAGAAGGACAAAACTGGCAATTAGCTTCTAAATATGGAGAATGTCTTGATTTAGTAATAGGTGATAGAAAAAATGATTTATATCTACATAAACAAGAAAATTTTAAAAGAGGGGGTTATTATGAAATAGAGACTTTAGCAGGGGAATTAGAAGTAATATTACAAGGAGCAGTAGATGATAAAACAGCAAAACGTCAAGGTCGTTTAGCATTTTGCCACATGATTGACTGTCCTGAAATGAATTTTTTATATAAAATAATTGCTTCACATATAGGAGAGGATGATGTTTTTGGTAACGCAGACCCTAATAACAATGAAAGATTGTAACGAATGTTTATAAAAATTAAAATTTACATAATATAAAATGGATACAACAAATTCTAGAATTTTTGATGAATCAACCGACTTAAATTCAAAAGAAATATTTTTTGAATATAAAGATTATTTGTCTGAACCAATCTTTAATATTAAAACAAACTTTTTATTATATATAATTGAAAAAGGAGACAATCCTTTTATTTATTATTTAATGAACAAAGTAAATGATATTATTATTTTACCTACGATTTATTTAAAAAATATGGAACAAGCACATTCTTTTATGAAAGAAAAATTTGAAAAAAGTAAATATAACTATAATGGTTGTATAAATCATAACAATGAAAATTATTTATTATTTGAAATGAATCTTTTTGATAATGGTATGATACCAATTTATGATAAAGATGTATGGTGGAAAGTATTACCTTATGAAATAATAAATACACAAAAAGTAATAAAATATAGAGTCGATAAACTATGTTTTTCTTTTTTTAAAAATCATTTAAATTTATTATATTTATTTAATAAAACCCATAAATTGGAAGTTCCATTTATAGCATATGTAGGAACAGGAACATCTCTTTTAAACAATCATATTTTATTAGATGCCAATTTAAAAAATGGTAAATTTGGTAATGGTTATTATTTTACTTCTTTAGAAGAAGCATATTTTCATTCTCTGTATGATGATTTAGAACCAACTGATACATTGCTTAAATTATTAAATAATAAGTATATTACTGATTTAACACCAGTTTCGGACAGAGAAATTAAAATAAAAAATAATAAATTATTTTTAAATAATATATTTATAGGAGACACTCCGGTAAATTGTAAAGGACCATTTACATTACACGATTATAATGAGGATTTCATTTATTTAAAATCGGAAACTTCTCTCAAAAAATGTAAAAATAAAAGAAATTTTTTTATGAAAAGAAAAGAGGAAGGATGTATTTTAAAATTTGTGTTATTTTTAAAATATTCAAAATTAGTAATAGATAAAAAAGGGAAAAAGTTCGATTCATATTGTAGCGGTAAAACTAAAGATAAATGGTTCCCTACTTATATGGTAAAACTAAATAATTTTCAATGTATATGTTATCACAAAATAAATAAAGATAACACTTTAGATATTGAATTTATGGACAAAAAAGATAAAACTGTTGTAATAAATATAAAATAGTAATATATGAGGTTAAAAACAATATTTGATAATAAATTAATACGCATAATATTGGCATTATTATTTTTTTTATTTATTTATAAAATAATATATAGCATATTTATTTTTTTCTCTATTAATCAATACATTGTTCAAATGTATATGGCGTGGATTGCTTTTTTAATATTATTAGTTAGTATTTTACCTATAAATAAATATTCAATTAAAATTGAATCAGAAAGTAATGATCATTTTGTTCCATAAAATGGAAAAGAAACTTCGATTAAAGATTGATGAATACACATTGGAATTCAAAAAAAATATTAAATCATTCATTAATGATAATGAACATTTAATAGTAGATAAAAATGGTAAAGATATTACAAATACTGCTCTAGAATTTATTTATGATTTTCGTTCACTAGATTTATCAAAGGATGATTTTCAAAAAAGGAAAAGAACAAAGAATATTATTCCTAATTATGAAAGATGTTGCGCTTTAAGACTAAATGGTGAACGTTGTACAAGAAAAAAAAAAGATAAGGATGAATTTTGCGGAACTCATCTAAAAGGAAAACCATATGGAATAGTTGAAGAATCTCAAGTAGTAGAAAAAACCAAAATTGCTATATGGGTTGAAGAAATAGGAGGCATTCATCAATATGTTGATGAAACAGGTAATATATACGCAACTGAAGATATATTACAATCTGTTAAACAACCGCGTGTTATAGGTAAAAAATAAAAAATAACTAACTAATAAAATGGATATTGAAGAAACAATTATTAATTTAAAAGTATTAGAAAAATTAGATAAAAACCAAAAATTAATTACTAGAGGAGCATATTTAAACATAGAACCCAGTTCTTTAATTCCTGAATGTTTACGTAGATGGAACAGACAAGATAATAGACAGGAAACTATAAAAAAAATTAATTCAGTTATTAATTCAGCAATAACATATTTAAAATCCAAATCATCGTGTGATGAAAGTATTTTTAATGTAAAAGAATACTTGGAAAAATCACTTACAGGAATTAATAATTTAAAAGAGACATATTCAATATGTACTCAAACTTGTTCTAGATTAGATATAATTATTGATAAAATAAATAAATTTATTGAAGAAGGTTAAATACTTATTGTATTATTTATTATGTTGAATATATATGTTTTACCCGATATTATTAAAGATAAAATAATATTGGACGCAATTATTTTATTAAAAAATAATAATGGTTGGAGACAAATACACAATCGGTTAAAATATAAATTAAATTTACGATATATTGGTTCTATTTATGAACCATCTCTTAAATATTATTGTATTGGTCGTTTAAACGTGTATGATTATAATTGTGTTCACAGAGGTGTCTTTTTTATTATATAATAATTATATATAATAAATAATTATATATATATACAATTAATTATATGTATAAAATTTTTATTGATGACCATTTATATAAAAAATGGCATATTTCTCCAGAAATGGATTTAAATTTAAATTTGGATTTGTCTCCTTCTTTTAAAAAAATGTTTGATAAGGATAGATTTATTTATAATAGAAATAATAATTCTATAGAAATTATCGAATCGCCTATAAGAAATAATAAATATATTCCTGGTATACTTGATTTATCTAAAACATATGGAAAAGATAATAAAATGTTATATTTATGTAATCCGAATGATAAACATTTACCCTATTTTTTAATTCCTTATTCAATTAATCCTTCATTCGATAAAACAAAAAAACATTTATATATAACTTTTGAATTTAAGAATTGGAACAATGTACATCCTTATGGAAGTATTACTCAAAACATTGGTTGTATAAATATTCCTGAGAATTTTTATGAATATATGATTTATTGTAAATCATTAAATGTATCTATCCAACCTTTTACAAAAAGAGTAATAAAAGAACTAAATAAGCATAAAACACATACTTTATGTAATATAGTTACCAATAAATTTAATATTGAAAAAAGACTTGATAAAGTATTCACTATAGATTCTTTAAATAGTATAGATTTAGATGATGGTATAAGTATCAAAGATAATGTTCTTAGTATTTATATTACACACGTTCCCATTATTATAGATTCATTAAATTTATGGGATGCTTTTACTGAAAGAGTATCTACTATTTATTTACCAGATAAAAAAAGGTCAATGATACCTTTACTTTTGTCTCAATTATGTAGTTTAAATGAAAAAGAAGAACGTATATGTTTGATTATGGATATAAATATTAAGGAAGGAAAATTTATGGATAATGTATTATCAATTGGCAAAGTAAAAATTCATAAAAATTATGAATATGAAGAAGAAAAACTTTTATTAAATAAAGATTATAATAGAATTAAAGAAATATGTTGTTTGAATGATAGTTCTATAAATGATAGTTACGAAGTTATTGAATATTTAATGGTTTATTTCAATAAAGAATGTGCTAAAATAATGAATAATGGAATATATAAAAGTTACATTGAAAAAGGACAACACCCTATTGAAAAATATACTTATAAAACAACTAAATATACTTATGAAAAAACAGATTATGCTCAGTTTACATCACCTATAAGAAGAATTGTTGATTTATTAAATATAATAAATGTTACAAATATAAGTATTAAATTAAGTAATGAAGCAGATTCATTTTATAATGAATGGTATTCTAATATAGATTATATAAATGAATGTATGATAAATATTAGAAAAGCACAAAATAAATGTAAATTATTAGAAACATTCAATAAATATTCACATCAAGTATTTAAAGGTATAGTTATTGAACAAAATGATAATAAATATAATGTGTATTTACCAGATTTAAAAATAAATACAACTTTTACTACAGACCTATATATTGGTTTATTAAAAGAATATCTTTTTAAAATATATGTGTTTAATAATGAAGGAGAGTTAAAGAAAAAAATTAAATTACAATTAGTATAATTTACAAATACAACGATTGATTCGTACATATAAATTTCATAAGTTTATCTTTACCTTCATTTAATTTTTCTTTTAATTCACAACAAACAAATGGTTCTACTTCCTTACATATGTTAATAATTTTTAAACAACATTTAATGAAATCTCCACAAAATACAGTTCCTTTCATTTTAACTAATAAATGAACACTTTTAATATCATCGTCACATTCATCCATCCATTCTCTAATATATTCCATTATACTATATTGAATTTTGACGGGATATATAGAAATATCATATTTTACATCCTGTTCATTATAATATTCAATGCGTTCTTTAACATATAATAATTCATTTTTTAAAAAAGGAGGAGACATATCTTCTTCTTTAACTGGATAAAAACAACTAAATAAACAAAATATTTGTGTAGAAGATAAATGAGAAAATCCTTTATAACGTGTATATAAATCAGTAAAAACCAAAGGATGTATTTCGTGGACAGATGATGCGATTATTCCTTTATCTGATAAATTATTTGTTATAATTTCAGTATTTTGTTCATTAATAAACTTATTCTCTGCTAATACGCCATAAATACAATTTATTTTATGTTCTATATAGGTTTCACAATAATATTTATAATTTTTTTGAGAGAAAATATCGTTTTCTAATTCTTTAATTTTTGTAAATATATTTAAATTATAAGAAAAATCCTTGTTTTGTTCTATTGTTAATATTTCATTAGAAATTTGTCTCCTTATTTTATTTTTAGAAATAGTTAAATCATCTTTTAATTGAAGATACCTTTCACATATATATACATATTGTTGTTCGATGTATTGTGAATTTAATTCTTCTTCTAATAAATTTATTTTATTATTAGTATAAATAATATCATTCATTATATCTTCATTCATCATACTTTTTTCTATATATTGTTTGATTTCCTCTTTTGACTTACAAATCATTTGTAATATTAAATCATAACCAATTTTAAATTTAGATTTCAACACTTTAGGTTCACTATTCATTATTCTATAATATAAATTTGTATCTAATGGTTCATATAAATTTGTTAGTAAAATTACATTTCCTATTGTATCAATATTTCTTCTTCCTGCTCTACCAGACATTTGAATAAATTCGTGAGAATGAAGATTACGTAATTTTCCATCGTGTTTATATAAACTTGTAAAACAAACTGTTTTTGTTGGCATATTTAAACCAATCGCAAATGTTTCTGTAGCAATTAAAACCTTAATATATTTTTGACTATATAAAATTTCAATCATCTCTCTATAAATAGGCAACATACCCGCGTGATGAATACCAATTCCTTTATTTAATAATTGAATATATTTTGTATATTCAGGTAATAAAATATATTCTTTCCAATTAGTTACTCTACTAACTAATAATTGTTTACATATATGTTCTATTTCATAATCTTTTTCATTTTCTTCAAATAAAGGAAATGTAATTTCATTAGCAATGGTTTCAACATTTTTCCTAGAAAAAACAAAAAAAAGAGCAGGAAACATTTCCTTTTGTCTCATTACTTTACATACTTCATTAATAACATATTTTCTATGTATTGTCTCATCTTTTATAAGTTGAATACATTTTTTATTTTGACTTATAATGCTTTCATAATAAGAGTTATTCTTTATAACTTCCAACTTATTTATTTTACTTTCTATAAATAATTTATTAGTAACAGATAATTTTTCAATTGCTTTGTTGTGCGCGGTAAAAAAACTATAAAATGTTAAAGGAACTACTCGTTCATTCGTCCCACATAATACAACCTTTTTTTGTTTAATTCTTTCAATCCAACCAGCAAATTTTTCTTTTTCCCCGATTGTTGCGGATAACATTACAAACTGTATGTTATTAGGTAACATCATAATACAATGTTCCCATACTGAACCTCTTTCTGGGTCATCTATATAATGTATTTCATCAAATATAACACACGCTAAATCATTATCAATATCCATATCAAAATCCAAATGCGACTTAGTTATGGATTCATTTGTTTTTGTATTATTTGTATATAAATGAAATAAATTATTTTGTAAAATTTCTGTTGTCATAATTAAAACATTTGCGCTAGGATTATGTTTATTGTCTCCTGTTAATAGACCAAAATGTATTTCTGGAAACTTTTTTGTAAAATCATTATATTTTTGATTGCTGAGTGCTTTAATTGGAGCAGTATAAATAACTTTTTTTCCTTTTTTAATAAAATATTCAATCGCATATTCTGCTGGCATTGTTTTACCTGAACCCGTATGAGCAGTAATTAAAGTATGATTTCCTTCTTCAATTGATTTCATAGCAATTTTTTGAAAATCACTGTATATAAACATTTTATATAATTTAAAATTTTACCTTTAAATGTATTATAATGAATGATTTGTCTGGTGTTATTTTATCTAATAAATACAAAATTGTTAAATTGATAAATGAAGGAACTTTTTGTAAATTATATGAAGCAATACATATAGATAAAAATATTAGGGTCGCAATAAAAACAGAGTCGTCTGTATTAGGTAAAAAAATATTAGATAATGAAATTAATATGTATATATATTTAAAAAAGTATAATCTAAATATCCCTCATATAAAATATATAGGAACATATAACAATTATAAATATATTGTGATGAAACTTTTAGATATGAATTTAAAAGAATATTCATTAAAACATAAGTCCATTAATAAGTATGATTGTTTAATATATGATATTTTTCATACAATATATTATTTTCATCAGAGAAACCTTGTTCATAGAGACATAAAACCAGAAAACTTTGTATTTGATGAAAATAATAATATATATATTATTGATTTGGGTTTGTCTGCTTTTTATTCAGACCGTAAAATAAAATCTTTTATAGGTAATAAATTATTTTCAAGTTATAACTGTCATTTGTCTGAATATGTTTATGAACATACAGATGATTTGATTTCTGTTATATATATGTTATTATATTTATATACAGGTTATTTACCTTGGTCAAATATTAATACTAATTATTATGAATTAAAAAAAAATACAAATTATAAGGATTATTATATTAAACTAAATAAATATGATAATGTTGTAAAAAGGTTACTACATATATATGAATTGTTACATCATCCAAGATATTATGATAATATATTAAGATTATTAGGTAACACTATAAACAGTTGTTAAACGAAGTGTAAAAGAAAAATCCTTATTGTTTAGGTTTAATGGTCTGCCAAAATCATCTATTATTTTTATATGTAATTTATTTATATTTACAGGACCATAATAATATCGAGATTCTGAATATACACTAAAATCATTTTGCGATTGAATATTAAATGCTGGACTTTTTATAGCAATACGAGCAATAATCGTGGAAGGTAATAAACCATTAATAGAAGAAGTGAAAAAGTTTGAATTTATATTTTTATTAAAATCATCTACTAATAAAAATAAATATTGAGGACCTAATAAATCCATTATTGATTCACTTGTATAAAATAATTGTCCTAATGTATCCATTACTGCGTCTTTATAAATTGGTTTTCTATAACCTAACATCCAACCTAATCTTTGTTGGAAATTAATTTGTGATTTCAAAAAATATGTATTTATTTTGTTAGCATCAATAGAATCATACGTATGTGTGTGATGGTCTGTTCCTGATTTCATAAATATCGATGAAGTTGTTACGTTCAATAAAGGAGGTGCTTCAAAATTTATTTCAAGGTGAGTCATTTCTATTTGTTCATTGCTAGAAATATCTGCTAAATTTACGCCTATATTAGTTAATCCGTTTCCATCACCCACACCACCTAAATTTTTATAAGATAAATTAAATATAACACTAAATGGCAACCCAAATTTGGATATAATAGCATTAATTAAACCAATTAAGGTATCAAAATAATAATTCCCATCAGGAACAACTATATATAAAAAATAATCATTATCTGAAGAATCCGAGCAATTTAACCAAAAATAATTTGACTGATTTGCCGTATTAATCGCATAATATGTGCTGGGTATTTCCAGGTCAGACAAAGTTAGTTCTGTTACATTATGTATAGGATAAGGTAAATCTATCATATAATCGCTTGATGATGTAATAAAATAATTCTCTCTAAACCTACTGTCTATATTTAATAATTTAGATACTGTTTTTCGGTGTATAGGATTTCCTGCTCCATTATTGCTGTTAAACATACTTGTTGTGTCAATGCTTGTAACATATGGTTTATTAGGATTATATGTATTAGAATATGTTAGAATATTTTGTTCCTGAATCGTTTGGTTTTGTGTAACTCCTAACAATGAGGTTTTTACTTCCTTAAAAAAATTGACTATATCCCTTTTATTTAATTTTTCAAAAGTACTAATATATGTGTCCGCGCTATCAGTAATTTGCTTTGTTATAGTAGTATAATCACTTTTAGAATCTACGTTAATAGACAATAAACTAAATAATTCATCCATCGTATAATCTTCAATATTAATGTTAATAGACATTAATTATAGTAATTAGTAATTATTTAATATATAAAAAAAAGAAAATATATAATATTATGGATTATGAAAAATTAATTAACGTGATAATAAAAAAAAATAGTTGTAATCTGGATAGAGTATATCATAAATTATGTGAATTGGAGGATTTAGATGAAAAATCATACGATGAAATATCTCAATACTTCTTTTCTCAAACGTGTTATTATTATAATTCTACAACAAATTTGTATATAGAATACAATGAAAACTACAAAATAATTAATGAAAATAATATGTTACACGCTATACTTAAATTCATAAGCAAATATCAAGATATTTATTTATTGAATAGTAATCAAAAACAAAATATAAAGACACAAATACAAAAAAAAATAAAAGAACGTTCCATTTATAATAATATCCCTGAATCGATTACTTTACAAAATATTCTTTCTTTTTTACATCCAAATATATTTATAGAGAGAAACATAGCAAAGTATTTTATGATTACATTAGGGGATATTATTTTAAAAAAGACTGATTTATTTTATTTTATACCGAATTATATGAAACCACTAATTACTGTAATAAATAAATATGTCTCAATGTATTTCTATAATATGAATTTAGGAAATCATTATAAATATAAATATGCTGAACACGATTCAACCAAATCTCGTGTTATTCCTTTTAATATTATAGATATGACTCATTATACATTAGATAATTCATTTATTGTAAACTTAATTTGTGTGTCTATACATTATTCAAATCGTTATGAAAATGGAGACAAGTTTATTGAAACTACAAATGAAAAGGTTAAAACCTTGGTAAATTGGATTAAAGATACTCCTAAAGAATCCCTCATTAATTCATTTATAAAAGAATATATTTGTGTTAAAGAAGGGCATAAAATAAATGAAAAGGATATGTTATTTTTATGGAAATCTTATATAAAAAAAAATAATATTATTAACATATTTTCAAGAAATAATGATATATATCAATTTATAACAAACAAATTAAAATTCAATGAAGGTTATATAAACGTTACAAGTATGTATTTACCTTATGTCCTAAATTTTAAAGAATTCTGGAATAAATATATTTTTACAGATGAAAACAATTATGAAATAAATGAATTATTTATTTTATTTACAGATACGTATAATATCAAAAATATTGATGAAAATATTATGTATGATTTAATAAAATACTATTTCCCAGATATACAAATAGAAGGCAAATTTATATTAAATGTTGGTTGTACCTTATGGAACAAAAAGAAGGATGTAAATACATTTTTGTTAAATCATAAAGATAGTGATAAAAATGAATTATATAGTATTTATTGTAGCGAATCCAAAGAAAAAAAGGTGAATAAACAATATTTTATGAGTTTTATCAAATAAAACAATATTTTATATTTTATTTTTTAATTTTTATAATTTTAAATAATACTAATAAAAATAATGCGATAGATAATAATCCTCTTACAGATGATATAGCCGCCATTATACCTTCAGTATACAACCACCATTTATTCCAAGTAGACATAATACTGCAATATTTAAGTTCACTATAAAAATTGTATACATTTAATGCCATAAACATATTAATTGCTAGAACAACCAAGGACACAATTAATGCTACCGAACCAGTTTTCTTTTTGTTTTTAACAAAATATGGTAAAAACATTATGGTCATAGTTAAGGCAATAATTTCAAGTAATTGAAAGAATTCCATAAATTTTAAATTAACCTTTCTGGGATTAAAACAACCAGTTAGTTCTGCTTTTTTTAAATAATAAAAGGTATGTATGTATAAATACATTAGTATCACATAAACAAGAAATACATACGCACACATTATATTTTAATGAGACATTTTATTTTTTTGTTCTTTTCTTTTGCTTCTTTTATTGAATATTCATCTAATAAATATGTTTTAGGACAAGTATAGTTTTGTATTTTATATTTTTTACTATTATAATAAACACATCGTTTCTTATATTGATTGTGAAATACTTGATGATTATCAATTATATCAATGACCAATGGTGTAGAATGTTTACTTCTTAAAATACGACCTACACTTTGACATACGTCTGATTTAGGTGTTGCCATAATTAAAGTTGTTAATGTTTTTATATCTAATCCTTCTGATGCCATAGCATAAGTTGCTAATATTACCTTTTTCCCTTCACTTTCTTTTAATTTGTCTTCTTTCATACCCCCTAAATAAAACCCAATACTTTCTTCAAATTGTTTAATCCCTTCATACAAATTATTTATTAAACTTTTAGTATTTGATAAAATCATAATTTGTTGTTCATTATTTTGATTAAGTTCATATTTTACCATATTAATTATGAAATCATTTCTTTCTTTACAATCTAATACGTTAATCATTGTTGAATACATTGGGTTTCCCCTAAAATCTGTTTTTACATTATCAAAATCATTATAATCTACATTTATTGTTTTAATTAAAACTTCTGTTGTAATATCAGTTTTTTCCTTGTGAACAATAGGACCAATAAAATATTCAAACACTTTTGAAAGACCATCTTTTCGTTTCATAGTTCCACTTAAACCTAAATTATAATTTGTAACAATGTTTATCATTACATTTGAAAATACTTCCGCACTTAAATGGTGGCATTCATCAAAAATACACAGACCAAACTGTTCCCATAATGTTGAATCATATAATTTCCCAGATAAACTTTGTAACATACCTAAAACGATATCTTTTCCCTCTATGTCAATTATGTCTCCTTGTATTTTACCTATTGTAGCATTAGGTAAAAATGTTTGTATTCTTTCAATCCATTGATTCATCAAAAATGTTTTATGAACTATAACTAATGTTTTTCTTTTTAATTTACTAATAATATTTAAGGCCATAACTGTTTTCCCTTTACCTGGTTCAACATCTAATAATCCTCCTCCACTATCCTTTACGTGGGTTATGTATTTATCAATAATAATATTTTGATAAGGAAATAATTCTCCTTTAAATTCAACATTTATTATTTCCCCTTTAGACAATTTATTTTCAAAATTACCATATTCTTTTAATCCATAATATCTGGGAACATATAGTTTTGTTTCAGACTCTCTATATATAGCATATTCTACTTGTTGACCTATTGAATGAAGTAAATGTGGTTTTACATTTAATTCATTGTGAATTGTATTTATTTGTAATTTAGTTAAGGACGTTTTGTTAATTGTATATCCTTTTTTCCCTAAATAATTCATCTTACATAATATTGATTATGTTTTTATATTTTCTATATATAATTATAATGGTGAAACAATCTACTTTTAAATTATTTAGTATTCAAAATATAATAGGCGTATTGTTAGCAATTTTAATTTTATTTGATTTAAAAATAGAAAACCCAATTGTAAATGTAATAAATACTCCTATTGGGATTATTTTCTCTTTGGTTTTTGTTGTAATATTATTTATTTGTTTAAATCCTATAATAGGTGTTTTATTTTTAATATATTTATTTATAAATATTAAACAAGCAGACAATTATAGTTATAATAAAAATAAAATTTTACGAAATTTAAATCCTCCTCCAGAGACACAAGTTGAAGAAGAAGTTATTCTTAATAAAGCACCTATTAAAAATCAAAATCAAGGTTCTAATGTATCATTTATACCTTTGGTAGAGTCCCTATAGGTATTGTTACATTTGGTAAATCTATTTTTTTAACTTCAAAAATTTTAATTACACCATATATTATTAATATTAATATAATAATAGTAAAAATTCTTAATATCCATAATCTAAAATAATTTATATTTACTAAATTTAATTCTGATTTATTTAAACTTATATAATTATCAACCTCTTTACCTAGTTCTGTTGTTGGTTGGCAATCTATATATATATCTTCTTCATTGCTGCTTGATATATTTGTTGTATTTTTTGTAGCAACCCCTGAAACATTTGAATATTCCATAGTCAACCTATTTATCAATGGAGGTGTAACATCATCAATCATTCTTGTTGATAAAGCAAACAATGTTGAATTATTAAACAATATTATTTCATAACCAATCTTATTATATGTTGTAGTATATTCATTATATGTTCCTGTTGGTATTAATTTATTTAAATCCATACCCGAAGGTATATTATATGGTGTAGAAAATGGGTCAAAACCATCTATTATGTTTGACGTAGTTGTGTTATCATTATATACATACATTATAGGAATTATTACCAAAATTTGATTTGTTTCATCCTGATAATAATCATTTCTATTACCCTGTAATACTATAGAATAATTTGAATTAGTTATGTTTGTAGGAGTTAAAGATATATATATTTTGTTTAATGTATAATAATACTGTTTGTCAGTATTTAACACAAACACTGATTGACTGCCATTATTGTTAGGCATTGTAATAGGAATAACATCCATACTATTACTTATATCAACAATAATAGATATAGGAACAGAATAAACTAATGTATATATTGGATTAAAAAAATATTTTAATGTTGACGTCATAATAGTTATTAATATAATAATTTTATAATATTATATTAAAATGGTTAAATTTGATGTAGATAAAATTGACATATTTCTTTATGAAAATATTGAATTTTTTTTTTCTATTGTTGACCTTGAACAAATGATGAAAATTAAACAATTTTCATATGAAGATTGGGCGACTACTTCAGTATTACTAAAAGAAACTAAATTTATTAAGGATGAAACAAAAGTAAACCCTGATTTTAATTATAACATTATGACCGATGACGCATATAAAAATATTATAGAAATATTAAAAACAACAAAGGATGACATAATTAATAAAAATAAGGAAGGTTTTAATACCAAAATATCCCAAATAGTGAAATTGTATGATGATTTATATTATTATGAAGAGGTATATGTACACGCACATTTCGTATTTAATAAAATAAGAAAACTCATAGAAGATGGAATAATAGATGAAAACACAACTGTAGGTGGAGGATTATCATTAAAGGATTTTAAAGAAAGAATCAGACAAAAAATTAGATTAATTACGAATCAATAACGTGTTTCATTGTATCAATATATTCATTAATGTCATTTATATTAATAGAATTTAATTTTTGTATTGCCTTCATTACTTTAGGATTTAACTCTTCAAGTTTATTTAAATGTGCGTTTTCTTCATCTTCTTCAAAATTATCATCAAATGGTTCTTTTTCGTGTCGGTCTTCAGTTTCTGATTCTTTAAATCCTTCAACTTTACGTAATAGTCTAAGACCATTAATAATTATTATAGATATTCCTATAACAACAATCATATTATGATTAATTAAATAAATTATTAAACAACTAATCGAAAATATTAATATGCTTTGATAATCTTTTCTAGATAATAAATAACCCATATTAACACACATTACAATAAATATGCCATACAATAATAGAACATTTTTCATAATACTTTTACTTTTGTTTATAATTTTTTTCATATAAACTATGTCTATAAATTAAGTTTAATAATTTTATAAATTAGAACAATAATTTATAAATAATTTATTAATGTTTGAATATCATCAGATAATAATTTTTTATCTGTATCACTACAAGTTATTATTTGGGTATTTAAATAATCATATAATAATTGTATTTTCTTATTGTTGTTATATTTTATATCATATTGTTTCGTTTTTTCGTTACACTTATCAAGTTCTTTTTGTATTATAATACTTACTTCTATATTATTCATATAACTATTAAAATATAAAAATATTGACATAATATACATTAGAATGTCAAAGACATCTACAGAACCATTATTACAAGAAGATGATAATCGTTTTGTAATGTTTCCTATATCAGACCCAATTATTTGGAAAATGTATAAAAAACAAATTGATTGTTTTTGGAGACCAGAAGAGATTGACACTTCTAAAGATTTGGTTCATTGGGAAAAATTAACTACCGATGAACAATATTATATTAAGATGATTTTAGCATTTTTTGCGGCAAGCGATGGAATCGTTTTAGAAAATTTAGGAAGTCGTTTTATGACCGAGGTTCAGTTACCAGAAGCAAGAGCATTTTATGGTTTTCAAATTGCTATGGAAAATATTCATTCAGAGACATATAGTTTATTGATTGATAGTTATATTAAGGACAATGATGAAAAAACTAAATTATTTCACGCTTTAACTATTTTTCCTTGTATTGCTAAAAAAGGTAAGTGGGCATTGAAATGGATTCACGATAAACGTTCTAGTTTTGCCACTAGATTAATCGCTTTTGCTTGTGTAGAAGGTATATTCTTTTCTGGTGCGTTTTGTTCTATTTATTGGTTGAAAAAAAGAGGGCTTATGCCAGGTCTAACATTTTCAAATGAATTAATTGCTAGAGATGAAGCATTACATACCGAATTTGCGATTTATTTATATAATAAATTAGAAAAGAAATTAGTAAAGAAAAAAATTCAGGACATTCTTATGGATGCTGTAGAAATCGAAAAAGAATTTATTAATGAAGCGCTTCCTTGTCGTTTAATTGGTATGAATGCTGACTTAATGAATCAATATATTGAATTTGTTGCGGACCGTTTAGCAATTCAATTAGGAATTGAACCAATATATAATACAAATAACCCTTTTGATTTTATGGAAATGATTAGTTTAGAACAAAAAACTAACTTTTTTGAATCTCGTGTCTCTGAATATTCATTAGCTGAAAAATCGGGGAAAGAAAATGCGTTTGATAGTGATAATGAATTTTAATTATTTGTTTTTTTATTTGCGTTATAATTAATTGAAAAATGTTTAATTCAATTGGTATATCTTTAAATTTATATTTTAACATTATATTGTCTAAATACAAATTGTCATCTTCATTATCAAATTGTAATCCATCACTAGAAGATGAATACAAATACAAAATATGTATGTTATCATTATATTCAAAATAATGATTCTTTTCTTTATTAGTAATGTGATATATAACTAATAATATATAGTTTGTTGTATGTTTTGAAAACCGTTTGTTAAATTTAATCATATTTTTATTTATATTTTTAATATCATCCTGTTTCATATTAACATACATCATAACAAATAATTTACGTTTATTACATTTAAGTAACGTTTTAAACCTTTCTACACAACGAACATAATAATTATAATCTTCCTTTTTTAAGGGGTTATGATGATTAAACATTTTTTCGTGATAATATGAATGACCACATTTATTATCATTTATATTTATATAATAAGTTTCATCTAAAAAAATCTTAAATCCATTTTTAATACAATGTAAAATATTATCACCATTAGAATATATCCAATCAAAAGGATAAGAACATTTTTTTAGTTTATTTCTTTTTAGTAGCAATGAACTATGACATAATGTTCCCAAAGAACAAAAATGTTCAAATTCCATAATTATTTATTTTAAAATGCTTTAAACTTTTTATATTTATAAGTATTCTAATGATAATTATTTTAATGTAAAGAAATAATATATTTTATATAAATAATGTATGATAATTATTATTATGATTGTAAAGTAATAAAAGATTTATTTTTCATGTGTATGAAACTACATCCTAGTCCCAATAAATGTAAATCTGTGTTTGATATGTGGATTAAATGTTCTTATAATGTTAATATTGGTATTCTCAAATAAATATTATAAATAATTTAAATATTAAATCATATTATACTATAAAATGGATTATGATTTAATGGAGTCTCAATGGAAATCATCATTATATGATTGTGATTCAGAATCTTGTTTGTTAAGTATTCTTTTACCTTGTCATATTTATTCTAAATTTAAAAGTGATGGTAAATATTATTTATTAAATTTTTTATCTTATGGTTTTGTTTTAATATGTATTAATAATATATATTATTGGTATTCTTATTATAATAAACACGCGTGTCCTTCGAAAGAATCAATTCAATGTTTTGGGTTAACTGATTGTCAAAACAATTATATATATATAGATAATATTCCTACAAAATGTATTTATTATGAAGACGCACAGATTTGCGCATATAATAAAGTTGGTTGTATTTTAAAAAAGGATTTACACGATTTAAACAAATATTTATGGTTTTTTTGCTCGGTATCATATTTATTTTTGTTTATTATGAATTATTCTCTTCGTAATAAAATAAGAAATAACAAACAAATAAAATCAAATGCGTGTATTGATTTATGTGCTGTAACTGTTTGTTACACGTGCGGTTTAGCGCAAGAATATAGAGAGAATAATTAAATGAATTTACTAATTAGATCATATGTATAACTTTACAAGCTGTCTCTAATGCTCCTTCAATCCATCCTTGTTTATGAGAGAAACCTTCCCCACATATGAATACATTAGGTAAAGGATTTATTACTTTTTCTGCTATTTTTTTGGAATTTATATTTGTTGACCAACTATGTGCTCCTATTTGCCAATAATGACATTTAAAATAGATTAATTCTGGGACATTGGAAAATAAAATATTTAATTCTTTATGTATCATTTCTTTTATAACCTTATCCATTTTTAATTTTCCTTTATATAAAAATGGTAATACATCATTACCATCTGTATAAGATACAAGTATCAAATTATTTTTGATTGGTATAATATGTCTCAAAAATGAATTAGTTGTTATTCTATTTTGTAACCAATATGTATTAGGATAAATCGCATATATTCTTAAAAGACACATTGGAACTAAAGATTGAATACATTCTTTTATTGGTTTCAATAAGGGAAAATTTATTAAAAGTGATGAAGGTATAGCAAAAATAATTTTTTTACATAATATATTATTTACTTTAAATATATTATCTGTTATAGAGACATCTTCTACTTTTTCTTTAATTATTTTAACCGTCTAATATCCTTTAAAATACTTTCACATAATGAATACATACCATTTTTTAAACCATAATATATATGATATGTATCAAACAGTTTTATTGCGTCAAAGGCATTCAATATGTGAAACTCTGAATAATAACCATATACATAAGATAATATTGTTGCGTTATCATTACCTAATAAATTTACACAATGAGCAAAAAATGTAATTGTTCTAAGTTTTTCATTTATTGTTGTTGTATTCAATATATATTTCATACAATTATCTATATATCTCTGTGAATCTTTTATTAATGAAATAGTATGGTCTTTATGTATATAATCAGCATAAGGAGACATTTTGTATGTTTCCAAATCATATTTTTTTATTAAAGAAACTAATATTTTATGTGAATTATTAAATCTTCCCGCACCAATCTCATATGTTGGATTTGTATGTGTATAAATACGTCCTCCTATTCTGTCAGATTCAAATAATACAATATTATTTTTTTTATTTAATTTTAAAGCACAATACAAACCAGAAATACCTCCACCTATAATTGCGATATCATACATATAATAATAATTTATAATAATAATATAAAATAAATATATAAAAGGTAATCGAAAAATACTGTATTATGACTGAAAATACTGATAACCATATTCTTTTAATTAAGACTGTTCAAATTGCCCCTTTTAGGACACTTATGACCGCATTAAAAGATATATTATTAGAATCAAATATAACTTTCCAAAAAGATGGAATGCGTATTGTAAATATGGACAAATCTCATACTATTTTAGTTCATCTTCATTTGTTAAGTGAAAACTTTGAATTTTATGAATGTAAAAAAGATAAAATTATTATTGGAGTAAATATGTTTCATTTATTTAAATTAATCAATACAATTGATACAGATGAGACACTTTCTATTTATATTGAAAATGAAGATTATAATGATGGAATAGTTGAAAATCTAGTATTAAAGTTCGAAAATAAACAAAAAGAACAATGTAAAATACAAAAATTAAAATTAATAGAACCAGAACACGAGGAACTTAATATTCCCGATGTTAAATTTTCTTCAATCATTAATCTTCCTTCAAATGATTTCCAAAAAATTATTAGGGATTTAAATAGCATTTCAGACAAGTTAGAAATTAAATCTATTAAAAATCAATTAATTTTTAAATGTAGAGGAGCATTTGCTAGTGCGGAAATTATACGAACTGAATCAGATGGTATGGGGTTTATACAAAAACATAATAAAGTAATTCAAGGTGAATTTTCTCTCAAAAATTTAAATTATTTTATTAAATGTACTAACTTATGTAATCAGATTGAAATATATATGGAAAATGATATGCCTCTTATTATTAAATATAATGTGGCGTCATTGGGTGAAATTAAATTGGGTTTGTCTCCTTTACCTAGTTCTTAATCCTCCGCTACCCATTGAAAAGAGGTATCCGTATTAAATTTAACGCTAAACCCACCATTCGTCACATTACTTAATGTATAATCGGTTGATTCCATTTGTTCTTCTCCGCTAGACATTAATATATTTACAGAAGGGAATTCGGTAAATATTGGGTCGAATATATAATTAAAAATACAACTAGACGTATCAGTTGAAGTTGAACAAGTATAAGATATTGATTCGGTTGATTGTTTTAATAAACCTTCCTTAGGTTTTATTAATAATAAAAATATAAATAAAAATAAAGCAATAAGAATTATTTTATATTCTTTCATATTTATATTAAACGTGTTTTTTAAATATACATCCATTTTTATCCATATATTCAATATCTTGAAATATAGATGGGTTAATATTTTTACAGTTTTTCATCCATATCTTTACTATACAAAATGATTTCTTAGGAGACAAACTAATACCATTTATATTTTCAAAATTTGAAGTATTTGTTAAACTTTCTCCTACTAATAAATAAAATAATTTTTTCCATACATATTCTATATTTTTATTATGAACCTTGAATGAAAATCCTCCTCCATCTTGATTTTCTATGTCTTCCCACATTGGTTTAATATTGTCTCTCATAATAAACAACATTGTCTTTTTTATTAAATCAAATGGTATTTCTTCATTTAATAATATTGCTTCCTCTGCGTATTTTAAAGTAGATATTTTATGATAACTGGAATAACTCCAGTCATCATCATTTTGTAAATGAATATAAAAGTTCCAAAAGGAATTTAGTTTATATTCATTTACGAACATATTATATTAATTACACATTATATATTTATATTAAAGTGAATCATAATTATTAAAGGTGAATCAGAGAACGTATATACATTAAACCATAAAATATTTGAGGTTCATTTGTTCTTACGTGATGAACTAATTTGGCATTTTTTGTTAAATATAATAATTTGGTTAATTCAGGATTTTGTATAAATTTTGCGTATTGTCCTTTAAACATTACAATTTCATTTCTTCCAGAAAAGAAATCAGGATCTATTTCAACATCTTTTGGTCTTATTTGTTTACTTTTAAACTTACCTGATTTACCTCCTGCTGCTTTAGCTAGAGCAGGGTCTTTTGATATGTCACTGTCTGAATCTAATGAAAATAAATTATAATACTCTGGATTTTGTTTTTTGAATTTTGAACCTTGGTAATAATGTTCAACGGTTGCCCATTTTTTACCATCTAAATCAATCTCATCTATATAAAAATTTGATAATTTAGATCTCCACTTAGGAATTTTTTTTAATTCTTTATATTGTTCTACCTTATCTGGGTCAATATGTTCCCCTTTTCCTTTTCCTGGAGTCACATCACTTGATTTAGAGTAAAACATAAATATTGTGTTATCATACATCCCTTTTGTTGTCTTTACTAAATCTTTTATAGCATCCTTAGATATAGGTTTTGTTTTAAAACTTTCATTTGGTGATGATTTTGGCGAATCAACCGATGATTTTGGCGAATCAACTGGCGATTTACTAGGAACATTTAATGGTATATCTTTTGGGTCTGGTTTTTTACCATAGTCTTTTTCTCCTGGGAATTTAGAAGCACAAGAACTTATTATAACAAGTTCTGTTTTAAATCCACTACCTTTTAGTGGATCACTATTAACAATTTTAGATAAAGGCCAAACACCGAGTAATCCTAATTTATAAGGATTATATCTATATAAATTTATATGAGACAAAATTGCTAACCATCCAACGTTATTCTTTTTCAATAATTCATAACTTCCTTCAGGAACTAATTTAATTGCCTTGTTAAAAACGTTTTGTACTGGGGGGATTAAAGAATTCCAATATTTTTCTACATCGATATCAAATTTATTTCCATTTATAGATGGTTGAAAGTGTGGTGTTGTTTTATAATGTTCTAATATAGTTAAATCACCTGGAAGTAAAAACCATCCTAAACCATCCTTTTTTGTATATTTTATACCGTGATATATTTTACCTGTTCTTTTTACACGAATAATTCCATTTGTTGGTCTTGATTTTTCAACTGTTTTTGCGGTCTTAGATGTGTCTGCTTTTACTGTGTCTGCTTTTACTGTGTCTGCTTTTACTGTTTTTGATTTGACTGTTTTTGACTTTGAACTTTTAGACCCTTTCAACATACTTATAAAATAATCAGTTGCTCTTTTGATTCTTGATTTAGATGGTTTTTGAGTTGGAGAAACATTAAAAGCAACCCTTGGTTTTCTTACGGGTGAATCAAAATCATTAGAATCAACCAAACCATCAAAGTTTTTGTCATATTCAGTTGAACTTTCATTTTCATTTTTTTTAGATTTTTTAACAGTTGGTTTTACTGTTTTTACAGTTTTTAGATTTATTTTTGACCTTTTTTCAGGAACAGTTCCTTTAACAGGTTCTTTAACAGTTTTTAGATTTATTTTTGACCTTTTAGGCGTTACATTATTTACTGTTGTTACAAATAAACTTTCTGATGCCTTTGTTGGTTTTTTTGATTTTAATACTTTGGGAACAACATCTTTTACGCAACGAAATTTATCATTTCTTGAAAATCCAGGTTTACATTCATCAACATATCTACAAGTTGTTGGATTTAGGTCTTTACCAATTGTACAATCCATTAATATAAAGATATATTATATTTGAAAATTTTTTATTTTATCTTTAGGGTCTAAACCGAAAACAAAAAATACTATAAGAGTAATATATGTATAAAAAATGATAGGCATCATAACAATAACCCACGATATAAGAGACATATTCATTTCACAGAATGCTTGTAATATACATGTAAATATTATTCCTACAATTGCTTTTACAAATGCTTGATGATATTTATTATTAGATAATTCTAATATTGTATATACAAGCATAATTACTACATATAATAACGCAGGAGGACATAAATAATTTAAAATCATTAATATTTAAATATATATTAAATTAAATATTAATGGATGAATTAGTAGAAATCTTAAGAAGACAAACAACTTACACAAAAGAAGAAGCATTATTATTGTTAACAGAAAATAAAGGAGACATTGAAAAATGTATTTCTATTTATTTAGGAATAAAACCAAAACCTGAACCTGAAATAAGCACAAATCAAAAAATATTTAAAAGTATAAGAGAATTTATCTAAAATTATAAAAATCAAATGTACCTAATTTGCCTTTTTGTGGTAATGGTCTTTTAAAAGTATTTGTATTAAACACACTTGTATTGACTACACTTTTATCATTTGAGTTATATAAACATGTAAAATTATTTATATCTACCATATTGTTTGTTTCATTCCATAAATAATTTACATTATTTAATGTATTTAATCCATCAATAATTTTATTGACTCTATAATCACTTTGATTTTTTATAGATATATTTTTACTGAACTCATCCATAATGTGTAATATATTATTATTACCTATTTCAAAAAAATTAGACCTATTTACAGTTATTCCTTTTTCTATTGCTCTTTTATATATTACACTATCTTCATATCCCCAAGACCATAAATTAGGAAATCCATTTATTTTTTCAAAGTCTTTACCTTTAATAGCAAAAATTCCTCCTAAAGCAAAATAAAACCCATAATAATGTTTAATTTCATTATCACCTAGTTCATAGTTTAATAAATTTTTTTTAAAAGGTAACGTATCTACATCATTAAAAATAAATGTAATATCTTCATAATATTCATATTTATTTTTAGCATATAAAAACCCTATATTTTTCATTGCTCCTCTATTAAATGGTTCATTATTGTTTTGGTTCGCAAAAATAATTTCATATGTATCCTTATCATAATCCTCTAATAAATATTTCATATAATAAGAAAAAAAGTGTTTATGTTGTTCTCTATTACGATACGGAATAATAAATATGTATTTAATCATTTAATATTAAACAATATTATATTTTTTACTTATTACGCCTGGTATCAATTGTGTCTCGAATAATTCTAATTTTTTAAAACATTTGTTAATGGTTACTTCACTTATTTTACTAATAAGATTAATTGCCTTTTTATTAATATTTAAATTACATTTTTGACAAACAAAATAAACAATTCCTGCTGAAATAGAGTGTGGTGTATTTTCTGGGATTAATTTATTTTTTTCTACAATAGAGGCAATAAACATACATAATTGAGTAAGTTCTTGATTAATAGATAATTTACTACAATATCTATTAATAAATGATGATGGTGTTGTGTTGTGTAATACTGTTTTATCTTCATCATTTACCTCAATATCATTCAAAATACTTAATGCGTTTTTACAACCTCTTGTAGCGCTTTTATTGTCTAATTTAAATATACTAGCAATCTCTTTTGATGTTCTAGGATTTTGATTTTTACTACAAGATATGTATATTGATGCTGCCAACAAACCATCACGATTCAACCCTCTATATGTCTTTTCTTCTGAAATTTTATTATAATATCTAATTGCGTCATCAATAATAATTTTGGGAATACCTGAATTACTTGCTAATATAGTAATAATTTGGAAGTCGTCGTATTTGGATTTCTCTTTATATGGCATTGCTTGCCATTCAGTATAACGACGAATTTTTCTCATTTCATATGTAGAATTACCATTACACACAATTTTACAACCAAATGATGATTCTTTTAATAAAGGATTAATCGGCATACCACATCTTGTAGGGTCAGCAGAATTTGTATCATCCGCCCCATAATATCTCCATTCAGCACCAAAATCTAATACATCTTTATATATAACTCCACACGTTTTATTTGAACAACAATAAAATCCATCTTCTGATATGAATAATGAACTATCGCAAGAGGCACATTTGTTATCCATAAATTTATTAGAATAAATACATTCAATCTCTTCATCTAGATTTTCTTTCATTTCATTATCAAATAGTTTCCATATATCTTTTTTTTCGCTACGAACTTTTAAAGTAGTCATTGTTAAGTAGATATACAATTTAAAAATTAAATCAATTTTTATTTTATTATCTTATACTAAATGGGAAACACTGCTTCGGCACCAAATGGTTCAACACAAACAAATACTATATCTAGTTTACCATCACAAATTGATGAAATTGCGATGCACTATATGTTAACACAAAATACAATTGATTTGATTCGTTTAACAGATAAAGAATATTATGATAATTTAATTGTTTTAACAAGTAATATTTTTGAAAAAAGATTAAATAATTTAGAATTAGGATATTTAAAAAATCGTATATTTGGTAGTAGTGAAAAAATAGAAGAAATTATTCCTTCAAGCAGTAAAGTTAAAGACAAGATTATTACAGATGTATCCAAATTTTATATCAAAATAATTATGATTTATAGCGCAATAACATCGACAATTGACCCTCAATATTCATATGAAGATAAAGATGGAAATAAAAAAGTATTTTATTTGAAAGATTTTGAAGAATATAAAAATATACCTAAAAATGTAAAACCTGTGTTGGTACAATTAACAAACCCAATGAGTTTATGTAGGAAAAGATTAGGTATATTAAAAAATAAATATGATGATACTAGTGAACCAGGTTCTGTTATTTTAAATCCTGGAGAAAAATTATGTTCTGGAGAACCTGCGATAAAATTAACTGATGAAATTGGTATTAAAGAATTGGATTTATTATATTATGACATTTTTGATTATAATACTAAATCTTGGAGTAAAAAAAGTAATAAAATGAAAAAAAAATATCATAAAGATTTAACATTGTTTTATCAAATATTCACTGGTAAAAAAGTAAAACCATCTAATATTAAAAGTTTTCAAGATATTGAGTTACTTGATTTTAAAACATTAGAACATTGTTCAAATAATAATTTTGTATCAGATATTGTGATTTCTAAAGAAAATAAACTTGTTAAACAATACAAAGAAAAGATAGATTTAATACAAAATAGCACAGAAGAAAATAGAAATAAGTTATTTTCTATATTAAAGGAATTATTTGTTATTAAGGTAATAGATAATGAACAAAGTTATACAATAAATCCTTCTTTGACATTAGACAAAATAATAATGATTGAAGAACAAACTAGAGACATAATTTTAAGTTTATATATTTCTTGTGAAAAATATTTTATTCAGGCATTAATTATTTTTGAAACTATTTATGAATCTAAGGATTATACAATTAATCAACTAAAAAAAGAAAATTTAATGCAAATAAATCCCCAACCTGGTCAAATGAACCAAAATCCACAAAATACAAAAGAAACATTAGCAGTTAATACAATTACTCCTCCTTTCTCACCTGACGCCGAAAGTAAACCTGGATTCTTTTCTAGTTTATTTGGTAAAAAAGAATCATTTGACCTTAAACCTTCAAATTTAACAGAACCCAAAACTGGACCTACGCCAACTGATTTCAAACCCACAGAGGATGGCATTGATTCCATTACAAAAACACCTCCTAATACAACTATACCTGACGCAATCACTCCTAATGAAATAACTTCACCAAGTCCACCTAATTCACCATCACCTGACGAAATAAGTCCAAACTTATTTTCACCTAACCCATTAGCAACCGGCTCAATTCAACCAACAACTAATACAACAACAAACTTACCAACAACTAATACAACTACACCAAATACAACAACAAACTTACCAACACCTAATACAACAACACCTAACTCAACACCCCCAATTAATTTACCAACACCTAACACAACAACCCCGACAAACTTACCAACACCTAATACAACAACTACAAGTGACTTACCAACACCTAATACAACAACTACAAGTGACTTACCAACACCTAATACAACAACTACAAGTGACTTACCAACACCTAATACAACAACTACAAGTGACTTACCAACACCTAATACAACAACTACAAGTGACTTACCAACACCTAATACAACAACTACAAGTGACTTACCAACACCTAATACAACAACTAC